TGGAGAAGTGTCTTGCATACACTCCGAGCCCGGAGTATCTGGATTCTTTAGGCATTGGCCCTGCTAACCCCGCTTGGCCTCTTTATGTGTGTCGGCTGGACCCTGAGCAGCCACCCGAGCCTAAATACATCTGGCGACAGTCAGAGTGGCAAGAGGTGACGGAAGCTGATCACAAAGCGGCAGAGGACGAAGAGTTCCGGCGGAGGGTGGTCGAGGAGGGTGTAAGGCTTACTCTTTGCGGCACCTCGCGCTGTGCTGTGCAGCTCAGAATCCCGTTGTTACCCTCCGCCGAATGTGCGCGGCAAATTGCCCGTGTGGTTGTGCGCTTTTTAGGGGCCGAGATAAAGCCGGGGTTGAAACGCACTATGGCGCAGGCGATCATCGAGTGTTTGAATATGCAGGAAGGCTACCCGAAGGCTTCCGACGAGGACGTTGAAATCACCCTGTCCGTGGGTATGGTGAGCGTGGATTTCAGTAAGGACTACATTGCGAAGTTAGGTCAATTTGCGGTTAAATTGAGAGAGGCGCGGAGAGCCCACCCCACGACTTTGTCAGAACGAGGCGCGGACGGGGAGTGAGTTTGTGATGATCTTATAGATTGTCCCTATACAAGGTAGGTTTTCCCTCTTAGAGGTGTGTGGCATGGAATCAGAACTATTGACAGACAAAGGCGACTACTCGAATAGGACATGGATACAGGTGGTTGATGACCACATTCTACAGTTTCGGATAGCACTCTATGCTCGTGAGTTGCGGATTTACGACACCAATGAGGCTAGAGGAGGCCGTGACCCCGCTCGGTTGGCACTCTATGCTCGTGAGTTGTGCATTTACGATACTGATGGGGCTAGAGGAGGCCGTGACCATGTTTGACTGGCAGACAGATTCCACAGGGCGCATCTACAGGACGGGCGAACAGCACCCTCTATTCATGGGTAAGACAGTTAGCATCTACCTTGTGAGTTGCCCTGTTTGTGGTCGGTTGTGTCATCTTGTGGACGGCGAGATTGAAGAGCACATCGAGATGGGAGGCAGCCTTGGCATCTTCTCTACTTGCATGTGTGGTGGTTCTTTCCGGCGGGTCGAGTAAAAAGTACAATTTGCACAAACGGGAGAAGTAAATGTTTGAGTACCTGACAGGGACAAGGGTCTTTGCTATCCGCGATAAGGGTAAGAAAGACCGTTATTACACAAATAAAGGCTGTTTTGAGACAGGCGGTGTACCCAAACTGTACACCTACGACCCTTATGCGTCCGGGGTGTATACTCGGATACGGTTGTTGTGTGAATTCGAGGTGGAGATAGTGGAGTTCTCTCTGCGGATCGTAGGTTGCTACGAGGGGCGTGTGGATAATGAGGACAACGCCATAATTGCAACTGCCCGCACCCTGTGGGCAGAGGAGTCAAAGATCGAAGCCATCAAATATGTAAAGGAGGTTCGGTTTCTCGGTTTGAAGGAGGCCAAAGCGTGGTTGGAGGAAAATGTACCCGCGCCTTCACAAAAAGGTAGAGGCTAACACAGGGGTTTCCCTTGACACAACTGACAGAAGCACAAGTTCAGGTGGCGCGAAAGGGTTGGCAAGTCATTGTGGCTACGCACCACCCAGTTCTTATGGCGATGGTGGATCATGTTTTAGACGTGTCGAAACGCAAGTGGTATACGAGCCGTTACTATTTGAAGAAGCTTTTAGGTGGTACACGTTTGCTTGAGGTGTTAAGGTGAATAGCACGGGCGGTGTGCGTGCGCTAGGTGTTAGAAGTGGTTAGGTGCTGGGGCATGGTGTAATGGTAACACAGCGGGTTTTGGTCCCGCCGTTTCGGGTTCAAGTCCCGATGCCCCATTAAGCTTTAGAGAGGCATAGCTCAATTGGCAGAGCACCGGATTTTTAATCCGGTGGTCGGGGGTTCGAATCCCCCTGCCTCTATTCCTTAAAACACGATTGGAGGTTAGAATGGACGCGAACAAAGTCAAGTTGTGGTTGGACATCGGCTACGGACCGAAGTTTGAGATTCCGTTACGGGTGAATTATTCAAGTGACAAATGTGAAATGGCAGTAAACGAGTTTGGTAAGCGGGCGGTAGACACAGGTGCGCGGTGGCTCACGAAATTAGCTCTGGAAGTTCTTAAAGCCGACCCTTCAGTCTTGCAAGAAGCTTTCAAAAAGGCCATGACTGAGACACTTCCGCCCGATCACGGAAATTGAAAAGTTACATTACTGGCTGTGTACCTTATGCAGAGGAGGGGTTTGGCGGCACAGCGTCAAAAGCCCCTCGACGGTGCGGTAGCTCAATTGGAAGAGCGGTGGGTTGAAAATCCACAGGTCGGCGGTTCGAACCCGCCCCGCACCATAGACGGAGTAAGATCGGGCTGGATTGGTATTTTTAAGTGGACGTGGCGGAACTGGACTACGCGACGGTCTTAGGAGCCGTTGAGAGCAATCTCTTCCGGGTTCGAGTCCCGGCGTCCACATCCCACACAAACCGACGTGTTCAGAGGCGAAAAGGGGCAACGATGGTTATGCGCATTGCGATTGATGGCATAGATGGTTGCGGTAAGAGCACTCAGGTGCGTATGTTGAAGGAGTCCATCGAGGCAGAGGGTTATACCGTGAAGGTCCGTAGAGAGCCCGCCAAGGAAGAAGGCTCAATTGGGGCATTCATTCGGCGGCTACTCTTACAAGATGAACCTCCGTGTCCTGAAGTGCTTGGGCTCCTCTTTGCGGCTGATAGGTTGCACACACGCAGGCATGTTGAAAGTACTGATGTTGTTATTTCAGATCGCAGTATGCTGTCCTCGTTTGCGTATCAAATTGCAGACATGCGAAGCCGCCCTTTTCAGACAATGGAGACGGATCAGCATGCGTACTTGCCGCAAACAGACGTCGAGCGCCTCGAATGGTTACAGACGGTGAATGGCTACTTGCGCCCTTCTGCACCGGACATGACGTTCTTGTTAGAGTTGCCGGTAGAGACAGCTCTGGCGCGTTTGAAGGCTCGTTACGAATGCGAGCAAGATGCAGAAACCTACTACGAAACCTCCGAGCGTCTGACGGCGATAGCTGACGTGTTCCATTGGCTCATTACAACGCAAAACCTGCACAGTTGGTGTGGGCGTTTAGGAAGGATATGGCTTGGTGAGCGTGATGCGGAACAGGTGCATGTTGCCCTTTGTAGTATGGTAAATGACTTTTTTGCGTTGAGTGGTCGCCTCAGACCTTTGAGAAAAGGTGTCTCAGATGTATAGACTGACATACGGACCTTACGACGCAAGTGATGACTACCGTATGTATGTGAAGCGGGCGGCGCTTGAAGCAGGGTTGCAGCCGGTGATTTGGAAAGTGTTGTACGAGTTTGACAAAGAACTCCCCGGCTTGCGGTGGCGGTTTGCTACTGCGTATAGCGTAGTCCATGCGTGGGATTTGAAGGCGTGGCGAGCTAGGCTATGTGACGATTCAGAGTGGGAGCTTTGGTGTGCGGCGTTTGATCGCGTGGCTGACCGCTTGGTGGGCACATGGGCTAGGTGGTCATGTCCGTGGTGGAAAGTGGAGTTGTTTGCTAGGTTGGAACTACGGGGCGAGCAACAGAAGAAGCAGAATAAAAAGGTGGCTACACGTTCAATACGGTAATTTTTTAGAAAATACCTTGACAAACGGCTCTTGGTACTGTACATGAGGCGTGGGTTTCATAACTCTTTTTACTGTAGGGGGTACGAAATGATCAACAAGTGGCTACCGGTGTTCTTGGGTGCGTTGTTTTTGTGCGTGTTTATTGGGTGTGACGACGAGGCCACACCAGAAAGTGACACCGAACCAGAGCAAAAAGAACCAGAGCCGCAGGAGATCACCATCAACGGAGACGCTTTCTTTTTTGGTGACGAGGCGTCGTGGCGGCGGGTTGAGGAAGAGGCGGCCAAGTACCCGGACAGAGGTCGTGAACTTTCAGCGGAAGCGACCGAGCGTTTGGTGCTTGAGTTAGCTATGGAAATTCAAATCAAGCGACTACGGGAGGTGACACACGCGGTTGTTTTGAGTGAATCCTCTTATGAATTCTTCAAGGACGACACCGGGGTTATTTACGAGGTGCGTTTTCTCGATGGTGCTTCCGAGGGTGAGACGGGTTGGGTTAAGGAGGAGTTTGTTGTGGGTGTGAGTGACTGACTATAAGTGCTTCGGTGATTTTGATTCGTTCGCGAAAACATTGCCGGGGCGTTTTACCTGCCCCGGCCTTATCGGGTGTAGACATGGCGAAGTTTGGTTTGGGTAGACCCTCAAAGCGTGCGATCATTCATGCGAGCTTGTGCGATTCGGTCGGGTTTGGAACCGCGGTGTCGCTGTGTGGCGGCACGGACAAATTGAGAATCCTCTCGACCATTGACCGCGAAGAGCTTGAGGAGATCGCGTTGGCGGGTGAAGAACATTTCTTTTACCCTTTGGTGTGCAAAAATTGCATGCAGGACATAAAGCAGAAGCGTTTGGAGCGCGATGCTGATTGACACAATGTCAAAACTTTTCTTCCGCAGGGTTCCCGCCTGATAGGGCTACAAAAAGAAAAAACCCAAAAAGAGCTTGCGCACTCGGCGTTCATGTAGTAGAATATAGGCAAGTTGAGGTTGGACCCCTCGACTACGCAACATTTACCGTAACGACACCTCGAAAGGTTTTACATGTCAGAAGGGCAACCACCTTGTTTTGGTCGTCCGGCGCGTGTGCCGGAGTGTGATCGTTGCGGGCTGCGTTTGGTTTGTTACGAGAGACAATGTGAAACGCGGCCTGTTTTCTTGTTACCGAAAGCAAGAAGCACTACGGTGTCCAAAGGCGAACAGCGATGCGCGGCGAGTCTTGTTGAAGAGAGCGACATATTGCCGTGGGTTCGTGCAGAGGACATTTACAAGCACCCGTTTCTACACACGAGACCTGATGATGAGTAAAAAAGCGCCTCGACGGGCAAAAGTGAAAAGACGGAAACCGAAGCGTAAAGCCAAAAAACCCCAACAAAGGGCTCAGAGGTTAAAACCCGAAGAAGTCCCAATGGTTCGGCAGGTTTTACACCAACGTGAGTACCCCAAATCGGGCTGTGTTTACTGCCCGTTGGCTCCGTTCCGTGAGGATTTCGATGACCTGCTGGCAGAGGACTACCAACGGGATGCAGAGAAGATTCAGACAAAAGAGGTCCACACAATCCAACACCCGTGCATTCGTGAAGTATGGACCCCCTGCTCTGTGTTGTTTGTTGGGGAGGCCCCCGGAAAGATTGAGGATGACCGAGGCGAGGCTTTTGTAGGCAAATCGGGTAAAATACTGCGTATGGCCCTTGAGGACGTTTTCGGTGATGACGGCGTGTCTTATGGGGTTACGAATGTGGTAAGGTGCCGCCCACCCTTGAACAGAACACCATCAAAAACGATTATCCATGCCTGTGGCCCTGCGCTTATACAAGAGATCACAGAGCGCAAGCCGCAGTTGGTAGTCGCGATGGGCAACGTACCGTTGGAGTTTTTAACTGAGCAAAAGGGTATTACCACGTTCACAGGCAAGTTCCTCGATTGTACACGCCCGGAGTTCCCTAACTTGAAGATACTGGGTTGTTTACACCCCGCGTATATCCTCCGTGCCGATTACGAGATTGACCGTTTTTGCGATGCGATAGATCGGAGTCTTCGCTTTTTACAGGACGATGTGGAGATGCTGGCTGGTGAGGGTGAATATCATGTAGTGAATACCCTCGAACAAGCCGAAACCCTGCTGGAACAGTTGCGCAGTTCTGCTATCAACAAAGGCACACCGGTTGCATACGATACAGAAACAGGCTCCTTGAGCCCGTTCGACACCAAATACCCACAGTTGTTGTGTGTGTCTTTGTCAAATACAGCGGGTGTAGGCTATACAATACCCTTGGAGCATGTGGATGCCCCTTGGACTTCAGAGGAGCGTGAGGTTTTGCGCGGACTACTTCGTGATTTCCTTTCCGACGAGCGAATCCCTTTCATAGCGCAGAACGAAAAGTTTGACCGTCAACATATTCGACACGGTTTACGTGCAGACCCGCCGCAGGTTGCTCGAGATACTATGTTGACGCACTTGACGCTTAATGAAAAGCAGGGTACCCACGGGTTAAAACAGTTGGCTTTCGCGTATACAGGTATGGGTGGTTATGATCTCGTACTGGAAAGGTACAAGGACGCAAATAAAGCGGCTGATCCTGCCCACAAGGGTAGTTACGCCAATATCCCCGGCGAGTTGTTGTTCAAATACGCGGCGATGGACGCCGACGTTACGGTTCGTGTAGACGCCGGTTTGTGCGCAGAAGAAGAGTACGTGGACAATCCGAAGCTCCGCACGTTGGCCGAGGTTTTCTTTCCGCAGTTGAGCGCGGCATTGGCGGAAATGGAGTACAACGGGGCGAAAGTCGATCCAGATGTAGCCGAGTTTTTGTGGGCAGAGTACTCCGAGATTATGGAGAGGCTTGAGCGGGAAATCAGTCTTTTGCCTCCGGTGTGCCAATTCGTGGCGGAGGCTCCAAATCGAGGGATCAATGTCAAAGGTGGTGAGTTCAACCCCGGTTCGTGGGTGCAGTTGCAGTATGTCCTTTTTGATTACTACGGAGAACGCCCGACCGAATTAACAAACACCGGCTTTGACCGCTTGTACGACAGGTTCCAGCGGGAGCAAAAAGAAAACGACCGGTTGGAGTTCGACGAGGTGGTTGAGGAAGCGATTGCGAATAAAGAATGGCAACACTTTTCAACAAAAGAGGACGTGTTGCAGGCATACAAAAGCGGCGGAAATGCCTTGTGTGAGAAGGTTTTAGAGTACCGTGGTGTAGCCGTATTGCGTAATACTTTTGTACGGTCGTTACGCGAACGACGTGATCCGAATGATTACGTCCATTCAACCTACAAAATTCATGGGACTGTGACCGGACGTTTGAGTTCATCGTCACCTAATTTGCAGAATGTGCCGAACAAAGGCGACGCGAAGATCAAACAGGCATACATTTCACGTTTTGGTGACGCGGGCTTGCTCATGCAGGCAGACTTTTCACAGATAGAGTTGCGTGTAGCGGCCTGTTACTTCGACGATGCTGACATGATACAAGCGTACCTCGACGACGAAGACCTCCATACGTTGAGTGGTATAGCTATCTCAGATTTGTCGCCAGAGGAGTACTACGCGCTGCCAAAAAAGGATCAGAAGAGTTGGCGTACCCGTGCCAAGCGTGTCAATTTCGGTATAATCTATGGCATAGGGGCTCCCGGATTACAGGGTTCTTTGCAAGGCGACGGCATTTTCATGTCAATAGAAGAATGTCAAGCTCTAATGGATAAGTTTTTCGAAGTCCGGCCCGGCTTGGCGGCAGGCATTGAAGCATTGCACGATCATGTTCAGAAAACAGGCTTTATTGAGACGTTTACAGGCCGCAAACGACGGCTACCCGAAGTATTCAGCGGTGATAATAAGATTATTGCGCGTGCGTTGCGACAAGCCACAAATTTCCCTATCCAGTCAGCCGCAGGGGACATGACGTTAATGTCAATCGTGTTACTGCACCGCAGGATGCAAAAACGCGGTTTTCAGTCTAAGATGATCCTTACGGTTCACGACTCAATCATATTTGATTGCCATGTGGATGAATTTTTGGAATTGTCGTGCATGGTAAAGGAGGTGATGGAGAACTTACCGAAATACTCCGACGAGGCTCTACCGGGTCTCGACTGGGATTGGTTGCGGGTGCCAATACGTTCCGATTGTGAGATAGGCCCTACATGGCGATCAATGGTTGATTTCGACCCGTACAAGATCGGAACCACGGCCAATACTCCGCTTTATGATGAAGACGGCAAAACCATACGCGATCCTGTGAGTGTGGACGAGTTGTGGGAAGTTATGTCCACCAAAGCAGAGAAGAGCGTGTTGTGGTGAGGTAGTCATGGCTAAAGGCCCGAGACGGCCTAGAAACAAGCAAACGGCTCGAATACTGGGGCGTGCAGAAGAATACCTGAATGGTATTCTGATTAGGGTGAAGCTCGAGGGTGACAAAGTAGTTCACTTTGATCCTCATGAGGAGTTGTTGATACCTGATGCTCCACGAGAAATCAAAAGTGAAGCCAAGAAAGCCCCTGCGAGATTTGCTTTTTGGGCGTACCAAGCCGAGCGGGTTTTGGCGAAAGTGCGAGAATTGGAAGCGGAGTTGGATAGGGCGGTAGCCGAGGCGGATTTAATCCACCGCAATTGGCGGGCAGAGGAAGCAGGTGAATATCGCGAGGGCGAAATACGATCTTACGTCCAACGAGACAAGCCGGTGGTTACTCTGCGCAGGGCGTTGAAAGATACCCGAGAGCACTACGGTTTACTTCGGGCGATTAAGGACGCACACGAGCACAGGTGCAAAATTTTACAAGGTTTACTGTACCAATCTTCCATAAGGAAGGAAAGGACCGAAGATGGCTAGAGCCAACTTGGACAAGCTTCGCAAGAGGCTGAAGCGCGAAATGAACGACATGTCGCAGGGGCTCTTCATTCGCATGAAGGGTTTCAAGCGCGGTCTGTACCGTCTACTCCCCATCAAAGCAGGAGAGTTGCCGGGCAAGCAGGTCGTGGAATACTATTCACCCTCTGTTGGTGAACGTGGTGGTGGAACTGTAAGTCCTGAGACGTGGGGCGACCCTGATCCCGTGGCTGATCTTCTGACGGAGATGCGGCGGGAAGCCTCGAAAGAGGAAAAGGAAGAACTCCGCAATCTGATCACGCAGAGCACGCGGTACTACCTTGCTGTGCTTGACATGGCCAACCTTGGGGACGATCCCACGAAGCCGAACATCCGAATTTTCCCGGCTCGTAAAACAGTCTACATGGCTTTGTGTGAATTCATCATTGGTGACGAAGACCTCGGAGACGACCCCGACGACATCAGCGATCCTGTCACCGGGCGTAACTTCATCGTGCGCAAATACGGTTCGGGTTTGGACACCGAATACTCGGTCAAATTCCAAGACCCCTCTCCGATTGTGGACGACGAGGAAGCCCTGCAAGCAATCGTTGAGGCGTGCGAAGCCTTCGATCTGGAGGGGAACCTGCGCAAACCCGATTGGGACGTGTTGCAGGACTTGTACTCGCTCCTATCACACGAACCCATTCCAGAGGACTACCTCCCCGAAGAACGGCGGAGCGGCAAAGCGAGCAAGAAGCGCAAGAAGGGGCTCGCGTCAAACAGCGCGAAGCAGAAAGCCAGAACCAAGCGCAAGGCGCAGGAGGAAGAGGAGCCTGAAGAGGATGAGGGTGCGGAAGAGGTAGAAACAGACTTCCCCGATAAGGGCCGTGTTCCCGACGAGGGAGAAGAGCCCGAAACCGACGAGGATTACGAAGAAGAGGCTGAGGATGAAGGAACCTCGGGTGAAATCGTAATCGGGGAAACCCTTGTGGAGTTTGTTGACGAGGACGAAGAGGACGAACCGACATACCGCGGACGTATCGTGGGTGAAGGTGAGGACGAGGATGGTGACATCTTCTACGACGTCGAAGTTGACGGCTTCGAGGACACTTGGGGGCTTTACGAAGGCTCATTCAAGATTGTAGAGCCGCCGAAAGAGGTCAAGCCCAAGCGTAAGAAGTCCAAGCGCAAGAAGGGTTCTGTACCGAAGAAACCGGCGTCTTCCAAGATCAAGAAGAAGGCGAAGTAATTCTCCCACCACGCACGGTAGAGGGGGTACATTTGGCCGTGTACCCCCCTACATTTTTCAGCGTTGTAATAGCAGGGGGCTGAGATGGCTTACAGGAAAGGTGACATCGTGACTATGGGTTTTGGTCCTGCGTTGCGGGTTCGCAAGTACGAGACGTTGAAACCGCATGCAGAGATAACCCGTGAGTTGGGGGATGATCCAGAAGCGGACATGCTTGAATTGGAGAAGGACGTAGAGCGTGCTTACGGTATCGCGCTCCTAAATGAGTTGGGTCTATGGGAAGAGTTCCACACGGCGTTAGAGTCCGGTGGTCTTGATGCCCTTATAGCGTTGGCGCGAGACAAGGAGAAACTACATGCCGAAAAAACGAGCGAAGAAAAACGCGAAGACGAAAGAGATGGCCTCGAAGCGGGGCGCAACGGCAAAAGACGCCGAAAAGCCAAAAAACGGAAAAAAGAAAGCTAAAAAACCTGATCTTGCCAGCGTAAAGGCGCTCACAGGATCGTTGGCACAGGCGATCAAGAAGAAGGTGGCCAACAAGGACGATGTCAATGTTCTGCAAGACGATCTCTTATCCGACGTGGAAGAATGGCTTCCCACAGGCTTTGCCAACCTCGATGAAATTTTAGGTGGTGGGTGGCCTGTCGGTCGTATTAGCGAGATATTTGGCAAGGAGGGTAGCGGTAAAAGTGCCTTGTCACACATAGCCGTCAAGTCCTGTCTGGATATTGGTGGGCTTTGTTACTACATTGACACAGAGAATTCGTTGGAGAAGCGTAAGCTCGTGCAGTTGGGTATTGACGAGAGCCGAGTTATCCGTTCTACTCCCAAGGATGTGGAGGAGTGTTGGGATACTCTATGGGCTTGTTTGGACACCATTGACGGGCTGAAGACGGGAGAGAAACCCCCTATTTTAATCGTGTGGGATTCAATAGCGGCGTCTATTCCGAGAGACGAGTGGGAAGCGGCTTCTGCGACTGACAAAAAGAGACCGGCAGGCTTGGCGAAATCCATGTCGGAAGGTTGCCGAAAAGCATACCGGCGCGTGGCTAGGTCCGATGTGCATTTGATGTTTATAAATCAGCTACGTACACAGTTCGGTGGGAGTGGCGGCTTTGGAACAAATCAGGCGACCGTTGGCGGGGTTGCTGTGGATTACGCGGCTACAACTCGTGTTAAGGTGTGGCGAGCCTTTTTGAAAAAGACAGTCAACAAGGTTGCGCGGAAAATCGGCTACACGGTGACAGCCGACATAGAGAAGAACAAGATTTTCCCCCCACACCAGTCCTGCAAATGGATTTTGGATTTCCGTTATGGTCCGTCTCCCGAGTTTACAATGTTCCATTTTCTGATAGGGCAAAAGGTGATAAAAACCACCAGCGGGGGCTACTACCAAGCGCCGTGGACGGAGGTTCAGTTTCGACGTGGACAATGGCTGAAGCGGATGGAAGATGTGGAATTTCGGGAAGCGGCGGAAGCAGCGTACCTCCAACAGATTGCGGAGACGTCTTTTTTCCACGATTTGGTGGCGGACGACGAGGATAATGGTGCAGATTGACGCCCCACCGGAAGATTCTGGAAAAAAAGATTGACATTGTGTCAAACGTGTGGTAAGCTTCAAGTGGTGGACAGACGTTTGACCCCATTTTTTTACAGGAGTGCAAGATGGCCAAGAAGAAGAAGTCGCCCAAGAAGGGCAAGAAAAAAACACTCGCTCCCGAGAAGCTCGAAAAGGGTAGTGAGCAGGTCGAAGAGCAGGTTGAAGAACAAGCAACAGCGCAGGACGTGTTGTCCCCGCCAAAGGCAGAGTCGGCAGAGCTTCCGGTGGACAAGATCATCGCGGACCCCGACGACAACCCACGGGAGCACATCGGTGATTTGACCAACCTCAAGGCATCCATTGGTGAAGAGGGTCTAATCCATCCGATAAGCGTCATCCCCGATCCCAAGGCGAAGGGCAAGTACCGAGTCATCGCAGGGTTCCGTAGGCACGCGGCCTGTACAGAGTTGGGTTTCGCCACGATTCAGGTCATGATTCGCCCACACCTTACAGAAGACCCCGCGGGCAGGTTGGCTTTGTCGGTGGCTGAGAATTCACAAGACAGCCGACACCGGCTGAATGACATTGAGATGGGCCGTGCCTTCTACGAATTGCGCAAGAAGCATGGCTGGTCCATCGTCAAGATCGGTGAATGCACAGGGGTGCATGAGAGGACCGTGCGCCGCGGGATCAAGCTCGTAACAGCCCCCGATGACATCCAGCAGAGGGTTCGGGCCGGGACGCTCACACCTACGGCGGCTCTTGAAGCGGCCAAGCTCTCGGACGAAACTCGCGAGGCTATTGCGAGCGAGTTGGACAATGGGCCGTCTGCTCGCCGGATCAAATCCTTGGCGAAACAGACCGCTGAGAAGATGTCCACAAGCACGAAGGACGGCGAGGTTGCCACACACAAAAAAGGCGTCGAGCGCGACCGGGCGCTCTACGTTTGGAAGGGTGCGCGGGCGAAGAACAAGCTCCTGTCGTTTTACTGTTACCATCTGAATGAAGCGGGTTTGGTTTACACCGACGACCCCGAGTCCGAAGTGGGGACGTTAGACTACTGTGAAACCCGCGGAGCCGTGGGTCTTATTCTGTGGGAGCGTGGTGATTTGGCCGACCCCAAATTGCCTCCGCTGGACCCCGGCGAAGCAGAAGACCCGATTCAGGCCGAGAAAGACCTCGCCGTGGTGAATGCGATGATCAAAGCCATTGCGGAAGCCTACGAGGAAAAAGAACTGAAGGCCAAGAAGAAGGCCGACGGTGAGGAACCCGAAGAGGAACCCGAAGAGGAACCCGAAGAGGAACCCGAAGTCGCCGCAGAGGTTGTGTACGACCCGAATGCGGAAGAAGTGGAAGACTACGAAGAAGAGGTCGAGGAAGAGGAAGGTGAGGGGGTTGAGATCGACGAGCCTTCCGATGCTGACCTCGCTGAAATCGACGAAGACTGAATCCGGTCCCGACCATTTGAGGCAGGCATCGTTTGAGACGATACCTGCCTCTTTTCGTGTTCGTTTTAAGGGTGGTTGTAGCATGAAGAAGCGTGAGTTTCTGGCGTTGTACAAGCTCATGTGTCAATTAGCACACCAAGCGGGCTATGACACACCTATGTTTTCATTTGCGAATCTCGACGGGCTCTCACCTAAAGACACCACGACCCCGTGGCGTGGGGTCTTTTTCCTCGGCTTACAGGTGCAAGGGGTTAAGGAAACGACGCCGGAGAAAACGGTTTTGGCAAACTATCAGAAGTACATGAAGTGGGTTGACGAGTGGCATCGCCAGCACGATCTCGACGAAGTTTCCGATATGGAGGGAGAGGTCGTTGATGAAGAGTACTACGACGAGGTGTGGTATGAGCTTTTGACCGCCGTGGCAGAGGTGTTGGGGGTTCAAATTTCCGAGTTACCTTTGGAAGTCGCGCAGTTGATCTCGGACATTGTGGGCGCGACAGTTTACAATTTTACGGACGACGTAGTGCGGAGCAGTACACGGAAAGGTTATGAGTTGGCGAAGCTTTTGCGCGAAGAAGGGGAAAGCCCACCCGATGACGTTGATTCAGAGGGTGCATAGGGGGTAACATGCGTTTTCGCATAACCGTGGTTTTCGATGTTACGGCGAAGTCTCCTGATAGTGCTGTTCGGAAAATTTCCAAGCGCTTGAAGGGGTCAAATTCTGTGGATGTGGCCGTCAATCGCCACATGCTTGGGGATAGAGGGTACCACGGAGTTCCGACAGAGGACTTGCCGGATGGTGTTGTTGTTGTAGCGGATACGGTGGACACGTTTACAAATCAGGACCACGCAGAGTTGAAAGCCTGTATTACTGCGGCGGTGGATAGGTTCATGGCTAACAAGTGCGTTCGCAAAAAGATTAGGAGGCCCGATGATGGTGCATAAACCACCGCGAACAGTAGTAATCGACGCCAATTCGTTTATTTACCGCAACATTATGGTTACGGCCCACGACGATTTGAAAGTGGTCGAGCGTGTGCAGGGTGTGCGCACCGAAGGCGTTGCAGACACAAAAACAATTGTTACGGGCGGTGTTTATCGCACGCTCACGTCTCTGAGGGCATTGTTGGCGTTACCCGGCGTCAACGCAGGTCGGATTGTGGCTTTTTTTGATTGCGGCGTGCCTGAATTTCGGAGAGAGCTTTTTGAGCACTACAAGGAAGCACGAAAAAAGAACCGGAAGGACAGGTTTACAGAGGAAGAAGAAGAACAGTTATTTCGACAGTTGGATTTGGCTCGTGATCTGCTGGAGTTGCTCGGCGTGGTGTGTTCTAGCTTCCAAGACAGAGAAGCTGACGACGCGGTGGCCGCTTGTGTTCAGGCCGTAGTAAAGAAGGGTGGGCCGAGACCTATTGTAGTCACAGGGGACAAAGACTTGTGGCAATGTGTGGCGATGGGTGCGGACATTTGGAATTTGTCGAAGAAAGAATTCATAGACACAGATAATTTTGAGGAGCGCACCGGGTTTCCGCTTTCGTTGTATTTGGTGGCAAAAGCACTTATTGGCGACCCGTCTGATGGCATCCCCGGCGCGGCGGGTTGTGGACAGAAAAGAGCAAAGAGTTTGTGTGAGGACTACCGCGAGGAGTTGGAGACTTATACAACCCCGCGGCAAAAGATGAGGGCCTTGGTGCGTCTTTTGGAGGCGAAAGAGGGTAAGCTCCGCAAATATGAGCAGAACATCGTGGAGAGTGCGCGGTGGTTGGACGACGTAATTCGAGGTATTGATCTGAAGAACTCGTTCGGCGGTTTATCTGTCCTAAACACAATACTGAAGCGCAAACCGAAAGTCGATCTCTACGGCTTCCTTCGGTTTTGTAAACGCTTGAAATTCAATTCCGTTCTTGGCGACCCTGAGAAGTTTTTGAAACCCTTCAAACGTGCAGAGAAATTGCGGGGGTGAGCTATGCGGCGAGTTTTGTTCTTGGTGTTGGTAGTGCTCACCGGCTGTTCAGTCTTTCAAGATGTTGGAGACGCCTTGACCCCCGATCCTGACGCGGTGAAGTATCCCGGCGAGGAAACGTGGACCATAATGTTCTACGCTGGGGTTGAGGAGGATATACAAACCCTGTTGTATGCAGATTTAGGGGAGATGGGGCGCGTGGGCTCAAGTGCGCGGTTCAATATGCTTTACTGTTTGCAGGAGGGCGCGAAATACGAAACCGGCAGAATAACGGACAGACCCGTTCCATCGAATGACGTTGTGTCAAGTTTGTCCGCGTACATAGCGTGGGGTGTTCAGACGTTTCCCGCAGATCGCTACGGCCTCGTTTTGTGGGGTCATGGCAATCAATGGTTTGGGATGGGGACAGATAAGACACTCGCGAGCTTGGTAGAGGCTGTGCCCGACGGTGTTTTTGCTTTCATAGGCTTCGACGCTTGTTTTATGGGTGGTTTGGAAGTTTTGTGCGAGTTTGCATCTCTCTGTGAGGTTATTCTTGCTTGTCCTGAGTCTGAAGTAAGGCGTGGTTGGGATTACTACACAACGATGCGTTATTTGAAGCGTAACCCCGCGGTGCCTGTGAAAGAATTTGCGCGGGTGGAGGCACAACATTGGCACAAGCACCACAGGTCGCCAGAGGCGCGAAGAAGGGGTTTGCACGTCGCATACGACACCGACCACGTCGAGGCCCTCAAAAACGCCGTCAGCGAGTTCTCTGTGCGTGGAGCAGCTTCGTTTGCGGAGGCTCCCGAACGTCACATGTATGCGCGGCACCAAGCCGTGAGTTTTGATGACGATCAGTTTGTGGACTTGAAAGACTACGCACGCGCTTTGCAGGACTTCGCGGATATGGACACGCGCAACCTGTGTACAGCGTTGGACCGTGTGGTTTTGGCTAAAGTTGCCGGAGAGGAAGTCACGCAGGCTGGGGGTGTATCGGTTTGGTTGCCGACGCTCGCTCCTTCCCTCTACCAGTATGCTTTGCCTCAATATGTGGATTTGAAACTTTTGACTGAAACAGAATGGGGCCACTACATTCGCCCTTGGTTGGCATGGTATGGGGCGGTTTGGCCTGAATAGGTGGAATCATGGGGTATGGTATTTTTGCGGATTTGCATTTTCAAGAACAGCACAAGCACTCGACGGTTACATCCGACGGGATAACTACGCGCTTGACAGACATGTTGCAGGGGTTCCGTGTATTATTTGAGCGGGAAGTCAAGCGAGGTGCGTCTGCGTTTTTGGTTCTCGGGGATATTTTTGATAGCCGCACAGAGTTGCCGGTGTCTCTTATTGACGCGGTGTGTAGACTTTTCGATGATTTGGTTTCGGAGTACGATAGGCCGATTACCGTACTCGCTGGGAATCATGATTCGTACCTGCGCAATCCAAAACAAAACAGTTTGCAGGCGTTGCGCGGTATTGTGGAGGTGGTGGAGAGTCCACAACCGTGGAGTGTGGACCCAAATTTCTACTTGGTCCCGTGGAATGATGATCCCGAAGTGATCAAAAAGCAGGTTGCAGAGGCAGTACAAGAGGAGAGTTGTATCCTCTGTTCACACTTGTTGGTAGCGGGTTTGTTTCCCGACAAGGACAAGGGCGTGCCATTGGAATATCTGCACACCGCAGAGTTCGATTGGATTATTTTGGGAGATGTCCACAAACACCAATTTGTGCCGACGTCTAAATTGCCGAGGGAAGTCCATAATTACCTTCGGGATGGTGGCCGTGTTAAAGCGCCCTCGAACGTAGTTTACGTGGGGTCGCCGTGGCATTTGGATTACAGGGAGGCGGGTACGGTTCCGGGGCTATTGCATTTCCACGCGGCGGACGATTGGGGCCTGCGTTTTGTTGAGAACGACGTTTCACCGCGGTTTCACCTCATAAAAGACAGCGATTATGATGTCTCGGGCGTTGGCGGGTCCGATTATGTCCGTGTGGCGTTTGACGAGGCGGATGATGTTGAATTGGTAGTATCAAAGGTCATGGAGCGCACGAAGAACGTGGAGGCGTCCAAGGTAAAGATGAAAGACGCGGTGAAGCCTCGCATCGACGTACAGGTGAGCACTCCCGACACCGACGTGCTGACTCGGTATTGCGCGTTCAAAGGCATCGTGGGGAAAAAAGCAGAGAAGATAGTCAAGGTCGGTTTGCAAATCTTGGATGAAGCGAGGGGTTGAACGTGTTTCAAATCGGGGAAGTCAACTACCAGAATTTTGGTCCGTTTGCGGATGTCACCGTGGATTTTTCAAGGCCCGGTTTGACGGTGATAGAAGGCCGTATGGAGGGGCGCAAAGGGTGTGATAGCAACGGCGCAGGCAAATCTTTCCTGATCGATGGCGTCGCATGGGCGCTCTTTGGTCGTTGTGTTCGGGAACGCTACGCGAAAGACGAAGTGGTGCGTTTAGGATCGAAGGGTGGTGCCCGTGTGTCAGTTACGTTGCACACGAGCGAGCGGGTAATAAAGGTGGCGCGGCATCGAAAGCACAGAAAACACAAAAACAATGTACACCTGATAGTTGATGGTGAGGATTGCAGTCGAGGGACCAATCCACAGACAGACCTTGCGATTACGCAGTTGTTGGGCATGGACTACGTGACCTTTTCAAACTCTGTGGCATTTGGTGCGCGTGAGGACGTAAAGTCCTTTTTCTCCACAACAGATTCGGGGCGGAAGCAAATTCTCGAAACATTGTTGGGTCTTGAGGTCTACGGGGAGGCTGAGAAGATAGCCAAACGTCGGTTGAAACACAAAACAACGGAGTTGACACGGAAGGAAACCAAGCTTGAGGGTGTGAGGGCCACGTTGGACAGGTGCAAGAGGGCCTTGGAAGAAGCAAAACAAACCGATCAGGATAGAGGTAACGTAGAAGAGGCACTTCAACAAGCACGGTTGAAGTACCGCTTGGTGCAGATAGTATACAAACGCAGGCAAAAACGCCTTGAGAGCGTAGAGGCCGACTTTAATGAGGAGAAACAAAGGGATAGCAGATTGGCTCGAGCTTATGCGCGTGCGGCACGGATTTACCAAGATCGGAAAAGCAAACTAACCGAGGAACTGAGAGAGTACGAGGCCGCCGTTGCAGAGGTTAAGGGGGAGATGTCCGCAGTCCAACGGCGGATAGCCAAATTTGAAAAATTGGCGGGAGCGGAGTGTCCGACGTGTCAGCAAACTCTTTCAAAAAACAGAGCACACAGCGTTATTGGTGCGTTGCAAGCAGAGTACTCGCAGTTGACTACGGAGAGTGCCCTTTTGCAAGCGGATGAGACATGGCTTAGGGACCAGATAGACGCCTTGGTTTTACCGCTAAAAGAGGAGAACCACCGTTTGGCGGACCTTGAGCGAGAGTTACAGGAAGAAACTCGTGAAGTGGAGGTGTGGAAGCTTGAACTTGACAAACTACTTGAACACATCAAGTTGTTACGGGAGTGGGTGACACACCGTCAAGAAACCACAGAAAAACAAGAAGCTGAAATAGAGAGTCTGGAACAACAGAGAAGGGAGACGGAGGCAGTAATAGAGCGTGTCAAAGGTGAAGTTTCCGTCTTGGAGTTTTTGGCCGAGGCGTTCGGTAACAAAGGCTTGAAGTCCTTTTTGATAGAGGCGCAGATACCTGAGATAACAAGCAGAGCAACGGCTTACGCGCATCGACTACTTGGGGCCGGTGCTCAAGTCTCATTGTCAGCCGTTCGGCAGTTGAAGTCGTCCGACAAAGTGAAGGAAGAGATGGTTGTGGAAGGCGTTATCCCTTCGTGTACTGATACGTATGCAGGAGCGAGCAAAGGACAGAAAAAGCGATTGGATTTAAGTTTGCTTTTGGCTTTTAGGGACATTGCCGCCTCTCGTAATTTGAAACCCATCAAACAGTTTTTTGCAGATGAAATTTTTGACGGTCTTGACAAGTCTGGTGTAGAAACCATAGGGGATTTGTTGTTTGAAGTATCCCGTGACGTACCTGTTACGCTTATAACTCATACAGAAGGCTTAAAAGAAATTGCAGATAGGTTACTTATCGTACAACATGATGGTACAAGTGCAAGCGTCGTAGAGAGTTAATTTGCAAAACGGCGTGCAATACGGGTAAGAGTGTGGTATAATAGTAGTAGTGATGTGATAGGTGGAGGGTGTTGTGGCGGTAAACGGACAGAGTAAGGGAAACAGATTCGAGAACGCGGTTTGCAGAGCGTTTAGCGGATGGCTCGTGCCTGATACAGATTGGTCGAAAAAGAGTGTTTACGATTTGCCTTTTCGCCGTCGTACTACAAACAGTATGCCGTCTTCGGGCCATTGGGAGGGTGCCGGAGACGTTTTGCACAAGCCGGGAATTGTTTTTCCTTTCTGTGTGGAGGCCAAAAATCGCGAGGGATGGACCTTCGACGGTATGTTCACACAGAAAAGGTGGGGGCCTTTAGCGTGGTGGGAACAGGCAGAGGAGCAAGCTGAATCGGTTGACTTGTGCCCTTTGTTGGTTTTCACACGGAATAGACAGCCGATCTACGTTATGGTCTATGAGGAGGTTGCCCGATGGTTAGGCGTGAAAGCAAAAGCGGCAAATCCAATTTTGGATGTAAGGTTAGAATCAATCGCGAATCCCCTGACAGTTTGCGTAGTAGAGGACTTCCAAAAAACTTCACCCGCGCAGCTAAACGGCTTATTGCAGAACCTCCGCCGGATGAGGGAAAAAAGAAACGCGGACGACCAAGGGTTTACAAGCCCATTCCCAATATAGATTGGGATACCGCAGACCGGGTTGTAGGCTCTGATATGGAAAACGAATTGCGCCGTGAGTTTTCCCTTAAACAAAGCGGTGCAAAGGCGATCATTCAAACCCTTGTAAAATTTATACGCAAGGCTTTGATCGCGGGCGTTCCTGTAACCATACCACACCTTGCTAGGTTGGAGCCGTATGCCCGCAAGGGTACCAACTACCGGCATCCTGTAACTGGTGAGCTTGAGGAGGCAGAGCCGCGCAAGCACGTCCGACTCATTCTATCTACCGGGTTGAAGAAGGTGTTGAACGATGGCTCTGTCGTCGACGGATAAGAAGTTGGTGGAAGCGGCTTTCCAGTTTGGCCCCGCAGGGTTGATAGAGCGGGGCTTGTCTAGTAGTGACATTGAGGAGTTCTTGGCACGACCAGAGGTGCGCAGCATGTTGCACCTTTTGGAGCGTGAGTTCAACAACCAAGAAGTACTGGATGCTGCCAGCAAGTTTATTAGTCGGCGCAAGCTCTCACGTCTTTCTCCTCGTGCCATAGAGATACTTGAACACACGCTGGAAGGGCCAGAATACGTAAGGAATTCAGATGGCTCATTAGCGTTGGACGAGTCCGGGAGACCTCGGATACGACGACCAACCCCTACAAAAGCACAGTTCTCAGCCGCTAGGGATATTCTGGATCGCGTTGGGTTGGCCCCCACCAGCAAGGATCGGATAAATACTGGCGTGAACGTGAGTGTGCTGTTAAAATCGGGGGGTAGTGACATTATCGAGGTGGAGAACGAAGAGCGGCAGAGTAAACTTACGGCAGAGGAGCGAGCCACTTCGAGGGAGCGCGTGCGCAATGTCATTGACGAGTTGCTTCGAGATAAGGACATCAAGAAACTAATCGCGAACAGAGGCAATTTAGGTTTGGACGATACTGATGGCAAAAAAGAAAAAAAGGATACGTCGTAAGCCTGTAGGCAAGCGCTCCGTTTTTGACGCTGTGAAACGTCCAGAAAGTGTCAAAAGAGAGTCAGAAGGTCGGCTATTTGATCGCGTCGCTTTGGAGGCCCTCCACAAGCGACGCGATTTGTTTGATGACTTGTCCGACCACGAGCGCGACCTCGTAGTGCAATGGCTTGCGGAAGCCATTGTGGAGGGTGAAGCTCAAAACGCTATTCACGATACAATTTGGGAAGTGGATTACGTTCGCAAACCAGTTTCCATAGACCAGTTCGTTACCGACGATTACTACCTTGGGCGTGCTCTCTCTGGTTTACACGAGCGTTGGCGAGAAGATTTGAGGCAGGTTTTCAAGCCGGGGAGTGAGGTTTTTGAGTGGATAATGACAGGAGCCATTGGCATTGGGAAGTGTGTTGAAGAAAACACGTACATAAATACTGCGCAAGGTCCGCGTCGGATAAAGGACTTGTATGGTAAAGAAGGCACACTTGTACAAACCGAAACAGGACTTCATCCCATAACCAGCACACATGACGAAGGGGTCACAGCTACTATCAAGGTTCATACACGTCGCGGTCAAGTACTAGAGGGCCGCCCAAACCACCGAATCCGTGTATATAACCGAGTTTCAAGGGAGATAGAATGGAAGGCTTTGGAAGACCTTGAAACAGGTGATACGTTGTTACAAGTGCAGGCCACAGCCTTCGGTTCCGCAGAGCGGTACTACGTGTATCAGCAAGGTGTTGTTTTGAATGGCCCTATCCCGGACGAAGTCCTTTTAGGTACACGCTCCACCATCGTCAGGTTTTTGAACGGTTACTATACGAATGGGGCGCGTTTTGGGAGTCTGGAGGTCGTTCGTGAGGTTTCCGCGCTTGCCACAATGGTTGGTTGGTACGTGGAGATTACCCCGACAAAGGTCAACCCACAGACAGGGTTTCAGTCCTACTACATAGAGCGTCTATACCCGATGGAGGTGACGCGAGATCGGGCAACAAGCACTTGGACGTATAGCACAGCGGAAATAGACTTGCCGAGTGATCCTGTTTGGGGTGGGTTGCCGGACGACTTGCTGGAAAACTACCTGATTGACGTTGTGTCAAGTAAAGAAACATCACAGGCACATTGCTATGATTTGACGGTGGACGGCGACCCATCATACATCTCTGACGGGTTTATAAGCCACAACACCACGTTGGCTATGTCGGCTATCGCATATAAGATTTACTGCATGTCCTGCCTTCGCGACCCTGCGGGTTACTATGACCTACTAACAGATTCGTTGATTGTGTTCGGCATTTATTCCATAACGAAACGGCAGGTTGCCGATACTGGATATTACAAGCTGCGGGGCTTCATAGATGTATCGCCCTACTTCAAATATGATTTCCCGCGGTCGACCAAGATTGATTCTAAAATAGACTTTACCGACAGACGCATACAGGTGATCCCCGGTAGTCAGGAGTTGCACGCCCTCGGCTTGGACTTGTTCAGTTTTGTTTTGGACGAGGTAAACTTCATGCGCGTGAAGGAGTCAAAAGAACAAGGCAAGTTCACGGGGCAGGCTTACGACCTGTACAATGCAACTCACACTCGAATGAAGTCACGTTTTATTCGGTCGGGCGGTACAGTTCCGGGCCTAATGATCTTGATGTCCTCACGAAATGCGCAAACGAGTTTCCTTGAAGAGCATTTGGCGCGGACAAAGGGGTCCAAGCGCACGTATGTCTCTGACTACCGCTTGTGGGAAGTTAAGAACAAGAAGTTTACGTGGCCCGGTTTTCGTGTGGAGGTTGGCGACAGGTATGCACAAAGTCGTATTTTGAGGGACGAGGAACAGTCGCGGGAAAATGCCATGACGGTGGAGATACCGTGGGAGTTTCGTGAAGATTTCGAAGCAGACACCGATCAGGCGCTACGGGACATAGCTGGTGTTGCCACATTCAACCTCTCGCCTCTAATCAGCGACCGAACGTCGCTTGCGGAGGCGGTGAGCGGCAACCTGAAGCATCCCTTTACACGGGATGTAATCACGTTGGATACGCGGGACGATGTTGGGATAGAGGACTACTTCGACGTTCGAAAGTTTTGTCGCAACAAGGCCAGCGAATGGGTTCCTCGGATAAATCCGACGGCTCCCCGTTTGATGCACGTTGACTTGGCGTTGACAGGTGATTGTGCGGGGCTGGCTGTTTCCCACCTGAGTGGTATGGTTCGGCACAAACGCAATGGACCTGACGGTGTGCCGTTCGTCAAGGAGAGTCCCTTCGTAATAATTGATTTCATGCTTCAAATATGGCCTCCACCGGGTTCAGAAATCGACTTGTCCAAAATCCGTAGCTTTATCCTGTTTCTGCGGCGTATCGGTTTGAATGTGATGCGTGTTACCTTCGATGGTTTTCAATCGAGGGACTCTGTACAGATACTACGGAAACAGCGGGTGGAGGCGGGTTTGACGTCTGTGGACAGGTCGGACGAACCATATATGAGCTTGAAGAACGCACTCTATGAGCGTAGAATAGCGATGTACAGTTATGACCCGTTCATTGAGGAGATGCTCGACCTGCAACGCGATCTTCAGCGTAGGAAGGTTGACCACCCTGCGAAGTCTTCCAAGGGAGGCAAAGGCCGAAAAGACGTTTCAGACGCGGTGTGTGGCTCTTTTTGGAATACGATTCGTGATGATCGTGTCCGCGCTAATCTCCCGCCGGTGATGGATGTGGATGAATTCCGCGTGGCTTCAGGGCGTGTGGTAGACCCGAAAGGGGCCGATATTGAGAAGCCACCCAAGGTCCAGAGAATTGGTGGTATGACTGTGGATTGGGAAAAGTTGAGAGCAAACATAAAGGACAAGTAAATGACTGGTAGTGAACCTAAAGGTAATCCACACAAAGTGGGATGGTTTTGGCGGCTACTCGGGTTGTATAAGAAGCAGTCTCACCCGATCATGTTCGATGCCGATATGGAGGGTACGGCACCGGATCGTGATTGGTTCAAAAGCCAATTCCAACTCTCCCCAAACAGAGCACAGCGCTATCAGTTATTTGAAGAGATGGATACGTTTCCGTTGGTGTCCGCCCTTCTCGATGCTTACGCGGAGGAAACTTGTCAAAAGGACTACGACAAAGGTAAGATCGTATGGGTCGAGTCCGAATCGACAAAGATGATTGAAGCCGGTAATGAGTGTTTGCGCAATGTACAGGCTGAGGCGCGGTTGCCTGCGATTGTACGACGTATGACAAAGTACGGGGATGCGTTCCAACGCTTGATCTATCAGACGGGAAAAGGTGTGCTGGCGTGGCACCCCGTAGAAGCAAAAGACATGACACGGTTGCAGGACAAATACAGCCGCCTGATAGGGTTTACAGAGACAGGTAAAAAGTACCGGAATAAATCTCGAAAGGTGTCGTGGCCTTGGGACTACATACACTTTCGGTATCTTGGTAAGGACGACACTTCGGGGTATGGTAGTTCCTTATTGGAGAACATCTTTCGACCGTGGAGGCAATTGAGTTTGGCTGAGGATGCCGTACTCATGTACCGTTTGCGCCGTGCCCCGGACAGGAATATGATTCTTGTGGATGTTTCCCATCTGGAAGAACATGAAGCGGCCAGCGCGTTGAACGCCTTCCGTAAACGCTTCCGAAAACATGAGTACGTTGACCCTGCGAGCCCGGACTACAAAAAACAGTACAACCCTTTGACCCCGCTGGAAGACATATTTCTGCCCACGTTCGAGGGGAGTCAGACACGGATCGAGCAACTGTCCGGTGCAGGCAATATGGACATGTTGTACGACCTCAATTACTTCATCAATGCGTTCTTTGGTGCTGCGAAAGCGCCAAAGGCGTACTTCGGCTACGAGGGGGAGATTAACGCCAAGGCCACGTTGGTTCAACAAGACGTGCGTTGGGCAAGAACAATCAAACGTGTTCAGACCTGCGTCATCTATGGTATGCGCCAGCTTTTGGACGTACACTACACGTTGCTCCCAACGGACCCGGAAATGACGGATTACAACATTGACAAACACCCGTTCCTCGTACAGATGTCCCCAATCAGTTACTTGGACGAATGGGAGCGTTTGGAATTGATACAACTGCGCTATCAGATTATTGAGTCCATGAGTCGTTTGGCGCAGGATATGGGGTTGGACGCTCGTACATGGAGTGTGTACATTTTGTTGAACTACGCAAAGCTTCCTGAAGAGTTGGTTACGAAATTGACCAACAAACCCAAGCAAGCGCAACAAGGCGGCGAGGGTGGTGGTTTTGGCGGCGGTGGTGGTTTTGGTGGCTTCGGAGCGAGTATGGAGCCTCCAAAAGGCGTCGATAAACTCATGGACATGAAGGAGTGGCGGGAGCAGCTTTACGAAGAACAGAGCAAGGGGTTTTACCCCTTGAGTGCAGAGGAACAAAGGTTGGTAGCGGAAGCTGTTCACAAATCCCCTCGGTTGCGGAAAATCATAGGGGACTTCGCAGAGTACGGACAGGAACACATGGCCGCAGATCAGATGCTCGCTCAGACTGACCCAAGTTTGCTACCTCCGACAATCAAGGGTCGGGTTTTGAGTGACACTTATGAAGATGATAAAGAGGCGAAAATTTTGCAAGAGGATTTAGAGGGTTTACAAAGTTCGAATCCGAACGCGGAAGTTTTGGAGGACTAACGTATGGGGAAAGCACCCGATCCCACAGGTTCTACTGATTGGGGTAAACGCAAGGCAGTAAGATTGCCCAAATTACACAAGGTGAAAGTGCCTTATTTCAGTCGTGAGGAGTACGCAAACCCGTTACGGGCGTGTATTGCTCGTGTGGTTGTTGAAACAGGGCTAACGCCGGAAGATGCACACATTGCCATGACGTATTTTCTTGAGGAGTTGGTGGAGCAGGTAGCGAAGGGCAAAGTCGTTTCGGTACCTTGTTTCGGCGTGTTCTTTGCTATACCGGTGACGCCAAAACACGGGTATGAAAAAGGGATGACGTTTTCGTGTCCACGTTTCCGTCCGCATGTCCCTTTTCAGAATTACGTCAAACTTGTTTGCCCTCCTATTTGGGACCACAAACGAAAAGACCATGCGTTGTCAAAGCGTTGGCGCAGACGGACTCAGGAACACCGCCAAAGGTCGTATTCACCAACAGGTTTTGAGGCGTATCGAAAATGCCTACGAGGGATGCACCGAAGAGACACGTAGTGTACGAGGACGACCTCTTGATTATGGAGGGTAAAGCTCTCGGAACCGCTTCACCGTATGAGTTGACAATCGACTCTTCGGAGAAGTTGGGAGACGTGACCCCTGAACAAGTGGCCAACGCCCGAAAAAAGGGGCAGACCGTCGGCAAGCGCAAGTTGAAGCGCATTAAAAAAGAGGTCTACCCCGCGCTTATGGCGAGTATAGGGGCGTTTCAGGCGGGTCGGATAGACGCGGAGGAGTTTCGCGAGGCTGTGGTAACTACCATGAAGGACGCTTGGAACAAAGTGTACATGGCAGGGCTTCGTGCAGGCGGGGTTCCCGGAGAGGGCGCAGGAAAAGGGAAGCCGCTTATTGACTTGTCGGACCACGACAAGATGTGGATTAAGTCCGCTATGCAACACGAGATGCGGTTTTTGAATAAGTATATCGAAGCCGTTGTAACCGGCAACTACAAAATGCCTCTGGATAGGCGAACACGAATGTACGTTGACGCGCTCGAGTCTTTCTATGACAGCGCGAGGGTTATGGGTTTGCCTCAAAACGTGTTAATTTGGTGGAGTGGTCCGAACGACAAAGTCACATGCCCCTCGTGTCGTTACATGTTTGAGAACAGTCCATACACCAAGTTACTCCTCCCGACTACACCTCGGAGCGGTCTCACGATTTGTTTGACGAACTGCCGTGACAAGCTCATGATCCGCGTTGCTTCCCCTGAACAAATCGAGCAGGTAGCGGAAGAAGCCGCCACAACCCGCGGAGGCCACATCACACGCTTGCGCAAAATAAAACGCACAGGCCACCTTTAATCACGATGATTCTCGGCACCCCCGGAAATTTTTTTGAAAATTAACTTGATTTTCCCCGGCATGGCGGATATACTGTGGGTGAAGCTTGACATTGTGTCAAGCGTCGTTGCTTTCCACGGAAGGGGGCTAAGTATGTGGTTTTTCACGCCTTACGGCTTTTTCAGCGCCACTTGCGGCTTACATTTAACAGGGCCTAAAAAGGGTCAGCCCGATCCAGAGGTAATACAGATACGGGCGCGAGACAAAGATCATCTGAATGCGCTCAAGAGTGTGTGCGGCAAGTTGTTGGGGGACATAGAGATTAAGGAAACCCCAAACAAGGACTACCGATACAGGCTCATTGTGAGGAAAGAGGACTGGATTGAGGTGGTCACGCAATTAATCGAGGATCAACAGTTCTCCAATTTCAAGAGTGAGGCGGCAAGGGTTTGGGGGCATGATCTGTATGTGCAGGTACTACATGAGGTTTGGAGCACCATGTACATCTATCAATACACCCTTGAAGGTGCTGATTCCTATGTTGATTTGGACGACCCCGAGGAACATGGTACAAGGGACGTTGACGGCTTGGATTTCAAAACGCCATTTTGATTGCGTTTCTCGCCGTCTGCGAAGATTTTTGAGAAAAAACTTGACTTCCGGGGGTGTATGGACGATAATGTGATTGGAGAGCGACGTACCTGTGGAGGGATAACCATGCGAGTGCGAGATTGTTCGGACATGCTGGCGGTGCTCAACCATTATGGCACGCCAGAGCTTGCGCGGACGTATCCAGACGTGCAAGCGCCACAATGGGAAATCGTACCGACGCAGACGGATACCGATTTGTTCGTCGCGCCCGGAGAACCCGTTGTGCAGGCGTACCTCGTGGTGGCCAATCTGCGTGTGTGGCGGGAGACGTTGACAGCCCGGAGCGCCGCTACGTTTGGGGAGGCGCTTCAGGAAGCGCAAGAGGCGTTGGACCGCTTGCGCTGTTCTGTTCGCGACTGGTACCACGACGTGGTTGAGGCGTTACACGTCCAAGCCAAGTGGGACGCAGAGTGTTGTTGTGTCTACGAGCCTGTTCCGGGGTTTGACGACCACCTTTACCGTGAGCAAGGGACGGGGAGGGTTGTCTGGTCCAAGGACGGGAGCGTTCCTCATGGTGTGTTTGCTCGGATAGAGGGACAGCGGTGGTTTGCGGTGGACTTCCGCGAGGTTTTTCGGCGTGGTGTCCACAAACTCACACCCGAACTTTTGGCGCTTTTCTCAAAAGACCCTTGTATAATGCTCCCCTTGCAGGGTGTTTCTGTCGAGCGCTCATGCGCGTGGCTACACGGTGCAAGGGCAATACAGATGTTTGTCGAGATGTTCCGAGAGGAAATCATGCAGGCGGCGAAGGAGGTATGTTGTGGGCGGCGATAAGCGATCTTCGGAAGCACGAGCGAAATCGGTGCTCTCTCTTTACGAGAGCGGTGCGTTGAAAAAGCGGTTCAGCGAGGAAACAACGAAAATTTGGAAAGAAGGATAACCCTTTTCCGTGGCCGGGGGACGGCTGTATGTCGCCCCCCGGTTTTTCTTCTAGGTTTGACGTTTGACACAATGTCAACGAGGAAAGGACGGCGGTAGTATGCTGTGTGACAAATGCAAAGGCGAAAAAGTCATCAGGTTATCGGATGGTGAGTGCATCCCTTGCCCCAAATGCAAAGGGAAAGGCAAATTGGCCGGTCCACTTGTAGAGGACGCCACCGTGATAGGCGGTGTGGACAAGAAAACCGGTGCGCCGGTGATCCGACCGAAAACCCCGGACGGGAAAGCCGACGAGTCCACGGAGGCCACGGATAAGCGCGAGAACGAAAAGTGAGCGACGCCCAATCGCATAAATTCTTACGGGAGTACTGTAGTCTCTCCGGCTGTCGTGTGTGGCAGGCGATACAGGATTTGGAGGCAGGCGGGGAGCGGAACATCCTGCGCAAATACTGCGCGGAGCGGTGTGAGGCGTACCGGTTCGTGAAGTGGATCGAGGCGGGGAATCTGAAAATTGTCCGACGCACAGGTCGCGATAAATACAGGTGAGGCCAGATTTTACCGTGTAATTCCCGCCGGTCCCGGAAATTTTTTTTGAAATTCGCTTGACACCCCGCGATCCATCGGGTATAATATGGGTGAAGACTTGAAAAACGGGCTGGTTGGGCGACGACGACCGGCTCCGCCTTTTTTGAATCGTCGCTCGGAGAAGGGACAAGACATGGATTACAAGACTGCGCTGAACGAAGCTGTCAATCCGTTTCACGAGGTCGATGGCGAGTATCATGTCGTGACCGTGGCCGAGGCAATGGTGCGCGAAATCCGGCGTACCCCGGTCGAGGTGCTTCAGACAAGAGACCCCGCCAGCTACGACGAGTACCGGCAGATCAAGTACGCCGCCGGTGACGCCCCCACGCTCCAAATGAGGAAAGCGGCATACATCTTCGCCGCTAAGAGGCTCGTCGAGTTCGCCGCCTCCTCCGAGGACACCCCCGTTGTCGTGCTTACGTGGCAGTTGGTCGTCAAGGCACGCGGCCTGCTCGCCGCCCTCAGCCCCGAGGCCGTTCCCGAGAACGACGCAGACGCCCTCGCGGAGTGCATCAACAGGCTCTACACCGTGCCGGGTTTCTGATCTCGACCCCCCGGCATGTTCGAGGCCCGGTTCCCCACCGACCGGGCCTTTTTTCTGAACGACAACGAAAGGGAAGAGAATGGCGAAGAAAAAGAGGAAGCCAAGGCCCAAGAAGGCCAAAAAACCGGCGACGTCGAGCCCGAGCCTTTTTACACCTCCTGTCGCTAACGAAGCTCTACCTTCCCTCGCGGGACTAACCGACCTTCTGCAAGAACGGGCACAGCAACTTACTGCCTCGCTCGACGAGTCAGAAACGCGCGTGACGCAGGATCAGGCGCGTTTCGGGCTGGACCTTGTGAGGCTCTTGTCGGAGGCCAAGACCGCCCTCAAGCGTCTGGAGGCGCACGCCAAAGCTGTCCATGCGGCAGGCGGGGACTTCGAGGACGGCAATTTTGCCGTCAAGGTGCTGGAAACGGAACAGCGTCGCCCCTCGTGGAAGGGTGAGGCTATGGACCTCGCAGAGGCTCTCGCTACCTTGCGGGGTGAAGTGTTCGACGCCGAGGTTTTCGCGGCCAACGTGAAAGCGAGCACCAAGCCGACGAAGAGTGTTCGGGTCAAATTCGAGGCGAAGGAATGAGGCCCGGAGACCGAGTGTTTTTCCAAAGCCCCAGCGACCGTGAGCGTTACGGTGCCGGGGCTTTTGTCATTTCGGAAGTGGAGAAACACACCGGCGGTATTCGACTACGTGAGATGCCGGGTGTGACATGGGAACCGGAAGCCTTCGTCACAACGCCCGAAGAAAGCCCACCAGCGCCCGCAGAAGCGATTTTGATGCCTGATGTGGTGTCCGTTATCGAAAACCTAAAAGAACGCCTTCCAGAGCCGTCTATTGCGTCAGGTGAGGAGGGTTATCGCGAAACGTCGTTTTATCGTTTGCCGGTACGCGGTAACTGTTGGTGTGGCAAGGTTTTGAGGTGTACTTTGGACGGGTGGGAGTGTGAAGATAGGCATAAAAAATAGGGGTTCAACTTGCACTCGTCGAAATCCGTGCTATACTATTAAATGGACCGCGGGAGTAACGAGCACGTTTCCGGGCTACGCGACATGCAACGCTGAAAAAACATGTCAACGGGCTAACTCCCAACAAAACCAAATATGTATCGGGACGCCACAAGTCTCTGTGCAGATTGGGGGATGTAGTGGACGATTTGCTTTATGTCGAGGTGTGTTTCACGCACGGGCCAAGTCAAGAAACAGTTTATGGGCGTGTACACACTACGGCTCTGCCTTTACACGCCGAAGGTAACTTGGCTAATTTGCCTCTGATAACTGTGGTTAAGGATTCCGAGGGGGGAGATCGTTTGGGTCTTCGTTACTATCCTATCGAGGAGGTTGTAGACCTTGTGGCGTATATTGATGACGACCGTCAAATCCCTTGTGCGGCCCCCGGAATGTACGCAGAGTTTTCAGAAATCGACGAGGACGCCTTGAAGCAAGCAGAGCAGGCTTTGGACACCCTCGACGACCAGAGTGTTCCCGGTTTGGAGGACGTTGATGGCGCTGGCGCTTGATCAGTTGTATCCCGGACTCCGGTTGCGTTTCGTTGGGCCAACGAAGTTGGATGACCCCGATTCTTTGGTAGTGGATGCAGTCTATCGTGTCCGCAGGGTATTCCCTAGAAGCGTGTACGTCGTGCCGGAAAAGGAAGCGCCGAAATACGATCCACAACAAGTGCAGTCTGGACCAAAGCCAAGGCTGTCCGAAGACGATTCAAGCGTCAATGTAGTTGGGCGTAAGCTTGAACAAAAGGGTTTCCATGTACCTTGTCGTACAGGCGCGTTGCATCGTTTTGTGGACTTGACGTTTGCAAATGTTAAACAAGGCGTGCAGGACACGGCGAATGCCATAAAAGGCGCGGTTAGAGACTACAAGGAAAAGCACAAAAAGTACATAGGAGCATTCGACGCCCGCCAAGACGCAAACCGACCAGAACCAGAACAGAGTGAAGCCGCGTCTGCACCTTCTATGCCGGAAGCTTCTACGCACGATGAACTGCAAGGTAAGCGGTTAGAGCTTTTGCGTAAACTTGAGGAAGTGAAGAAAAGGAAAGGTGATGGAAGAGCAACGCCCGAAGCAAGACCTGACCCCAATCGACGTCCCAAACCTAAAGGTCCGCAGGGACCAGCACGCTAGAAAGAGTGCAGAGAGTCAACGCATAAAACTCTTTCGGCTGTCGCCTGACTACGGGCGCGTGGCTTTTGAAGTCATGGTGAGGGAAACCTTACCAGAGTATGTTGAAGAGGCGGAGAAGAAAGGGTATCGAAAAACCCTTGCAGGCGCAATCGCGGTAGCTGTTCAGGTGCTTAACACAGTACACACCGGGTTGCTTACCAATCTGGAACACATGGCCAATGAACTTGGTTGCACTCTGCGCGAGGTTGACAACCCTACAAACACCACAAAACCAAACGATGAAGAATGAATGCTCGCATCATAGGTTACTTCTTGGCTCCTTACTGTCCAGCGATGGCCGACCATGTGATCATCGTATTCGACGTTTTGGATGGTAATGGGGCGTGCCACTTGGCGTTCAGCCCAACAGAAGGTTTATGTTTCTTCACTACCGCGAACTTCAAACATTGGACGAAGATCACGGTGACGATGTTTCGAGATTTGACAGAGGGTTATCCGGTGCCACCAGAGTTTTTTGACACAACGTCAATGTTGTCAGACGTGTATAACCGGTGTAAAGAGTACACGACCAAAATTTCAGGCCGGTGTGGTATCGTGCCGGACAAGAAACAAAGGAGCGGGTGATGGAAGAGTTTTTGAATAGCGCGTGGGTACAAATTCTGGCTTACGTCGTAGTCTTTTTATGGGTTGTGTTGGGTGGGAGTCGTTGGTGGGCACGGTGGCGAAAAGACACCCGTGAACAGTTGGATTCCACACAAGACCGGAAAGAGCGGTTTTACCTGTATCTGCGCGACAGGTTGGAAGAGTGGGCCGAGGGTGCAGTCACGAATGTTTACCACAACTACTTCAAGGCACAGAAGAAAGCACACAAGGCATTGGAGGCGCAGGGTAAATTGGAGCCGGAAGACTTCGGGCATTACTTCGTGGCTAAACGCACAGCTTTGCAGTCCGCTACGGAGCTTGTTAAGCGTATTGCGGATCGTACAGAGGGCGTCGACGTTGCCGACCACTTCAGCCCCGAGGTTATCGAGGCGGCGATTGAAAAGGCAATAGGCCGTATGAAGGAGGCCGCGGGCTACACCGGGGAATCATTGGGTGGTGAGTTTATGTCCTTGACGCCCGAGACTTTGCAGGAAATGTTTGGGAAGACCCTGCCTACGTTGGCGGGGGCCGCGCATGAAGAAGGTGCGGAGACGAAAAAGGAAGAACTACCTTTGGATGAGAAAGATGTCGATGAACCAGAGAGTGACGCAGGTGTTTGATCACGCAGTATTTGGGCGTGATGGGCACCCCCCGGAATGGCCTTATTTTATCCTCTGCGGGGATGATCCTCTTGCACTACCGACCCTCCGGTATTATGCTGGTCGGTGCGCGTTTGAACGCAGAGAGGTTGTTGAGGGGATTATGGACGCTGTGGCGTACTATCAGAGAGTCCACAAACCCAACAAAAGCGCAGGAGCGCAGGACGACCATCTGTTGTTCAAGGCGTTGGTGGAAAGTCGTGGCGATGAAGAGCCGTGTGTATCACCCCGCGAGGTAGTGGACGTGGTAACACAGTCGCTTTTTATCGTGGAACAGTTTTTGGAGCAGGCCGACGACGTCCTGTGTAGTAACGGGTTGAAAAGTGGTAAGAAGAGAGCGGCGGACGCGGTGGACCGAGCATTGTGGATTTTGAGGGCCAAGCAACACGAACGCGAACGTGAGGGTAACGGTGGCAACAAACATATTTCGTGATCCGGGCTTTGCAGGGCCGAACGATACCGTAACACGGGCATTGTTGAAATTGTACCCTATGCGCAGGCAAGATGCTGGGGTGTGCATTCCCACTTCAACAGATATGACTACTGCGGTGGAGAAGTTGGCCGACGAATCCGGCAACACTTGGGTTCCCGGCGATTGGGTTGGAAAAACCGTGTGGGAGTTAATCCAAGATTGGGGTTACGCTACTCATACGGTGGTCACAACCTATCAGGGTTTGGAGGCGGGGACAGTTACCCCTCCAACACCGGCGACCTACGATGAAATCCGTGAACACAACGAAGAAACCTCGTAACGCGGCATTTCACTTTTTCAGCAATATGAGGACGGTGATAGTATGGGTCGACGCAAGCCCGGATTATGGCATGGACCTCGACGTGTAGAGGTGAGAGCCGTCAATTCAAGAATGCGTAAAGCTTGCGACGAGTGCGGTGCCGAGATTAGCGTGCGCCGCCTCGAAGTGCGGGAGGGTACAGGTCGATCCTCCAAGCAGTACGTTTACTGTGTCGACTGCGGTTTGGTGTGGTTAGAGCGTCGACGTTTGGAAAACGAACGGGCCAAGCAATACTTGCAAACAGGACAAGGTGAAATACGACTACCTAAAAAAGAACAGGAGTAACAGATGGCAGAGGTTACAATCAAAAGTGACGGTGGCACTTACACTTACGACGTAGCGGACGAGGAGTTGTCCGCATTGTATCAATGGTTGGAGGCGTTTGGAGCACTTCGTTTGCCTGAGAACCGTTTGGCCCGTATAGGCGGCACCAACGGCGTGTACAGAACCAACGGAACCAACGGTAAAAACGGTAAGCACAAACCTTTCAACGCAGGGGCAGACAGTTTCAGCGGACCAGAGTGCCCGAATGGAAACTGCCCGCTGTAAACCATAATAACTACACCAATCGAGTCGATTAGGGGGTTGTCATGTTGCGCGAAGATTTGCCGGAGAAGTACAAAAAGCGTTTAGCGAAAGTCAACCTGACAGAGAACGCTGTGAGCGTCCTTCGGGAGCGTTACCTGAAGAAGGACCAGTACAAAAAAGCGAATGAGACGCCAGAAGATATGTTTTGGCGGGTCGCTTACAACATTGCGTCTGCGGAGGTTCCTGAAAAGGATCGCAAGAGTGAGAAGGCCAACGAGGTAGTGTTGGAGTGGGCGGTGCGGTTTTACAATGCTATGGCGCGATGTGAGTTTATGCCCAATTCGCCCACGCTCATGAACGCGGGACGGACGCTTCAGCAACTCGCGGGGTGTTTTGTGCTCCCGTTAGGTGACTCGGTGGACGACATTTTCCTCGGGGTTACGAACGGTGCCAAGGTCCATAAGTCCGGTGGGGGTACGGGTTTTGATTTTTCATGCCTACGTCCTAAAGGTGACACAGTTTCAACGTCGCACGGTACCTCTTCAGGGCCGCTTCCTTTCATGGCAGTATTCAACCAAGCTACCGATAGCATCAATCAGGGAGGGTTTCGCCGCGGTGCCAATATGGGCGTCATGCGAGTAGACCACCCCGACATAATTGAGTTCATAGGGATCAAGCAGGACTTGACCAAGATGAACAACTTCAACTTGTCGGTTGCCGTAACCGACAAGTTTCTCGAGGCATTGGAAAAGGGGCAGGACTACGATTTGATCAACCCGCGAACGAAAAAAGCAGAAGGGAAGTTATCTGCGCAGGCGGTGTTTGACCTGATTGTGGCTTGTGCATGGAATCGAGGTGAGCCGGGGGTCATCTTTATTGATAGGATCAATAAGGATAATCCAACCCCCAAGGTGGGAAAGATTTGTGCCACCAACCCATGTGGGGAGCAACCTCTCCTGCCTTACGAGGCGTGCAATTTGGGATCGATAAACCTGAGCAAGTTCTACGATCCCGAAACAGACGGCATAGACTGGGATAGTTTGGACATAGCCGTGGAAACTGCGGTGCGCTTCCTCGACAACGTGGTGACGATGGGGAAATTCCCGCTTCCTGAGATACAGGAAATGGTGCGCGGCAACCGTAAAATCGGGCTCGGCGTCATGGGTTGGGCTGACCTTCTGTTTTATTTGAAGTTGCCCTATAACTCGCGTGCCGCTACGAAGCTGGCCGAGGAGGTTATGGAGTTTATCAATACGCGGGGCCACGAGGTGTCGAAGGCGTTAGGCAAGGAGAAAGGGCCGTTTCCCAACATTGACAAGTCCATTTACAAAGGGACTACGATGCGGAACGCCACGATTACGACCATAGCTCCGACGGGCACAATCTCTATCATCGCAGGTTGTTCATCGGGAATTGAGCCGCTATTCAGTTTCGTGTTCAAACGGAACATCCTCGAAAAAGACCAGCAAATCATGGAGGTACACCCGTTCTTCAAATCTGTGGCGGTGCAACACGGCTTTGCGAGTGAGGAGCTTTTTGAGCGCATCTACGAAGAAGGTTCGTTACAGCACATCGAAGAGGTTCCCCCTGATATAAAGGCACTTTTCGTTTGTGCTCACGATGTCAGTCCCGAGTGGCACGTCAGGATGCAAGCAGCTTTTCAACATCACGTTGACAACGCGGTTTCAAAAACGGTCAATTTCCCGTTTGTGGCGTCAGAGGAAGACATCGCTAAGGTGTTCAAGCTCGCGATTGAGTTGGGCGTCAAGGGCGTTACCGTTTATCGCAATGGTAGTTACCCTGATCAGCCTATGGCGTTGAAGGACAAAGAGGACGATGATCAGGAGGTTCAATGTCCCGAGCCTTTGCCTCGACCCGCCAAGGTCTTGGGGGAGACTACGAAAATCAAGACGGGTTGTGGGAGCATGTTTGTGACCATCAATCACATTGGTGGTGCTGCGTTTGAGGTATTCGCAAACGTAGGTAAGGCTGGTGGGTGTTTGGCTTCTCAAAATCAGGCGTTCGGGCGTTTGATCTCACTCGCGTTGCGGTGTGGTGTACGCCCCGAGGAAGTACTAGACCAGATTGAGGGCATTCAATGCCCTAAAATGGGTATGGACCCTGAATTTGGGCCGGTGCGCTCGTGTGTGGATGGTATAGCGCATGTACTTCGTCGGTTCATTGAGGACAACGCGGCGAAGGTAGACAATCACGCTATTCTCTTCAAACTGCGCGACGCAGAGCACGGCTTGTGTCCTGCGTGTGGTGCGCCGTTGCATTTGGACGACGAAGATCGAAAAGTGTGCCCCGCTTGCAAGTGGAGTCAGGACCGGGATTAGGAGGCCGTGTGAGAGTTTACGAAACCTTGGGGGAATTGGAAGGGTTGCCCGAGGAAGCGCAAGAGTTTGCAGACTACCCGTTGGCTGAAGCGCGAGATGCTCTCGAACAGAAAATCGCGGCGTCCAGCGACGCTTCTGCAACGAATCGGTTGAAAGCAGTAAGAAACCGCGTAGTTTCCGAGCTTGTGTTCACTCGTGTCTATGCGCAAGTACAGGCACAAGTGCCTTCCGGGGAACGGTTGGTGGATGTCGATTTTCTGATAAACACCTTCGGTTGGCTTACGCGCTTTATTTCCTTCATGTTTTGGAAAACACCGTTGGCGTTTCTTTTTCGGCGGTTGGGCTTCAAGAACCCTTACAAGACTTTCGTAGCGATTACCGCACCAGTACAAGCACATCCTCCAACAGATGTTGACATTGCGGCGAGCGAGGGCTAGAATAGCTGTGTGAATTTCCCTTGTTTCGTGCGGAGATGGCATGGCTTTCAGACGACGCAAAGGTGTTATCGCATACGCAAACACTTCAGCCGCTTACGCGGGGTTGGTAAAGTTTGACGGTACCAATTTCCGGGGTTATGACGGGGCTGTGTGGAGACGATTGGACGTGGTTGGTAGCGGCTCTCAATACGCTGTTCCAATATCGGACGGATCGGGAGGTCTCGACTCCGAAGATACTGCGAACGATATTTACTTCCGTTGCTACAACAACACAACAAACGACGGCGCTTTCCGTGTAGGGTACTTCCCTAATGGTTTAGGGACTATCGGACATCGATCTTTTGCCACCGGCCACGATACGGAAGCCTCGGGATGGGCCTCGTTCGCTTGTGGTACTCGCACGAATGCCACAGGGTTATCGGCGTTTGCGTGTGGTGAGAGCACAGATGCTACTGGCGCTAATTCGTTTGCAGGAGGATATAACTGTACCGCGAGTGAGGCACGGGCAGTTTGCCTTGGCTCGCACAGCACAGTCAGCGGTGAGAGCGCGTTTGGCGCAGGTAGCTCGCTCAGCGTTAGCGGTGAGTACTCGGCGGCGTTTGGACGGCACAATACTGTTTCCGGTGACTATTCCTGCGGGATCGGGCAGTATGTGACCTCCGCCTATAACAACGCGCTTATCCTCGGGCAGGGCGTTTCCAGTACGCAGCGGTGCAAGGCACCGGCGGCTTCGACATTTTCCGTTGGTTTCAACAAAGGTAATGTTGACAAGCCGGACTTTACTGTTGCAGAGGGGTACGCTTGTCTCTGGAACGCCAATGAATTCCGTTGGTACGACTCCGATAATTCCAACTACGTTGGGTTTGAAGCCCCTGCTTTGACAGCCGATCAGATTTGGGTCTTGCCCGACTCTGACGGGTCAAATGGGCAGGTTCTAACAACCGCAGGCGATGGTACTCTTTCATGGGAAGACGCTGGGGGCGGTTCCTCTACTGGTTCACAGTATGCAATCCAGATGTCTGATGGCTCTTCAGGCTTCGAAGCCGAGGACACCACGAATGACTTATACCTGCGGTTTTACAATGACACTACGGATTACGGAGCTTTTCGGGCTATGTGGTGTCCTGCATCCGCCTTGGGGTCAATAGGTGCGTACTCCGTTGGTTTCGGAAGGAGTTGTACCGCAACAGGCAGCGGATCGTTTGCGGGAGGCAATGCGTGTGATTCAACAGCGAACCAGTCATTTGCCTATGGTTATTATTCGGATGCGACAAGTGATCGGGCTCTGGCCTTCGGCCACTACGCGATTGCTGCTGGAGAGGTGTCCTGTGCCATAGGGCAGTATGTTGACACAGGGGCTAATGACAATACGTTTGTGTTTGGGAGTGGTACTAGTAACGTCGCGAAACTCACGGCTCCGGGTGCCGACACATTTTCCGTTGGTTTTAACGGCGCACTCGCTTTTACAGTAGCACAAAACTACGCAGCCTTGTGGAATCGTAAGGAGTTGCGCTTCTATGATTCGGGTTCTTCCAATTACGTTGGGTTTGAAGCCCCCGCTTTGACAGCCGATCAGATTTGGGTCTTGCCGGATGCCGACGGCGATGACGGCGACCAGCTTACGACGAACGGGTCGGGTACGTTGTCGTGGGCGGTTGCTTCGGACCGCAGGATTAAGAGTGACATTAGAGCCTTGAACTACGGACTCGAAACCATCTGCGCATTGGAGCCCAAGCGGTTCAAGATACACGATTGGCACGTTGAGGATGACCATTTGGTCGTTGATGAACCACATAGGAAAGAGCAGATCGGACTCATTGCACAAGACGTCTACAAACACATCCCGGAGGTGGTTCATAAGCCGAAGGATGAGGATTGTGAAACGTGGGGAATGAAGCCACAGAAGCTCATCCCCGTGCTTATTCAAGCGATCAAGGAATTAACCGAGCGGGTAGAATTACTCGAACGAGTACAAGCGTAACCAAACCTACAGACGTAGGAGTTCAAAAGACAAAAGGGGGCGATGTGCGCGTACACAAAAGACCTAAGCGGGTCAAGAAACCTGTTAAGAAAGAACCCAAGCGCAAACGCATAGCCAATGACAATTACCAGACGCCGTTGGCGTTGGTTCAGTCCTTCTTCGATGCTTTTCCTCTACAAACCGCACCCGAAAAATTTTTGGAGCCGGGGTGTGGTGATCACGCACCTTTTGCACAAGTGGTTAAGACACGTTGGCCCTCGTGCGAAGTGCGTGGTGTGGATGTTCGAGAGGTGTCCCCTCCAAAAGGGCTGTTCGACGTTTGTGACACCTGCACAGACTTTTTGAAGTGGGCACCCCCGGAATTCAAGTTCGATGTTGTAGCTACCAATCCCCCGTACTCTTCCGAAATTCTTTTGCCTTTCGTTCGTAAGTGCCTTGCTGTTACGAAAGACGACGGCGTGGTGCTACTGCTGTTACGAGCTGCGTGGATGGAGTCTGATTCGCGCCGTAAGTTCCACGAAGAGGAGATATTCCCAAGACACATGGCGTTTGTGTCAAAAAGACCATCTTTTACCGGAGATGGTAAAGTTGACTCAACCCTTTACGCCTTCTTTACTTATGATAAGGCGTGGGATAGACCTCACGGCGAAACCTTCCATTTACTAAGTCCTCCACTTGACAAACCCCGTTGGATGTGATATATTATATATGTTGGCTCTGCATCTCCTCACAGGAGACAGCACCACAAGCTCGTTACGGTAGAAATAGGTCCGCCGCGCCGTTGGTTGCCCGACCAACGGCGTCTTTTTATGTTGACACAACGTCAATGTATTATTTGCATATCACCCCGGCCATGCTGTAAAAAGTAGATTTTATGGTTGCACATGTGTGAATCATGCTGTACACTTCTTGTAGAGGGTTTGAGTCCCGGTGGGGGTGAAGCAGATGCAATGCACATACGCGAGCTATGCAGCTATGCCTGTAACCACGCGAACGCTTTTTACCTTGTCCGAGTTGGTGGAGTTGCGGTGTTGTGACGACCCGCGAGAGGTTCCAATAGGTAAGAACTACGAAACAGAAGCAGGCAAGCGATTAAGAAAACAGCGGCCTCACAGGTTCAAGGGCAAGCGAATCAAGCCCGGAGGGATGAAAAACCTCCGATATTCCTCTGACCGGGATAAAAAAATAGAAAATGCTTGACACGGGCTGATTCATGCGGTACACTTTGGGTAGACAATCAAGGGGGGCTAATGCCTATAACCAAAGTGTTCTGTGACATTGATGGTGTCCTTTTGGACACCCCACGGGCGATGCTCAAAGCGCATGGACGAGAAGACCTCTACGATACGTGGCCGAAGGGGGAGTGGTCTGCTGAGAAAGTGCTCGGGCTGGATTCCAGTACTTTTTGGAAAGTCATTGATGCCGCGGGAGTTGACTTTTGGCGTTACGTTCCTGAATACCCGTGGGCGCGTCTTTTATGGGAGACGTTGATTGAGAGTGACTACGAGTTTGCCTTTCTCACATCCCCTTCGTGGGACGTAACTTCCCTTGTCGGGAAAAAGCTCTGGTTAGAGGATGTTTTTGGGCGAGACTTCCGTGATTTCATCATAACCAACAAAAAACACTTGTGCGCAAGCCCAACGGCTCTTTTGATCGATGACAAACCCGCCAATGTTTTCAACTTTCGTTCGCACGGTCACGCGCTCCTCTTCCCACAGCCGTGGAATGAGGGTGCAGAGTGGTGGACACACGACTCTCCTGCGAAGGTTGTAGAGCGGGTTATGAGTGTGATCAAGGCTACCGGCCACCAATAGGGGAGATACACATAATGAGGTTTACGGATAAGACCTTGGGCCAGCAAACCTTTGATACAACCACAAGCGACGCAGACATCTATGAGAGCGTTGCCAAACCTCTCATGCGGTTGGCGAAGAAGGAAGGTGCTCAAATCCTTACAACCACTCAGGTGGGTCGGCTCGAACGCATTGCGTACCTGCACATCCCCGGTGTGGTTCAAGCGCCAGTTTACAACCTTGCTGTCTACCCCGAGGCGGGTTCGTCCCCTGAATACAAGCGGCGGGTCCGGGTGTATAAGCAACAACGACATTTGCTTGTTCCGGTGTACCGTCGTTTGACTGTGCATTACACGTTACACGGGAAGCCTGAAGTCGTCTTTACTTCCGAGGATTCCGACGATTGGCAGGATCACAATTTGGTGTACATGGCGGCGCAACTACTACTCGATGGAAACATGGTATGGGTTGACCCGGACGTGGACACTTTTCAACGCAAACGTAAGAAGGTCGGGGCGAATGCTCCTTGTCCTTGCGGTAGTGGAAAAAAATTCAAGAAGTGTTGCAGGCGGTAACATACTTTTTTCAAGGAGGTTACAATGCAGAAGAGAGAGCTAATTGAAGGTATTGCTGTCCGCGCGGACACAACAAAAGTGGAAGCGGGCCGAATGCTCGATGCTTTCGTCGATGTCGTGACCGAGGCATTGGCTGAAGGTAGGCGTGTGCAGATTGTTGGTTTCGGGGCATTCGAGGTGCAGGAGCGGAAAGCGCGAGCCGGACGGAATCCTCACACAGGTGAGACCATGCAGATTCCGGCGACTACCGTGCCCAAGTTCCGACCGGGCAAAACACTCAAGGACAGCGTCGCGGGTTGATCTTGCAAATTCCTCCCCTTCTCTAAGAGTGTAGCGGAGGGGAGGTTTTTTGTGTACTTAACCACAGCAACCGCAGTTTTTAAGGGGGCAAAATGGACGTTGAAGTAATCGCGCTAACACCAAACGCTGAAGAGGTCATTGAGGAGTGCGGACGAACAGCGTACTTGTCATTCGACAAACAGACTTCCCATCCCATCTTCAAGCTCCGTTTCATTTCGTCAACATCGAATGAGGAGTCAGCGTCGGTGGAGCGACCGTTGTTACACCAACTACTGTGGGAAAACTCAGAACACAGAGATATATTGGTGGACAGCGGTGTGGTGTCCGCTAAGGTGTCGTGGGTTATTGCAGACCTTGAGGCCCTGTTGGGGAAGCAACTTGCGCACGACGGGCGTGTTTACGAGATTGTAGCCGCGTACAGAGACTCTGCGGAGAAATTCATTCGCATGGTCATAAAGCGTGGGCATGAATCCGTTCTCGAGCACGCTTCCGCGACGGTGCGCGTTCGCGGCGGGTCGCGTGCGTTCACACACCAATTCGTGCGTCACCGGTTGGCGAGTATTACACAGCAAAGCCAGAGGTACGTCAACGAAGATAGCTTCCGCTACGTTACACCCCCAGCAATTAAAGAGCGCCCTGAAGCGTTGGAGCTTTTTACAGCCCACATGGATGCAACGCGGGACTTGTACATACGTTTGCAGGATATGGGGTTGAAAAACGAGGATGCTCGCTTTGTTTTGCCTAACGCGACGTGCTCGGAGATTACGTTCACCACAAACTTGCGGGAGTGGCGGCACATTTTCAAACTACGCGGAGAGAAGCACGCCCAATGGGAAATTCGCAGTATGGCGCTTGATCTTCTCGAAGCGTTCCATATTCTTGTGCCCTCGGTTTTCTGCGATATGGTTGTAGATCGGGAGCGCGGTGTAATCGTCCATAAACCCCTCTAACAGAGGTTTTGAGATGGAGTTTATTTACGTCACAAAACGCCAGTTCATTTTTGGCCACGGTTGTGCTCCTAATGGGTTTTCCCGCGGTAACGTGTATCCCCCGTTGGGTATTATGTTCTTTATCGAGCGCGATTACGCGGAGCATGACCCTGCGTTCAAACAAATCATACCGTACACCCTTGTAGCAAATACTAAACGGCAGGTGTTGCGGATGACTCGCAAGAAAGGCGGTGGTGAGGCGCGTCTCCACGGCTTCCACAGCATTGGTGCCGGAGGGCACATCAATCCGGGGGATCAGTCCGAGCAACAGACACCGTTTGATATTATTCACTACGGGATACAGCGAGAGTTGAGGGAAGAGTTGTCACTCGCGGCTCCTTACGTTGGGGGTGAGCCCGTTTTGTTAGGTACCTTGAATGATGAATCTAATGCTGTGGGGCAAGTTCACTTTGGGTTGGTTCACCTCGTTGTAGTGGAGCCCGGAAACGTGGCGGTTGCGGAACCGGAAACCCTTTCCGCAGAATGGCTCTCTATGGAGGCTTTGTGGTCGGAGTGTAGAGCCAAACCAGAAACTTACGAAGTGTGGAGTCGCATGATTTTGGAGGCTGAAGGTGTCCAAGGCGACATAGCTTTTGTATTACAGAACCTTTAAGGAGGACATAGTGCAACCACAGAACCCTGAACCACAACAATTAAGACCCGATCAACAAGTCGGTCAAATCTGTCAACAGGCTTTCATGATGCTCAATGAGTTATCAAAAACTCTACCCATGTTGATAGGCGTCCTGCGTTCACCTCAATTTGATGCGTACTTAGGACTCAAGAGCAACGTGCGCAACGACCTGCACAAGGGCGTTATTATGATGGCGTTGCATACTGAAAACGTCATAAACGAGCTTCCTGCCACCGATGAAGGACTCGCAGACGCCGCAGAGAAACTGAAAAAGACTACGGACCCCACGCTTCACAGCCGTATTGACGATGCGGTAGCTCTGGCCAAGCGGTTTCGAAGGGTTGAGGCGGTGGCTTCGCACGAGGAAGAAACACCGCCAGAGCCCACACAAACCCCAACAGAGGCTTCAGAGGGCGTAACTGATACCCTTGTGATTAAGGAAGAGAGGAACGAGACTGATGGGGAACCCGAAACCGGATCGGAAGAAGAACGAGACAGCGAGGGTAGTGACCGATCCTAAACACAAGCGGTTGTACAAGTGTGCTGGCGACGGGTGTAAGCGCATTGTGACAGAACAGACAGCGTATTGGTGTGAGCAGGAGCGCTATTGCGGCAGTTGTGCAATAAAGAAGCCCGGTTACGATTGGGATTACGACGATGCCGGACCCCATAACCCTGACTGTGCTTACTACTTGCTGTTGGAAGACGTGGATTGGAGTATGGTGATGCCGCAGAGCAAAAAGCTTTTTCGAACGGACTGTGCAGATTGTGAAACAGTCACCGTTTGGTGGGAGAAGGAAACGGTTGAAGAAACAGAAGCGGCAAAACGGGCTTGCCCCGAGTGTCACTCTTCGAACATACGTGTTTACCTCGATAATCGTTGTATGCGCCATACTGCACCTGCTCCGCGAGGGCCTGCACAACAAACCCCGCATACACCCGTACAAAAGCAACTGACTACAGGAGGTTTGGCGGATTATGCTGGTGTGAGTTTCACCATGAAGGTGGAGATCAACGGCGGGAAGAAGATGGAGATAACCAAACACACCAAACCTGTAACTGCCCCTACTCCGGTTGTGTGCAACCCGGACTGTCCCGCGTGTTTGTATGATGAAGACCGCAAGTGTCACACCTGCGCAGTTTTGTCTTTTGCCGAGGTGACGCCTTTGCAGGACGTTTGCAAGCCGGGGAGAGACGAAATCCTCCGTAGACTACAAGTGGCAGAGGCTGAGGATTGACATTGTGTCAATAGCTGTGCAGGAAATCCTCCGAAAGTTGGAAACAGCCAAGCAAGCAGGAGCGTTCTGATGACTATGCTAACGAGGTGCTCGATCTGTGGCGAGTTGGCCAAATGTTGCGGAGGGGTTTGCACAAAGTGTTCAAGCCAGATCGCTGCCGACGGCGCGGACGAGCGACTGGTCAAGATTCTCAGGGAGTTCAAACGGCGTACCACTCTTCTCAAAGAGATTACAGGTGTAGTCAACGCCTTGTTCGACTTCGAGATTGATCCCTTTATCGAAAACGGCCCCGAAGCAGACGCTGGGGAGTGGATAAGTCTCATGAATGAGGTCCACGGCCTATGCGAAGAGTACGCGGAGAAAGAAGCGGCACAGGAGGCCGCCGCAAAGCTTAAAAAACAAAACGAAGCCTGTGCCGAGTCAGAAGCCCAAGACTCCGAAGAACTACGTCCACAGGGCGTGGGTGTGCCTGAGAAGTGTCAGGGGAGCGGCTTCCTCAGCCAGAAGATCAACGAAATCATCACATGTCTTGAGCGCTGGGAAGAGCGTTTAGGCGAAAGCTGAAAAAGCAGGAGGTAGTATGAAATTGGTAAGCAAAGCGGTTGGCGCGTACACCCCACTTTCAGAAACAGGGGCAAAGCTGGCACAGATGAGCGTGGAACAAGGGGGTTGGCGGGAGTTCGTGGAGCCGCACGAGGAAGTAAGTTTGCTCTCACCTTCGGCAGTAGCACTTATTCTTGAGAATACAAAAAGGACGTTACAGCAGAGGGGTCCAAGCATTATCGAGTTGCAGGAAGCAGATAAACAGTTTGGAGGTCTAACGCCGGAACAGATTTTTGATGTCACCACCCGTGTTTTAATGTTAAGTCCTCTAGCTGCTCTGTTCTCGATCCAGCCTACAGTAAGGCCGTGGTATGCACCGGTAGTCTACGCGACGTACCGGACCTATCAAAGCGAGACGGGCGAACCGAGTGTCGATTTGGGAATCGGAAGCGATAACATAACAACCCGACAGACACATCTAAGACCGCCACAGGGTAAATCTTTGGAAACCGTGAGCACCGACAGTCTAGTTGAGTTAGTTGGACGGTGCGTGTTCGAGGAAGCACTTCGAGGTATCGGGAAGCGCGACTTTGAGACGGGGAACGACATGGTCTCTGTGTTGGAGGGTGCGCAAAGTAGTCTCTGCATCCGAACACGTCATACGTGCGGGCATTGGGCCCTCGCTTGTCCAGAGGTTTGCCTCCAAATCCAAGACGCTTTTGGCGAGCGGTTCATCCCATCAGAAAGTCCCGGCGACCTCACATCAGACAGTTGGTGTAGTCTCGCGGGTGTGATCCCGGACCTTGGCTTGCGTATTTACCGAGACGAGAATAACGTAGGGGATGGTGTCTTGGTCGGTGTTAATGATCAATACAGCCTTAAGGCGTCGTTGGTGTTAGGAGTATATACCGTCTTTCTGCCAACGTGGACCTCATTCCCGCAAGGGGACTGTTATGGTAGTGCCTGTATGGGCGTCCAAGCGCCGCTAGGTTACAGCGCCGCTAGGTGGAGTCCTCCTGCATAAATTGCACCACGCTGGGGTAGCTCAATTGGCAGAGCGCCGGTTTTGTAAACCGGGGGTTGTGGGTTCAATTCCCATCCCCAGCTTTGACACGCTTGAAAGGTAAGCAACATGGGAGAGCGTTTGGTAAGGTACTGCGATTACTGCGGCGCAGAGGAAAACGTCATGCGTCACTTGGTGGAGGTGGAAGCTTGGTCTTATGGGGTATGTTTTCGTTGTAATGTTGATGTGTGCAGTAAGTGCCAATCCAAAGCCAAGATACCTCCCTTCGTAGTAACTGCAAAAAAACTTGGGCGTGCGGCAATTATTCGTTCAAACAGACGTAGACGCCCGAGAGAGGTCAATACTTCGGGGTGTACAGCGTGCGACACCTCGAGCACACAGCCCTTAACATTTGAGGACATGTGAGCCATGCGACTGACTTCACAAAAAGAACCCGAATCCTACTCGGGACTCCTTTACTCTTTCTTTCTCATAGAAGGGCTACCTCAAGTTTACGTCGTAACTTCCGACTTCTCACCCTTGCCATTTCGTTACATCGAGGTGGACGCAGATCGCTTGCTTAAAGGTTTGAACGTCGTGGAGTTCTATGCAGATCACGACGAGGCAAATGAACGTGTCGATGCAGTCAAAGTGAAACACAGAGCCGCGAGCCTTATCGTTCTATCTCCCAAAGGCCAAGGTATTTGCGGTCGGCTTTGTAGGGCTGTTAAGCGAGGTGGCCGATAGGAGGTTGTCAACGGTGTGCTTTAACGATGTTTTGAATACCGTAGTCAATGGAGATTGCTTGGAGGTTTTGAAGCGTCTTCCTGACGCTTGTATTGATGCTTGTGTAACAGACCCGCCATATGGATTATTTTTTATGAGTAAGGATTGGGATCACGGCGTGCCGGGGGAGACTTACTGGAAAGAGGTTCTCCGTGTACTCAAGCCCGGCGGACATCTACTGGCCTTCGGAGGGACCAGAACGAGCCATCGGCTGACATGTGCAATCGAAGATGCGGGTTTCGAAATCCGCGATTGCATTATGTGGCTGTATGGCTCTGGTTAGCTTCCCCAAAAACCATGACATTGCGAAGGCGATTGACAAGGCGGGAGGTCGGTCGGCTCTACACCTACAAGCGAGAAAAGAGCTGGCTAAAGAAATACGGATGTGCCGCGAACAAGCGGGTGTGTCGCGCCGGGAATTGAAGGGGTGGTTCCCTCAGTACGGTTATGTGACAGACAACTGGGAAAGAACCGATCACGGCTTTCGTGTTCCGTCTCTTGAAGCATACAACATCCTTGTTGATCGGTTGGGAGTGTCGCCAAAGTGGAGGGACAGAGTTCGAGCAGAGGACTTGCGCCTCACACGAAGAGGCGTCAAGACTGATAGACGGGGCGACGGGACGATCTACGGGTTGGCACACAGCGGGAATGTATACGAAGCCTCCACCGACGCTGCCCAGCTTTGGGACGGATGGGGGACAGCACTCAAACCAGCATGGGAAAGCGTGATTGTGGCGATGAAACCGCTCGATGGGACATACGCTCAAAATGCGCTTGAGCATGGTGTAGCTGGTCTGAACATTGACGGGTGTAGAATCAACCCCGGATCACCCGTTCCGGGCGGCGGTCGTAATTTCAATGCGTGGCGAACGGCGGAAGGTCGAGAAGATCGTCCCGAGACAAACGCGATACCGACAGGAGCCCACAAACAAGGTCGTTGGCCAGCCAACATAATTCTCACACACCACCCAGCGTGTCGTTGCAGAGGGACTACACAAGTGAGAGGTGACAAACGCGCAGGAGGCTCAGGAAAGCGTCCGGGCGGCTTTGCCAACGTGGGAGCCGAAAAAGGCGGAAAAGAACCGTGTGGCCCTTGTCACGGCGACGCTGACGGCAAAGAAACGGTGGAGGTGTGGGAGTGCCACCCTGATTGCCCGGTACGTCTGTTGGACGACCAGAGTGGTGTCACACAATCAGGTGCTATGAAGCGCAAGGTTGGCGGTTACAGTAGTGATGGCATAACAGGGTTTATTCGTGGTGAGGGCGGTCCACATAACCAACATGGCGACAAGGGTGGAGCATCAAGATTTTTCCAGCAATGTGATCCCGACGTCGAACCCTCGTGCGCTAACTGTGCATGGCGAGAAGCGGACGGTACGTGTGATCCTCCTTTGACTAAACAGCAAAGCGAGGGCATGTTCAAGAAGGTGAAGGACATGGACCCGTGCCCGTACCATTCGCAGAACACAACGCGGTTCTTCTATTGTGCCAAGGTAAATAAAAAAGAGCGCACAGACAATGGCCGCGTAGTCAACAAGCATCCAACAGTCAAGCCGCTTGCACTTATGGAGTATTTGTGCAAATTGGTACGGACGCCGACTGGCGGGATTATCCTCGATCCGTTTGCCGGTTCAGGAACAACAGGGCTCGCGGCTCGTAGTGTGGGTTGCGACTTTGTGTTGATTGAGAAAGAGTTGAACAGCGCTCGCGTGGCACAGAACAGAGTGCAGGTTCCGCTTGTGCGTTTCTGTTAGCCCCCGGTAGGGAGGGAGAGATGTTTCACCACAACAAACTGGCCAAAGACATTCACCACGAATGTTCTGAATGTCTATGGAACCGGGAAGGTAAGTGTCCCGTAGGTTCTTGTGACTGTCGGGAGGTTAGGCTTTACAAGCGCACCGACTGGACACCCAACAATGAATGGATAGAGGAAAGGTTACGCCAAATAGAGGCGGAACTTACGACTCTCCGGTTAGAGATGTCCACACGGCCAGCCGATACACGCCTGCGCATTCCAAAGCTTGTTTACGATTAGTCTCGAGGAGGTCGTATGAAAAACGCAGGTGAGGAGAAGTTTGCGTGGAAATACCCCGAACACCTGACCGAAGTGGTTGAATCTTACGATGCAGAGGTTAAGGGCGAGGCTGCAAACGGGGCGGATTGGTATGTTGAATTTATAGGCCCTGAAGGGGTCGGCGTAGTGTGTCAAATAGCCAAGGCCAGATTTGAGTCCCTACCACACGCTGTGCAGGTAGGTACGCACTTTTGGATTGTATTTTATAGGTACAAGGGTGGTCGGTGTCGTGCGGCCCTATGGCCAGTTGCGCGTTACTGGCACGAGAGTTGGGGCAACAAAGCGGGATCAAAACACGGGCAGGAGGCGCGGCATGACTGAAAAGGGACATACAGAGGGGCCAGTTGACCTTGATCAGGTTTCGGCTGACAGCGGTCATCCCCGCGCTGTACAACCTGAGATGCAACGGAAGGTCGAGGAAGTGTTGCAGCGCTACGGTGTTGCATCCCGCTATCATACGGCCACAAACCAATGGGCTATCAGCAAGGGGATAGCTAAACCTGATAGGGTCTGTTTCCTGCGGTCGTACAAGTGTGTCGGGTGTAGCAAGTTCGTCCTTGGGTTCCTCCCATCTGCGGGTGTTGAGATTTTGAATGCAAGCGCGGGGTTGGACAATCTCCAACGAATGAGCCGTGTGGTTCAATGCTTGCAAGAATTAGAGGCTCTTGACGCAAAGCTGGTGATACCAAGCACACAAGAGGGTTCGGAATGATTCTCCATGACATAAAAAACACCGTAGTCAACGGAGACTGCTTGGATGTCTTGAAGCGGCTCCCGGACAACACATTCACCGCATGTGTCACCGACCCTCCCGCCGGAATCTCATTCATGGGCAAGCAATGGGATTCAAACAAAGGAGGTAGGGACAAATGGATTGAGTGGTTGACACTTGTTATGGGGGAAGTCCTGCGGGTTCTAAAACCCGGCGCACATTGTCTGTGTTGGGCGCTCCCTCGCACGAGCCATTGGACCGCTATGGGATTAGAGGACGCAGGTTTTGTTGTAAGGGATTGTGTTTACTACGTTACAGGACAGGGGTTCCCCAAAAACCATGACATCTCAAAGGCACTAGACAAGGCCGCTGGTGCGGAGCGGGAGGTGATTGCTAAAGTTCGAAGGAAAGGTGGTGGCACAGAGCACCTCAATCGTAGTAACGCCAAAGATCACAACTATCGTCCGGGGGAATACCAAAAGGGCGAGAACGTGCTGGACATCACCGCCCCCGCCACTCACGCTGCCCAACTTTGGGATGGCTGGGGGACGGCACTCAAGCCATCCGTAGAATGTTGGTGGCTTTGCATGAAACCGCTCGATGGAACATACGCACAAAACGCACTTGAGCATGGTGTAGCTGGCTTAAACATAGACGGATGTAGAGTGGATGGTCCGGGTTGGGTTAGGCAGGATGGTGCCTCTGGCGCTGGTTTTATGTCGGATAAGTTTATGGGGCTAGTGGGTAAGGGTGATCCTACTGCACAAGGAGGGTTGCGTGCTTCCAAAAAAGGCCGCTTCCCCGCCAACCTGATCCACGACGGGAGCGCTGAGGTTCTACAACACTTCCCGAACACAAAAAGCGGGTTCATGAAGAAAGGGACGCGCAGGCAGATGTCCGAGAGTGCTGGAAAGAATGTGTACGGGGAATGGAAGCCTGATACGGTCGCGACGGACACGTTCGGGGACGAAGGTAGTGCTGCGCGGTTCTTTTACTGCGCGAAAGCCTCACGAAAGGAACGCACAGACGATGGTCGTGTAGTCAACAAACATCCAACAGTCAAGCCGCTTGCACTCATGGAGTATTTGTGTAAGCTCGTACAACCTCCCGAGGGCGGTTTGCTTTTGGACCCGTTTGCCGGTTCAGGAACAACAGGACTTGCGGCCCAGCGTTTGGAGTACGACTTTGTGTTAATTGAGAAAGATTTGGGAAGTGCAAAAATTGCACAAGCACGAGCAAGAATTCCGCTTGTACGTTTGGGGGTGTGACACAATGTCAAAAATACGTGTAGCAGACAACGAAGCGCAACAGACGGATTTAACAGGGTACAAAATCGTAAGTCTTTACACTTACAGTAATAAAGGTGTTCTCCACCTCATAACCGAAGAGGAAGTGGGGGTGGGGGATCGGGTGACTACAACCTGTTATCTCACAGGGAAAATAAGAAAGATTCTCCCTGTGAGCGAAGAAACGCGAAAAAAACTTTGCAAGAACTGCCTTCGTAAGGTATAATGAAGAAACACACATTGTTCAGGGGGCTGTGATGGCATCGCGACATGACAAACCGGTTAAACTGACTGGGGGCAGCAAGATGGACTACTCTTCCGATCTTTATGCTGAGATCAAACTCGGTGACACGACGCTGGTACGGGTATTTTGTGGTGTTACCGCAGATCACTTTCGGGCGTTGGTTGAGGCAGGGGATGCCGTCGCGCTGGAAAATGCGGTTGATAGTGCGGTGGATGCGTTGTCGCATGTGGTAGTGGAGAATGAGGGCTACACGGCGCGGAGCTTGACCCTTGCGTTGGCTCGGTTGTCGGGTGCTCAAGAGGCCGATGGAGAAGACAATGGCGGGTGAAGCCTTTGATACACACGGCTTTAGACCGGGCGACCGCGTTCTCTTCACGTTTTTTGACCGGGCCTCGGGGGAGGTAGTAAGACGATCAGGTACCCTCGTGGGGCGTGCAGGCAAAAGTAAGGTATGTTGCCAAGTCAAAGATGCTGACGGCAAACTGCACGTTGACCGGTACGATAACCTTCACCGCGCTAAAAAACGGATTAGAAAACCGAAGAAACCGAAGAAACCAAAAAAGCCACAGAAGGTCGTAAAACGCATCGGCAAACGACCGGGCAAGAAACGCATCATAAGACCCAAGAAAACAACGTGAGCTACGGCTGTGCGCGTTTTGTGGAACAAACATGAAGGAGGTAGTCATGGGTTACAATGTTAAACCAGACCTTGCGGATGTGTGGTCTTCTCGTGTGAAAGCAGCAATTCGCGAGAGCCTTGTTGAAACGATGGACGAAGACACTCGGAACCAGATAATCCAGCAAGAGATCGAAGAATTCACCAAGCCCCGCAAAAAAGGCGGTGAGAGCAAGCCTTCACTTTTACGGGAAATGATCAAGGAAGAGGTGCGAGACTACTTCAAGGAAGCTGTTAAGGAGTACTTGGATAGCGAAGGTACGAGTGGGGGTGCGAGCGTTGGCAGTTGGGGTAGCGAAATTGTGTCACAAGCCGCCAAAGAGCTGTTGGAGGAGCACGGACAGTTGGTTATACGTTCTTTAATGGAGCACGTTATCCAATTTGTCGTAGATAGAATGCGCCAAACCTTTCAGGAACGCACTTATTGACCGTGATTGCATGTGCGCCTAAATTTTTTTCTTGCTTTTTCTTGACAAAACTCGCTCCACCGGGTAAACTAAAAATAAAAAAGGGGGTGTGCATGACTACCACAAGACAAAAACACGCGAGCGTAACGGTGAGGATCAGAGGGGCTTTGGCGTGTTTCACACGACCCGAGGGGAAGGCTGAACGAGTATCCTACGAGGTGCCGACACCGTCTGCACTACGCGGTGCTCTGCGGGCTATCCTCGGGAAGCCCGAATTCATTTGGATAATCACCAGCATTGCGGTGTTGAAACCCATCAAATGGCAGAGCTTTGCGACGAACGAACTCCTCAATAAAGTTGCTCCGCGCACGGTAAAGCGGTGGATGGGCGACCCCTCCACCTACCGACCACAGCCGGGCGGTGCGGGACAAGCGAGGCACACAACAAACCGCACAGGGCGAATCTTGCGGGACGTTGACTACATTGTGACGGCATATCCGAAGGTTCATCGAGCGGACAAACAGAGCAGACCGACCAAATACAAGGAGATGTTCCTGCGTCGCTTACGGGAGGGGCAACAGTTTCACCAACCGTACCTCGGATGTCGAGAGTATGCCGCAAACATAACGTGTCTGACAGGCGATGAAGGCACCCCCATTCCTGTCACGAAGGATTTGGGGACAATGTTGTACGGCATCGTCTACAGGGAAAACGGCCACAACACGCCCGTGTTCTACCGAGCGGTCATGCGTGATGGGGTCATCAATACAGACCCCTTCGTGGTTTTGGACAGGAAGGCGTGGGGGGAATTGCGATGTATTTGAAGGCTTTGTGTGCCTATGCGGAAAGCAACCTGTCTGACGAGTTGAACAACCCAGCGTTTGAAGAGGGTTTGGTACACTTCGTAGTTGCTCTCGATGCAAAAGGCGGGCTTGTGGACATTATGCCTTTTGAAGATATTGCACCGGAAGGTCAAACAACCCTTTCAGCCCCCAAATCTCCGCACCACAGGTCCGGCGGGTTGTACCCACTACCGGGGTGCGACGCGGTGCAGTATATTTTGGGGGCGGACCCCGCATGGACACCGGAAGGTAAAGAGCGAAATCACAACGAACGTCACGTTGCCTCGGTTGAATTGTGGAATACAATCGCAGACGTTACCGACGATCCAGCGGTTAAGGCGTGTGTGGCGTTCTATGCGGACCCCGAAGTGGTCAAAAAGGCCAGAGAGTTAGCTGTTGAACGAGGTGTTGTAGCCAACAATCGGTTGGCGTTATACTGCGCAATCCCCGGAAGCACTTCACCTGAACCTGTGGTCGAGCGTGAGGCCCTGCGACAGTATTGGGCAGATTACTACGAGGAGGGTGTTTTCGAACGCCACGCTTCCGCGGGGCACGGATACTGTATTGTGACGGGGGAGTATGGACCGTTGTCGCGGACGCACGATAAAATCAAACATTGCACCAATATCGGGGGTATGCCTTCGGGTGTATCGCTCATATCGTTTAATCGTGCGGCGTTCGAGTCGTTTGGATGGAAACAAAATCAAAACTGCCCGATGAGCATACGAGCATCCAAAGCGTATGTTATGGCGTTGAACGATCTGCTCCGGTACAGGTCCGAGAAAGAGGTGCGAACGCGATACAATATCCGGGGCGCGGCACTACTGTGCTGGACCGACGAACCTGTTTTACACCCTCCGATGGAGTTCGTGAACAACCCCGACCCGGACATTGTAAGTGCTGTTCTGGATGCTCCGAAGCAGGGTTTGACGTTGTGTCAAGTTTTTGGTGCAGGAACAGAATCGGAACCACTACCACAGGTTACGGATTTGCGCTTTCACTCACTTACCGTTACAGCGAACATGTCCCGCATGATCGTGCGGCGGTACGATGACAACACCATAGGGGAGATATACGAAAACGTGTGGCAATGGTTCCACGACGTGCGAGTTCAGAGCCCCTACAGCGGACGCTTTGTTCGAGCGCCCGCATTGTGGAAACTACAAAAAACACTTGCAGACCCCGCAATGGAGGGTGCGGCGACAAAAGGTAAAAGTCCAGAGGACCACATCCAGCAGAGTTTGGTGTGGCGGGCGCTGTTCAACGAACCGCTCGACCGACGAGTGCTCTCACGGTTGTTGGAAAGGATTTTTTGTACTGACCCTATGCAGAGGGCGTCACAGAAACTTGCACTTCTGCGGGTATGTTTGAATGATTTAGAGGAGGGCAACGTGGAAGCGCAATTGGACCACAACAATAACCACCCCGCCTACCTGTGTGGGCGTTTGCTGGCTATCTACGACACTTTGCAGTACAAAGCCATTTTCAAGATACAGCGGACGGTTGCCGAGCAGTTTTTCCGTAACGCCGCGGTCGTACCGGATCAAGCTTTTTCCGAGATGAACCCGAAGGCTCGCTACCACATTGCGAAACTCAAGAGATCACGCAACCCCGCGATTGTGGCGGCAGGCCACGCGATTGACCAGCGGGTGACAGACGTAATGAATCGAATAGAGCGGTTCCCGACACAGCAAAGCCCGGAAGATCAGGCGCTTTTCGCCGTCGGTTTTTACCACCAAAAAGCCCATGATCGACAGCAGGCAGAGGAAGCTATCGCCAGAAAGGAGGCCGAAACGGAAACTACCGAAAGCCAGTAACACTCGCACATGTGCGCGGATTGAAAGACACAAAGTTGAGCCGATCATGGAGGACATGACAACACTCGTACATGTGCGCGGATTGAAAATAAAGTAACGCTTGGACATGTGCGCGGATTGAAAAACTGCAAGCTGGATGAGCGTCCATTGGTAACACTCGCACATGTGCGCGGATTGAAAAAAGGAAAAGCGGTCAGGTGGTAACACTCGCACATGTGCGCGGATTGAAAGACAGGATCAGACCGATAGTTTATCACAGCAACACTCGCACATGTGCGCGGATTGAAAGGGAGAGACGGATCATACCGGGTAACACTCGCACATGTGCGCGGATTGAAAACATTCTGCCACAGCCCATCGCATGGGTGAGGTAACACTCGCACATGTGCGCGGATTGAAAACTGTGAAGGGTTCAAATCCAACACTCGCACCAACAGTAACACTCGCACATGTGCGCGGATTGAAAACGGGTTATGTTGAAAAAAAAAGGTTGAAACAAACAAAAAACGAAAGGATCACAAAATGGCAGACGCCAAACGTGACAAGGTAGTTGACCGGCGGTACGATTTTCTCATCATGTTCGATTGTGTGGACGGAAACCCCAACGGTGATCCCGATTTCAACAACGCTCCACGGACGGACCCGGAAACATTTCAAGGGCTTGTTTCCAACGGAAGCCTGAAGCGCAAGATACGGGACTTTCACTACTACAAGCACTCGCAAGGCGGTAAAGTCGAAAAGGGGCAGGACATCTTCGTGCTGGCGGGGCACGCTCTCGAGAGTCGTCAGAGGATGTCCTACGATAATTTGAAAATCGACCCCGAGAAAGCCACAAAGGACGACATTGCGCAGGCGCGGGATTGGATGTGCGCAAACTTTTTCGATGTACGGGCGTTCGGTGCGGTAATGAGCACTACGGCGTTCAACAACGGACAAGTTACAGGGCCGGTACAGATAACAGATGCTCGGTCGGTGAGCCGTGTTCTGATCAAAAACCACATGATCACGCGGGTGGCGTACACTACGCAGGAGAAAACGGACTCGCACAAAAGCGAGACGGAGATGGGTTCCAAGTACACGATCCCTTACGGTTTGTACGTCGCAGAAGGTTTCGTCAACCCCATGCTCGCCGCAGACACAGGCTTTACCTACGCCGATTTGGATGCTCTGTGGGAAGCCATCATCCACATGTTCGACCTTAGCCGGTCGGCGGGGCGAGGCCGTATGTCTACACGTCGGTTGTTTGTGTGGGAGCATGCCGACACCTTGGGGAATTGCCAAGCGTTTCACCTGTTCGAGGCCGTGCAGGTGGCGTTGAAAGACGATGTTCTTTCCCCGCGAGTTTTCACGGACTACATGATAATGGTCCCCGAAAAGTGGCCTGCTGGCGTGACCTTCATGGACAAGACGGAACAGGTGGAGTGGGACTAGCGTTTCCCCTCAGAAGAGTGTGGCTTGAATTGGAGAGGGGGCGCGGCGAAAGCTCCGAAAGAGGTTGAATACGGGACGGCACATAGTAAAATACCTTCTACGCTAAACCATTTACGTGGGAGGTATTTTTTATGAAGGCCCAACCCAAATGCACGCTGTATTCAGGCAAACGTCTGCGTCAAGCTCTTGAAGAAGGCCGCTTGGAGGCGGACCTTGTGGACAAGCTCGACGTTTCTCTCTATGATCGCATCGCTGACATGCGGGACAGGCTTGACCTTCCCACTACAATCACGGGCGAGACGGTTGCACATCCGGCGGCATATATTGATCTGATCACGGAGACAGCGGTTGCTTTGGGGAGCGTCGATGCTCGTGAGTTTGCCAAGAAATTCATAGAGAAGGACGCCACGTACACCAACTCTGACACCGGCATGGCCGCTCTGGAATTTGAAACCTTTCTTTTAACCAAGCGTCGTGACCTGTATGAGAAATTCGTGGAGACGCAGGTACGCCCCGGAAGTAGTTCCTTCCTCGCTATTTTCGAGGGCAAGTGGTCTGATATGGAGTTTGAGCGTCTGAGAAGCACTACGAGCAGCATCGCAACCTTCGATATGCTGGTGAATGGTGGTTCGGTGGCTCCCGAAGACGGGGTGGTGTCTGATGTGGTTATCCTTGAAGGCAAGCCCGTCAAGGGTGGACGTCCCGGACCCGCGACAAAAAAGAAAGACAAAGGTAGCGAAGAGGAGGAAGAAGACAAGAAGCCAGAAAAAGAGCCGGAGTTGGCGAAAGACACCATGAAGAAATATGAGGAGGCCGTGGTTGAAAAGGTGCTCGCTGGCAAGCTTGTGGAGCACCTCTTCGACGTGGATTTGGAACAAGCACAGCTTCATCGTATAGGTGGTCGAATCAGGGTGGTGGCAGAGGATGCCCAAAAGGTTCGATGGGTGACTACGGACGCAGAGAATTGGACACCGCTTACAGAAGACATAGAGCGTCTGCGGGAGCGGTTTGACTCAATGTCAAGCACGCAATTGACTCGTGCAAAGGCTCGCATTTGTGAAAGTCTGTACGACAGGTCTGATCTTGTTGCGTTGTATGAAGCCAAGGCCAAGAAGTTCCCCAAGAAGTACTACTTCAAGACGAAACACCGTCGCAAACAAGGGCTTAAAAAGAAGTACACCGTGAAAGAGTTGGAAAAGCTCTTGGCGCGATACAAACCCGCGTTACGCAAGGCGTTGAAGCCCGTGGCTGATCGACTTGCCCAGTCTGGAAACATTCCCGACACGATCAAGTTGGGTGGTTCCTTCCCCGTTATTGTGGCGGTGGAAAAAACGAACACTACGAAAACCGGAGGGCAACCCGACACAGCGGTGCTTGTGGCTTACGTTGAACCACAAAAAGACCCCGGTTATGGTCCGGGCGTCGGGCTCCCACATCTGCGCGTTGAGTTCCTTGTGAGAGCTACCGGCGAGATGTACAACACCATGACGGTGGAGACTCGTGGCTTCGGTGTGGAGCAGGGGAAACCTTTCGCAACCTATACGGTGCAGGCCAACGGCAAATGGCAGGACAAGCTTGGCGATTGGATGGTCATGCCGAGCGAGAAGTCCATCAAAGCCGTTCTGAAAAAGTACATTCACAGCCTGTCGAAGTTGACGAACAAAGTTGTCACCGAGTGGGGTGATTACGTCGGGGCTTCTCTACCCAGTTCCGCGGTCCCCGAGACAGAGGTTGACGTTCCTTCTGACGACATCCGTCGTACAGAGGTCGAAGCTTACGTGGCGACACAGCCGGAATTGCAAGACATTGCTGAAGCCGGTGTTGAGATGGTTAATATCCACACTACCGACTTTGCAAAGGCAGCCAAAGCGAACGGAAGCCCGGTCAAATTGAAGGATTACGTTACCGATACGTCGGGTAATAAGGCGTACATCTACGCGGTCATTAACGACCCTGACGGTGATCCTCTCTATTTGCTGTATCTACTTGGGCAGGACACGCTGACCCACGTTTGGGATGATCAGTTGCTCGATATGTATGAGGACGGTGACATGTGGCCCGTCGAAGGCGTACCCGGAGAGCAACAGTTGGACATTCCAACGCCCGAAGAAACCGGGGAGCCTGATCTGGAACCCGGCGCTACACAAGACGACGCTATGGCAGATACAGAAGCCGAAAAACCGGCAGATCAAGAAGCCGATACCTATACGGACGAAAAGCAAGTCAAGATAGCGGAGTTTGCTTCTCAGTACGGGGAGACTCAGGCTACAACACAAGAGTTCTCAAATTACGGGGTTCCCATAGTCAAGCCTGTAGTCAACGTGAAGATCATCTCTGGTGATGCGGTTGAAGGCATGGGTTTGAAAAGTGAAGAGGCAGGCCGCGACTTCTCGTTGAAGTGGGCGGGTTTGCAGGTCGAGGACTTACCTACATATGGTGGCGGATTTGATTTGGTACACCGTGTGTTCGCCTTTGAAGTTCCAGACGGCGATGTAATGGTTGTGACTGAAAAGCAGGTTGAGGAATACCTCAAGTCCGAGGGTATAGAGGCGGTGCCGAGTGTTAAGGCTTTCAAGGAAGCCATGAAAGCCGTGGGTAAGGTTTACACGGAGTTTGTCAAAGACTCCAAGGAAGCGGCCACCGATCCTAAAATCCTTGAGCTGCGCGAGTGGGTCAAGAACAACATCCCGAAGGAGCAGGTAGTAAACGAGGGCGGCTTCACCGTTAAAGGGGCTTTGAAACTCTCTCCCAGCGATTCAAAGCCTAAAGCATTTACGTCAAAGGTTGGTCCTGCGGGTATTAGTGTCAACCTTACAAAGTTGTTGAACGCCGTTAATCAAGGTCGGTTAGACGCGGCGAGCATTTACTTTGGGATTTACACTACAGACGAGGGAGTACAGCGCAGCGCAACCAAATCGACAGGGTCCAAGGAAGGGTTCAATCTTACGTTGACCTATCCGTGGAATAATGAAGACTTGTTGAAGGAGGTTGAGGATCGCGGTGGGTATATAGATCAAGGTGCTGCCGAGTATGTTACCTATGGCAACGATGTAAAAGAAGGTTTTGATCAGGTTCGTGAGTGGTATGCTAAGATTAAGAAGAAAATCACCGGTGAGGGTTTGGATTCTGAGCCTACCGTTACAGAGGCCCCTCCCGCGCCGCCGTCGAGCCCTGTAATTCCTGACCGTGTGAGTAGAACGGTTGAGGATTTGAAAAACCTAACCTTCGATACCATAGAGAAGTACGAGGAAACAGAAGGCGTAGGTAAACACAAAGGGAAATTATACCGCAAAGCATATTACGCCGCAGTTGATGCCGAGGGGAACGAAAAAATTTGGTTGGTTAAGGTTAGTAGCGAGGGCGGTAACAAGATTGAAGAAATAGGGCGGACCGATAAAGAGAGCTACTTGGAGTCCGTGGAGAAGTTCAAAGGGCTTAAACCAGAGGTACAAAACTACCTATCGTATTTGCAAGAGTTATTCGGTGAGTCTGCGCAGTTGAATAATTACAGCATTGCAGAAATAGGGCGGGCGTTGAACGACCCCAAGAAGCAAACACTCTTTACCGTGCCTCAGAACCCTTGGTGGGCGCAGCGTTTCATGGAGGTTTTCAACGATCAAATAACAGACCCTGAAAAGGATGGCGACAAGAGGGGTTTGATGAAGATACTACGCAAGGACATGGAGGAGTATTTGAGCAACAACCCTGACGCATTCGTACCTCCCACCGGATTGCCTGTTGGTTTATCCCCTTACACACATAAGCCGAAAGATTACGTGGTTGAAGGGTTTGACGTTGTGTCAAATCTCCAAGAGACGTTCGACTACTCAACCCCGAAACAGACCAAACTCGCAAGGCAGGTTGCACACCTTAGCCGACACAAGCCGGTGCCGTTCAATCAGGTATCGTTTGGTGCAAACGCTTCAACCAGCGAGGGTGTTTACTTGCCCATCGTCAAGCAGAATTGGCCTATGCAAATCATCGGGGAATCGTCGGTGCATTTGGAGAGTGTCGGTCTGTTGTTTGTAAACGGCCCAAACGAGAGCGACGGGAGTGATTGCCGCGTGTTACTACGCTTTGAAGAGCGCGGACAAGAAAGGTACATGACACCCGACACGTTGCGTCAGTATGGTGAGCGTCTTGATCCCGGATATGGTTCATGGGAGCCTATGATAGAACGGGTCAAAGCACGACGTCGTGAGTTGTTTCCCGAAGCGTTGAACGAGGCGGTTGACTTAATGGCTGTTATCAAGGCTACGCGCCCTAAGTACGACCCCGACGAGGATGAAGAGGACGACAATTTCAAATTAGACAAAACAGCACGGTTGGCGGAGATACAGCGCAAGGTCCGCATGTTCATGGAGAGCGTGGAACACCTCGATGAAGGAGAAGGCGATGAAGAAACGCCGTATGGTAAGAAGATGGCGGACTTCATTGTCAAAACGATTCAAATGGCCGCGGAACCCGCATGGCAGCAAGCTTGCAGGTCGATGATCAACCACGTCGCCAAAGGTGACTACGACCGCGAGCAGGCGGTGAAGAAGTTTCTCACTCTGTCCAATGCGGCGTACAAAGGTGCCTCCAAGGTTGTAGGCATTCCTTATCTCGACGTTACTCCACAGATACGTCAGAGAGCCGCAGAGATGATGCGGGATCAGTTTGAGAGGGAAGCCAAGAAAGGCAAGTTCGACAAGTTGGCGTACAAGAAGTATCAAGAGAGCGGCTTCACAGGCAAGACCGCAAAAAGGCTCAAGGAAGTCACTACAACTGCGAGCACGGGTGGTTTCTCCAGCGGTGGTTTTGCGATGTCTGTGGGGCTCATGCGGTGTCCGGGCTGTGGTTACTCCACAGGACCGAAACAGTCAACCGCGCGGGGCATGGAGTGCCCCAAATGCGGAACCATGATGGTTTCGGCTGAAGGTGATTTGGAGGTTGGTGACGGCTACGGCATGCTCGCATAACAACCGGTAAACGAATTCCACGAACGCGGTCGTAACTTCCGTGAAACGGTCCTTTTTGAACGGCCCTTCCGGTGAAGCCGCCGCACTTTACGGAAGGACAAAACAATGGGTAACAGCGGAATTTCTCTGTTCGAAGCGCAGACCAAGCACTTCTTTCACACCACACACTACAAAGCTCTCAGGGACATCCTCAAATCCCGGACGTTGAAAGCCAACGCATCATACATGGGCGGACCCGCTTTCGTCAGCCTTTCGACTTATCCGCTTGAAGGTGGGATGTTCGGGACACATCACGATGTGATTTTAGCGTTCCATCGCAAACCACTCGAATCACACTTTACAGAGGTCCACTACACCGAGGACTGGTTTGACGAAAACCCAACGGCTGTTGAATACGTCCTCGCACAGTCTCCCGAAATGACCGATGTTGCTGCGGAGCAAGCATACGGCATGGCTATGGATACCTTCCCGTATGAGGAGTTTTTTGACGCGGAGGGCGGGGTTATTGAAACCCCCGACGAGTTGGCGTCCGCCGCTGCTCAGGGAGGTGTGTTTGATGAAGATGGGGAGCCGTTCGAAGAGGAAGAATATGAGGACTACCTCGTCGGTGATTTTTGGGACGTCAAGCGCGGTATGATGCTCGACGCTTTCATGGAACAGTACGCGGAAGAAGACGAATGGTTGCGGGGAGGGGATTTCAAGTTTCGTCCTGAATGGTTGGACAAGGTGCTGGTGCTTGATCAGAACATGGTGTCCCGTGTTAAGAATTGGTTGAAGAAAAGCGGTATCACCGACGTGCAGGTAGTGCCTATGAGCCATGCGCGACCCGGCATGAAACCGCGCAAACGCCGATCCCGCAGAAAAAAGTTGACGCAGGCACACATGAAGGAACTTGCGCAGAGGAACCTCAAAATTGAGAGTACACAAGGGTGGTCGTCACCCGCACCCGGTGATTACATTATTACGCAGACACACCGTGGCAAATACCTGTACAACGTCAGGGAAGGTGACAAGGTAGTGGCCGTGGCAAAGACAGATGCGGCTATCAAACGGTTTGCCGAAGGCTCTGACAGGCGTGTTTGGTTCCGAACGGTTGACAAAGGTTACGACAACCCGTTTGACGTGCCTCATGGCGAACTACGGCTGGTGAATGAGGGCGTTGGAACGCGGGAGCGGATGGAGGAATCCGAAGCTCTCCATGAAGGCAAGCGCGGAAGCATCGCACGGCTACGGCCCAACACCAAACTCCAACTGTTCCACGGCACAGACCAAAAAACCGCCTTGGAGTTTGTCCGCAAAGGCGTCGACGCCACCAAGCCAACACACCGTCTTTACCCGCACTATTCAGGAGGCAAGCGGCTTGACCGTGGGTTGTTTGTCGCGCCGGACTACAAAACAGCCGAAAAGTTCGGACCCGTTATCCTGCGGTTCACGGTGCAGGGTAAAGACCTGTTCAGTCAAAACCCGGCAGAACAGGAACGCGAGGACGATCTTTGGAGGAAGTCGTACCCCAAGTCTTTCCGACCGAGTGTTTCGTTCGGACTACTGGACAAGGGTCAGGAGCCTCAAGCGTTGTTCATTGGGCGGGTGTCACCTCGTCAGATCACGAAGGTTTACGTCAGAGGTGAGCGTTACGGACAGTTTGTACCTATGACTCGTGAGGAGTTCATAGAGGAGTACGGCGAGGGTTCCGGTACGGGCCTTCTCGACTACCAGTTCTTTGAGCCGCAGGAAGTACGCAAGGCCACACTTGCCGAGCTTGCCAAGCGGATCAAAAAAGAAAAACCCAGCAGTAATAAGTGGCACACAGTAGACGGCATACTGGATCAGCTTCTCCCATTCTTCCGACGTTCGCGGGGTGCAGCCGAACCCGGCTACATAATTAACGACGTGTTCAAGAACATGCCGTACAGTATCGCAAACAAGCTGGGGGACGAGGCTTACAACAAACTGAAAGAGCGTGGTCTTTTGGAGAGTGGCACCAATAAATTGGGAGAGACGAACATGAAGGGTTTACCTAACGGTGATACAAACGAGCACACGGCCACGTTTGCAGGTCGGCCATTGGTCGAGGCGTCTTACACCGACGCGGACATACCGGAATTTTTCTACCTGTCGTTCGACGTGTACAAGCCGTCTCACCTTGAGTCATTGAAAAAGAGACGGCTCGAAGGCGCTGCGGGTGTCAGTAGCTCCGAGGACATCCAATACTTGTTCAACAAGTCAGCCGCGTTGAAGATGCCGGGGCGTGCGTTTGTTGAAGAGAACGCCGTTAGCCGCGTTATGTACGATAACCCCATGTATCTCACCGCCAAGAATTGTGACGCGCTCTACCGTTTGTTTGACGCGAGCAAGACCCCGATAGGTTTAACACAGGTTTACCGCAACGTGTTCGAATACATGATAGAGGCGTTCAAGAGTGATTCGAAATACAAAACACTTGTGATGGAAAATCGACACATAGCTGGCCACAGCAAGTTGGCGGACGTAGCCCGAAAAAACCCGCCCAAGAAAATCCGAGGACCGCGAGATATTGCAAAGTGGTTGAAGAAGGTCGGCATTCCAAAGCTTCGTGAGGAGGACTACACTTACAAGCGCTTCGCCGATGCTTTGGACGAAGTCCCTATGAAAGAGCTTGAGCGCAAAATAACAGAGGGATTGAAGCTCATTGGACAGGTTTACAAGAACGAGGGCGAGTGGATTATAAAAGATCGGGATTTGAAGATTCCCAAAGGGTCCGAATTGCTCATAGGGATCAGTCAGCTTGAGGACGTAACCAATTACATGGAGTGGCGAGACAAACCGTCGGAAGAGTGGCCCGACATTTTGAGAATGAAACACGCTTTAGATGGAGATACTTGGGATGAAAAGGCGGACCTCCTCAAAGAGATCAAAAAGCTCGAGTCCGACTACACAATAGAGATCGTGTCCGCAAAGGATAAGAACAGCCGCTTCAAGAGCTGGATCAAGGCCCGCATGAACGAGAGTGTGACAGAAGCCGACGATACAGAAGAAGCGTTGCCGTATTACCCTGTTTACGGCAAACACGAGTTCATATATGGCGAAGACCTCGACAACTACGAAGTGTTCGACGCAGGGGTCGTGATTGCTGGTGTCGAGTATGACAAAGCGATCATGCCCGCAGGCGTGGATGGTCCCGTAAAGGTGTTCTTCGTTTCCGACGACCAAGAAGATGACGTGGTGACGGCCTTTGAAACCAGCGCGTATGCTCGCGAGGCTTTGGCTAGCATACGCCGTAATGTTGAGACGGGCAGGAAAACCGGACAAACTGTCTATTACACTTACTCTGTTTTGGATGACTTCGCGGAGAAGCTACAGAACCTTCGTACAAAATTGCGGAGCATAAGGACAGGATCATACCAAAAACGCGAGCGTTTTGCGGACAAGGATTCAGAACGCGACAAAGGGCTGTTCCAGACTAAGAAAGAAAAGGAACAGACAGAGTACAGCATCGACGTAAAGGAGTACGGGGACGAGCCTTTTGTGGTGATGCAAGGCGAGGTTGAGGTGGCAAGGTTTGCCACGTTTGCAGATGCGTTGGCCCGAACGAAGATACCGGTAACGGAGTCCGATGAAGCAGCCGAAGAGGAGGAGACTTGCGCAGGCGAACACCCGGAGCACAGTATCACAACTACGCATCCCGGAAAGGACGCCATTGTAAAGGGAGATTCATCGACAATGCCATCGTCCGACGGCTATCTGTTGACCGGGAAATACACGAGTCCAGAGGGTACAAATCCCGACGGAGAAGACGGCGACGAAGACGAGGATGACAACGAGATTGAAATTGAGCTTCCGGGTATGGAGATCGAAATCGAGTTCGATGACGACTTTTGGGAGGGTTTTGACACAACGTCAAATCTAACCGAAGCCAAGGCGTTGTACTTCCACGGTACCACTACCAAGTTTGGGAGGTCGATTCTAAAACAAGGCTTCAAACTCAATCAGAAGCAGAAAGTTTGGGATCAGAAGAATCAAGCCCTCGCAAGTCTTGATGGTAACTACTTCACACAAAACTTCCTCACAGCATTGAGTTCCGCGAGGGACGCCACAAACAAATTCGGCGGAGACCCTATGCTTTTCGCCGTGCAAATAGAAACGCGCACAGCAAAAACCGACGAAGACCAGCTTCCCGACCCCGGATCGGTTGCAGTAATGGCTGCACCGGCAGGCATGGCGATTACGAAGTACACGGTTAAGGAATTTGACCCCGAACCCGACGAAGAGTTCGAGGCCCGGTACAACTACCAAGACCCGGACCTTGCAGATTGGGAGCGTGAGTATATCGAAGGTGAACGTGACAAAGCGTTGGCACAAAGGCGGGATACGTTTGAGGGTTTTGTGGCGAAGTACATAGAGCGCATGGCCGCGTCACAAAACGTGGACCCTGTCAAGATCAGGAGGACCGCGGAGAAAGAGATAAAGGACTTCCTCAAAGCGTGGGTTCGTAACTACGAAGGGCCGGGACGTACCGACCAACACAACCCGAAAATCAGGAAGGAGCTTGAGGCCCTTGTGGACAAGCTCGGTCCTGTTTTGAATCGTCCAACGACAACCGCCTTGCAGAGCCAGTACCCGAATGTCAGAGTGACAGAGCCCATTACATTCCGAGGTGCAAACAAGATTGTCGGGGCGGCGGTTATCTTCGGTAAAGATCGCGACGACTACGTTCTTCCCGTGTACGGCAATGCCCGAGCAATTGCCGCGGGGTGTGAAAAAGCCCTCGGACATGGCGGGGTAGACGTTCTCAAGAAGACAAACTTCCGTAATGTGGAGCGTGTAAAGGCCGAGGTTTTAGGTGAATCCGCCTTTACACAGCACGTTTTCGGTACGGAGATCGAGGCGCAAACCACCCAAAAACGAAAAACGAACGAGGATGCGCGAGAAAGCATTTTCGACATCGACATGACACGAGGCACCAACCCACGAAAGAAAAACGCGCATGGACGCGCATGTGCGTTCTCAGAGGGTAAAAACGAGCACAATCAAACCCACCGAAGGGAGTTTGACACAATGTCAATAAATGAACCGAACGAAAGTACAGTAGTTTCCGAGAGCAAACAGAAACGCTTCGGGGATGAAATAGCAAAGCTGTATCGGAAGGACACAACCGAGAAGCTGTCCCCCAAGCTCCAAAGGGAAGCAACGAACTACGCGGCAAGGAACAACGAGGGTGTGGCGCTCACAAAACAGCTTGCGAGAGCGGCGTGGATGCACATGCCGCAAATAGAGGACGAGGAGTATTTCACAGACTTGTTCCGGCAAGCGTTCGACCGTGCGGTGGGTGAGTTGAAGCTGGAAGAGCAAAGGCAAAAAGCGCAAATCACATGGGACTACGTTCCACTCGACATAGAGAGGTGTGCGTCGTGCAACACGGTGCTTGCGGAAGATGAACCCGTCGTGGTGGACGAGGAAGCACGGACGATGTGCCTCGATTGCGTGGATAGGAGGAAGCAACAGCCGTACTTTGAGGAAATCGCAGAGACGTATCAGGGTACGATTGAGGCGGGTATGATCACAAGCCGCTTCGGAACGTGGGGAGTGAAGAAGACGGAAGCGGGTACGCTCGTAGTGCTCAAAGGGAAAGCTTACGACGTGCCGAACACGTTCGAGGAGGTACACAGTCTGGTCAAGGAAATACACGGGATGTACGAAGACCTGCCGGAAGAGTGCGACGCCATGATTGAAGCGTTTCTTGAGGAATACACGAGGGATGCGGGAACCGAAACCCCCGAGAGCCAGAAGGTGCAGAAACAAGCGAACCCCGAACCCGCAGAGCCGGAAGAGGAAGGTGCAAGGGAAAGACTACTCGGCTTCGGGTTGCTCACGAATGACAACGAGGATCACATTACGGCGGACCCGACACTCGCGAAAGAGAGTGAGGAAAGCGGGATGGGTAATCTGCATGAAGCAAAGGGAGAGACGGGCAAACTCGCACGAAAGGTTCTGAGGCTGGAAGAGGGAGCCGGTACGCAGGAGGAACAAAGGGAGCAGTACAGGAAGCTCGTAGCGGAAGCGAAGAAGAACGTGGGTAAAGCACCCAAGTTACTCCAGCCGTACATACGGGATGCTATCAAGCGGGTGGAGAAGGAACTCGCGAATCCCAACAGCGACCCGAGTGACTGGGCAGACGCGGAGTTGAAGAGGCTGGACGTGAGAGGCAGGGAGGTAAAGAGGATTGACCGGTGGATGAAAGAGCAAAACGCAATGCACTACGACCCGAAGGTGAAAGGTACGCCACATCCAGATTGGGAACCCGTGAGTGGAAGCAGAAGGTTGTCCTGCAACGTGTCGGGAGATTACGGTTCGGTGTCCATAAGTTCGACGACGAAGGAGATGTACGTGAGCTGGACGCCGTGGACCATGACGGTTGCTAAAAAGGCGGGAGTGAAGGTCGAGGGAGAAGAGGGCGGACAGACACTACCGGAAGAGGTCAGCGAGACGGAAAATGGCGTGCAGGGTTTCGATGTTGACACAATGTCAATGGAGGAGGAAGGAAGGAGAAAGGGAAAAGGTACGGAAGGCTTGAAAGAAAGCGTAATGGGTCGGGGAAGGTACGGGATAGCCGCAGGTGCGTATGAGGTTGTGGGTAAGACTGTGAGCGGTATGCCCGTGTTGCGTAAACGGGAGGTGTGTGAGAGTGTGGCGGGTACACATTTTCCAAAATTCACGCGGGTGGAAGGGAGTTTAGCGTTCTTCAGGGGTGGAATTGTTGAACGTGGGCGTATTTTGGCGCACAGAGCCGACTACCGCCACGCCCTGCTGAACCCCTTACAGGACGCGGCTTCCACGCCCATGACTACCATTGAGGCGGGTGCCGGAAGCGCCCCGTTTGCTCCCGATCCGGCTGACCTGCATCCGCTGTTCGGCGCACAAATACCGTTTGTGCCGCCAGAGGAAACAGAAGAAGGCAAAACCGCAGACACGTCGGTGACGTTACCGGCAACAGACCGCGGGTTTGCGGCACTCGACCAAGGCCAGAACGCGGGTTTGGCGCAGGAGACTACGGAGGCGGGTGACAACATGCTTAAAAGCGCCACGAATGCCGTGGACGTACACAACGCCTTCCCAAATATCTCACCCGAGCTGGCCGCTGTTATCGCGGCGCAGGTTCAAAAAGGCAAGGTGACTACCGAGCAGGCTCTGCGGGACATCGGGGAGCGCGTCAAGCACCCCGTCGAGCGTCTCGATGACTTGGTGTACGTTGACCGGGGAGACGCGGGACAGCCGACGTTCATGCTTTTGAACGGGCGCGTTTATCTCGACAGTCTTGCGCGGTACAACCTGATTCACGGTGGGGATAGGACAGACGGCGTTGGGCTCTTGGGCGAGGGCTGGAAACGCCTTGGCACAATTGACCGCACACGGTACAAGAAGCGCCAAGGACTCGAGGGGCCTTTCCAGACGCCCACGGGCAAGGTGGTTTATTACGACCCCCGCGAGGGTTGCTATTACGACCCGGATACGGACATTTACTACCCGCGGAATAAGAACCCGTTCCAAGAGAGCATCGTCGAATTTTTGGAGCCGCAGGAGCAGTACGTCGGGTCCGACCTCGTAAACGGGTGGTCGGTCATGTTCACTACCGAGAGCGGTTCCACCGACGGGCCGTTCCGTGTGTATGTCAATGAGGGCAACGATGTGAACGCATATCGTTTGTGGAGCACCTTCCCCACGTTTGCACAAGCGATGACCAGCGCCGCGGCGCATGTGGGGCAGATGCCGAGAGGCAACAGCACGCTTCACAAGTATGACATCCCGGAAGTAGCCTTGAAGACTTCGCGCGGCACGTTTGGGGAATCCAAGTGGCGTGCGCCGATAATCACTCGGGATGTTCACTACGGAGACGGTAAGCGCGTTACACTTCGCAGAGACGAAAGCGGTGTGACGATACGTCGAGGCGAGCAGGTCGTTGGCTCCGTTATTCGTGCGTCCGCTGCCGTGGGCGATGGGCAGACGGCGTCGGTTTACTCCGTGCAGATTGATTCCCCCGACGTTGACGCGGTGGCTGTGACGCAGGCGGTGGAGCGCGTGCTGCCTGAATTTATGGAAGAGGTAGTGAGGAAGCAGGCCGCCGTGTCGGACCTCTCGGTTTACCCGTGGCAGGGCGGGGACGCATACAAGTATCCCATCGGCAAGGGCCGCAACGAGCCTGCGGTGAAACAGACCGACATGACGAAGCTCGAGAAGGGTGAAGCGTTGGTCACACTACCGCGCTCCCGCATAGCCGCCAAAACAGAAGCGGTTGCACCGGATGCAAACACCATAGAGGTGAGTCTCACGGTGGAGGACTCCGCACCCGACCGTTATGTTTACCGGACGGCGCGGGTGGACGGCACACGCATCCTGCGGATTAAAAACGATAAAGCCGTTGTGCGCATTACGTTGGAGAACAGCCGAGAGTTCACGTACAAGTTCCCGGATCAGGTTACAGCGTCCGCGTTTGCGTTCAACGTAGCACAGGGGCGTGACTGGACCCTCGACAAGCTGAACGCACTCGCCCGCAACGTGAACCAGCAGGTTACGGTGGGCGAGGCGGAGGATTGTGACTACACCGTGCAGGAGATTCTCCGCATTATCGACCGTATCGAGCGGGGTGTTTCGATTGACACAACGTCAAAACCGGACGATTCTGAGGTGCCGACAAATACACATACTATTACCGAAGGTAATAGATGTGATATTGTCGAAGCGCGGAAACCCATCGAAATCGAGTGGTCGAAGCAGCCGGGGCGCGGGGTGGTTGACGAGTTTGCCCTTTATGTCGACTACGATTTGCCGAAAACAGCCCCCGGCAAAGCGGCAAAACCCCGTTATGCCGGTACAAAGGACACACGGGGTGCGAATGTTCCCCGTGCGCTCTTCAAAAACCTCACACAGAACAATCGTGACATGAATCCGGTCTACAAATTCAAAGCCCCGGAGCAGTTGGACACGTTTGTGGCGCGTGTGAAAACAAAAGCGCGTTGGACCGAAGATGACCTTGACGCTTTGGCGAAACGCGAGGGTGGACTACGCATCACAAAACTCAACCGCTATCTCGACAGCATGATACGCGGTTTGAAAGCGGAGTCGAGTGACACAATGTCAAATGACCTTGCAGAAGGCCGGGACATAGCGGCGGCGAAGAAGCTCGTTAAACCCGGTTATGTAGGCACCGAGTGGGAAACCGCGGCAGGCCGAGACGCAAAGGAACCCACCGTTATACGACGTGTGGAGGCTTACGACGAAGACAAGGGCATGGTAGCCATCTCACAATCAGACCGACCAGCAAAATTTATGGAGTTGTTGCCCGTCGATCAGCTTGTGGGCGAGATAGCGTTCAACAGGGCGCAGGCAGAAGCGGCAAAAGCGAAAGCGCAGACGTCGAAGGAAAAAGAGGAAGAACAGCAAAAGAAGCAAGCCGACTACGAAGACACCGACGGGTTTGCCGAACAGTTCCCTCCTCTGCGTGCGGGACGGGTACGGAAGCACCTGCACACGCGGATTAACGTACCCGTAGGTATTGGAACGAACAAGCGCGTGCCTCTCAAAGGGCGCGACCTGATACGCGGTTTGGTTCGAGCGGGTTGGCGCGTTAAGAGGGGTCGAGGAGGGCGTCGGATTGTGAAAGGCGCTTCGTTCTTCGTTGAGAAGGATTTGAGCAAGACCCTTCTTGACTACGCGGAGTACTTGTACCCCAAACGCAAGCAGATAAAACCCGTCAAGGGCCTCCCGAAACATTTCACGGAGGACATCCACCCGGCGGTGTTCGGTATTGGCGGTGTCGTTATGGTGCCTCTTGCCGAGGGTAGTCCCGTCAACGAAGTGACCGAGTATCGCAACCTCAATGTTGCGGCACGGTACGTTCCGGGTTTGGCAGAGGGTGACACCGAAATATGGTACATGAAAACCGGCGTGAGTCGCGACCTTGGCATGGGTTTCGATTGGGCGAAGGATCACGACGCACTACCCGACCCCAAAAACCTGCGGAAAACCCATATCCTGCTTGGCAAGGTGAAGGAACGCGACCCCGAGAAGCTGTTCCGAGCGATGCAGGCGCGGTTGTGGAGCCCGCACGGGGAAGCGCGAAAACTGCTCAAACAGAAGGGCATCGATCACACGTCCATGTCAATCGGCGATGTCATCGTTACCGGCAACAAGGTACTACTTGTGGACCGTGGTGGTTTCGTGGACCTGAAAAAGGTGCAGGAGAGCGACGCCGTGGCACGTTTGCACCCTGAACAGGTACATCACGGGGTGCTTGCAGAGGAGCGCCGCGGAATACTACAGGAGGGGAGCAAAAGAAGCTTTCCCGCAGGTACACCAAAACAGAAGACGGCGGCGGAGAGCATTCTGAAAAAGCTCGAGCGCAAGCTCCAAATGGAGGCGGATACGCTGGCTTCGTTCTATGAACCCGAGGAAGAGCCTCACCCGCTTTACAATCCAGACAAGGCCACCCTTGACAAGGTAGTGAAGCTGACGTTGGACGTGCTGTACAGCGTACACGCGGGAGAGATTGTGCGGGTCGCCAAACTGCGCGGCTTCGACGACCCCAATGCGTTCTTCCGGTATTTCGGGCGGTGGCTTGCAGGCCGACGCGATCCGTGGGACTTCCCGGTCAAGGGTATGGAGTTCGTCAACGCCCTGAAATCCCTTTCAGAGTGTGCCTTCGGGCCTTATGGTATCGAGAGCCCCGGACCCGACGATTTGCTTGTTTTGCAATCTTTTCCGAGAAAAAACTTGTATGAGGCAAAAATCGGTGATATAATAATTGCGAGGTTCGAGAGTGACGCAGCCCTGCGGGAATTCGTGGAAGGGGCCACTACGAGAGTCTGGTTCCAAGCTGCCGAAGGCTCGAACCCGTTTAACGCGCCAGAGGGCCTCACGACGCTCATAAAAGAGGCGGACGCGGAATAGTCCCCAAGTGGACCTAAAAACGCAACCTCGGGCAGCGTGGACAGCAGAAAGCGGGGAAGTACTACCAATTGGCGGACCTATTTGGGGCACGGAAAGGTGTAGTCATGGCGAGGTGTTCAAATTGCGATCATCTTTACGGGGCGACAAAGGCGGATCGCAACGCGATCCTTCAGGGTTGCCCCAAGTGCGGCACATCGGCACGGGAGCAGCGCGAAATACGTCGAGAGGCGCGGCGGGAAACGCGGCAGAGAAACAAGGGGCCGCGCTGTACTTGCCCACCGGGAAGTTTCGCTGGCGAACGTAGTCGTGACTCGAGCTGTCCAATTCATGGTTGGTCCCGTGACGACGACGATTACCCGCGCTGGAGTTATTGACATCACGCAAGCCGCACCACTCTTGAAAAGGGTGGTGCGGCCCTTTTCACGCTTCCCGTAAACTGTCCAGAAAGGTGCAGTCATGGCAAAGTGTTCAAATTGCGGTTTCCTCTACGGGTTGACGCTGGCAAACCGCAACGCGATCTTTCAGAGTTGCCCCGAGTGCGGCATGTCAGCGCAAGCGCAACGGGACTTACGTCGGAAGGAAGCAAAGGAGGCAGAGGCTTTGAAATGCACCTGCCGAGACGGTACACTTTTCAGCAATTGCCCCGTACACGACTGGCAGACAGACGACAGCGAGTACATGGGGTCGTAGTTCCAGAAGGACTGGCCATCACATCCTAATTAGGGGGACACGAGGATGTTCCGGCGGATTGAAGTTTATAACGAGGACATGAGGAGTTGGCATGGCTGTGACGCCATGTGGGTCAATTGGGAGTGTAGTGAAGCGGGTGCCTTGGCCCCCGGTGAGATAATGCAAGCGGCGGGTCTGCGTTTGCCGGGGCACGGGATGACTCACAAGGTCTTCTTCTGGTTCACAGAAGCGGGGTGGAGGAAAGTTGGCAAAAAGATCATACGGTCACTCCGCACAGCCGACGTTCCGTTCCGCGTCAAAAAAGTCAAAGAGAACGAGGTGTCAGTCTCTTACCGGGACAAACTACAAGTGGCCGGACAGAGGAAGTACCGGCGCAAACGACGGCGTTGAAGGGGCGTGCAATGGAATCAACCTGTGTACATTGCGGGGCTTGCATAAAGGATGGTTTCACCGAGTACCGGAATTTTTGTAGTCTGGAATGTGTGGAAGCGTTCCACAACGAAACAAAACAAGCACAAGATGCGTTGGCCAAACGCGAGAGAGAGCCTGCATTGGCGCGTGTAACACGTCGGATAGAGATTTTGGAAGAGGCTATTGCCACCCTTAAAGGATGCGCACAAGCCGACCTATACGTCACGCACCCCGAAAATGAGCACCACAACAGGTCTTATTTAGAGGCTCTTCGGCTACTTAAATCATTCATGGTGCGGTTGTGCCTCCTGAAACGCCGTATAGAGATCGGCGGGGAGTGAACCGCAAGGAAGGGGCAACGAATGCAGACGTTTCTACCGTATAGCGATTTCGCAAGGTGCGCCCGTGTACTCGATGACAAGCGTTTGCGGAATCAGGTTAAGGAATGTGACCAAATTCGAGAAGCTTGCGCCAATCCAGAGGGTCCGTGGGGGCAGCATCCGATTGTGAGGATGTGGCGGGGGCATGAGGATTGGTTGGACTTTTACAAGGCTTGTTGCCTTTGCGAGGGTAGTCGGCGCAGAGAAGAGTGGTGTACAGATGCGAAGCCACCATTAACGTCTCCTCCGATTTGGTTGGGCGATCCGCGCCTCCACATTTCGCATCGTGCGAATCTGGTGCGTAAAGACCCCGACCACTACTCCGAGTATTGGGGAGGCGAGGTGGACCCGTATGAGGGTTATTGGTGGGCGGTGGAGCCGAAAGGGAAAAAGGCGCAGGCGGACAAGGCGTATTGGGATGCTTGGTTGGCGCGGGATTGGACCAAGGAAGAGGCCGCGATACCGATTGACCCTCTTGACTTGTACATCACCGATTACCGACACGAGACGCCTTTCACAGAAAACTGTCTCCCCGGAGGTCGCCTCAGTGCAATCCATCTACCTACGGGCCGCACCGTGACGGAGGAGTACGACAGCGACCGCGTGCGCCACAAAGCTTACCGGCTAGCCATCAAAAAACTGGCAGCCCTGCTTGCGGAGGGCAAAACGTACACCGATTGGATAGATGGGTTGTCGCGTCACCAATTGGGAGTCCATCTTGAGTGTGAGTTGCTTGACGGGCGGCTCATTAAGGGTGTTCAAACGTGTGTAGGCGTGCTTGCAGACCGCCCATACCGCCGACCTAATTCTAAAGGTCTCCCCGAGGATTACTACTTGTACAAGGCCGATGTCGTCCGGCACCGGGTAATCATAGAGAAGACAACCAGCGGGTGTTGACTGGTTGTGCCCGTTTTGCGAGCGCGGGGGCGGCAAGTGACCGTTGTAGTGCTCGCAAGACGCCAACCAAACCGAACGAGCAGGGGGCTGTTGTATGGCAGACAAATCGCGCATTGAGTGGACGGACGCCACTTGGAATGTGGTTATAGGGTGTAGTAAGGTTTCTGAGGGGTGCGAGAATTGTTACGCGGAGCGGGACGGTAAGCGTTTGTCCGTGAACCCCAATACACCCCAGTATTCTGAGGTTATAACGGACGGTCGTTGGAACGGAAAAACGACTTTTGTGGAATCCCAGCTTGAGAAACCACTCCGATGGACGAAACCCCGTCGGGTATTTGTTTCGTCGATGGGCGATCTCTTTCACCCTCGGGTTCCCGATGCGTGGATAACGCGGATTCTTGACGTTGCGTCAAAAACACCACAGCACATCTACCAGATACTCACGAAACGTGCTGATCGGATGTTGCGGTTTTTCAGGAGGTTGGGCAAATCCCCACTCCCCAATGTTTGGTTGGGTGCAACCGCTGAAAATCAGGGTACCTTCGACAAGAGGGCTCGCTACCTGATTCAGACACCGGCGGCGGTGCGGTTTCTCAGTATTGAGCCGATGTTGGGGCCGGTGGATATGCGCCGCTGGCTCTCTATCCACGAAACAGGTTGCGGGGGATGTGGTGATTGTCTCGCATGTTGGAGCGGCACCGAATTCCCGGTTGACATTGACGGCATCGACTGGGTAATCGTCGGCGGCGAGTCAGGGCCGAACGCGCGACCCATGCACCCCGATTGGGTGCGTAGTGTGCGCGATCAATGCGTCGAGTCCAGCACCCCATTCTTTTTCAAGCAGATCATGGTCGACAGGAAAATGCACAAGCTGCCCGAACTCGACGGGCGTAAATGGGAGGAGGTTCCCTGTGGCTAGAAAGTCTGGCCCCGTGAGCAAATCTACTAAACATAGGCGTGCTAAACAAGCAAAGGCTTTGGGTTGTGAGGTAAAAGATTTACCGGACGGAAGGGGTAAAAGTCCAAAACCCAAAGGCTCAAAACACTACCGATGGAACTCTGGTAGATTGCGCGACCAAATGGGGTATGTGCTTATTCGTGTCGGGGCGTCACACCCCATAGGCGATTCAAACGGATATGTCAGAGAGCACATACTTGTTTGGTTGTCAGCCGGGAATGTTCTGCCCAAAGGACACGTAATACACCACATAAATGGAGACAGGAGCGACAACCGATTATCCAACCTTAAACTAATGACTATTTCCGAACACAACCGCTTACACAACAGACAACGCAAGCGCGATCCTAAAACCGGGCGCTTTGTGAAATCAGACGCTCGACGGCAGAGAGTGGATGCAGTATCCGAAGGAGGGCAACCATGAGTAATCAGTCAGAATGGTATGAAGTGCCCCCATTGGGCCGCAAAGACCTGATAGAAGTAGAAACCGAAACCGGCGAGCGTGTCGTGGTTAAGTCTTGTTTTTTAGAGAGACGTGCAGGTAACTGGATGCCTCTTGTATGGGTCTCTGTAGATACCCCACGTCGCTATTTCGTTTTCGGGAAAGAGGGTTGGCTTCCAGCGAAAACGATTGTCCGGTGGCGGGAAGTTAAGGAGGGAGACTAGTGAAATATATCACACGAGCACAAATCATGCCCCATATGAGCCTTTCTGACCATGAGCGAATTGACAAGTTTCTCGCAGGGCGTACAAGGGTTGCTTTGCGTTCGTTGGTAGACCTGCCTATGCGAGACGTTATGTGGTTAATTGGGAAATTCGGGATTGGGATCGAACACCTGCCTACGCTGGCCGCAGACTTTGCGGAGCGCGTGTTGTATCTTTGGAAGACGAGATTCCCCAAAGATAGGAGCCCTCATAAGGCAATTGCGGTGATACGGGAAGGGAAGGCCGCATATGTAGCCTATTCAGCTTATCTCGAGGAGCCTGCGCCGCTTACCTATTTTTCCTATTCCTATGGTGATCATGTATCCTATTTTGCCGTCGATCCCACCTCTCTACGTGCGAGGGCTATCTGGCGTGTTGCTTTGGCGGTTGACCATGCACTTAAAGTTGCCGAGACTGTTTATTCATCAGATACCCCGTTTCTTGGGGCTGCTCTTGATCTTGGGGCTGCTCTTGATACTGCCAATGCTGCCGAGGCTGCCATCTGTGCCTACGATTTAGACGCCAATACCGACGCCAGCGATCTAGGCAAAGAGCGTGAGTGGCAGAAGCAACACCTTCGCGAGTGGTTGATTGAGAGGGAGACGGACAAATGAAGTACGTCTCCGAAGGTATGGCGCAGGAGATTGAACTGGCAAAAAAGTGGGGATTGGATGTTGAGTGGAGAAAGTAGTCAAAACAGGGCACAAGGAGGGTAAGTCGTGACACTTGAAGAGGCAGTCAACACACCGTTCGACGTGATATACCGCATGTCGTCTGAAGCGCGAAATGCGTGGATGGAGGAAGCCGGGAAAGCAATACGAGAAGCGTATCCGTCCGGTTACGCAGTATTGAAATCAAAGAACCCCCCAAAGTGTTTGCAAGAGTATCAGAGAAGGATAGTGAAAGTGTGCGGTCCTGATATTCACGAAGAGGGGAATGTGCGTATCCACGTTCCCGATTGCGGATTTTGTTCCGTGCAAATTGAAGACCTAGAACCCTTCGGTGTACCAGACTAGTAGGAGAGACACATGAACAGCAACACGCCCAACACCGACCCGAATAGGTGGATTGAAGGCTACCCCAAGAAAAGACAGCCGGGGGATCGATTTGAATGTAATTTGCGCAACGGGCTCCTCGTTACAGTTACTACAAACGAGCAGGGAGAGCTTGATTTAGACGACAGATATAGCATCTCCATGAGTTGCGCAGTATCCAGCATATTTTATAAGCAGGTGTGCGTGGTCGACATTGTCCGCCACCGCCTTATCGAGCGTCTTGTTGAGGAGAAGAAAGGCGATGTGTAGTGAATTTGAGTTGCCGCTAGAGAAGCTGCTCTATGTTTTGGGCGGAAGCTGGATTATAGACCGCTTGCCCCTAAACCCAAACCCCTCACATCAGGCGTGTCTTGTCCTTAAAGAGTCACAGGGTGTGCGGACGCTCGTAACAATCCACAAACTACAGGAAGGGTGGTTTGCGGCGACCCCGCGTGGTTTGGAGCCTTATGACGCAGACAAGGTTTACTTTTACAAGCCGTTGCGTTACGACAAGCATTTTACTGCGCCCGCATTGGAGGACAAATGAAGTACGTCACACGAGAACAGTTGATGGCAGGAGTCAAGGGGTACTGGTATTTTGTCAGGAAGCTTGTAGACGAGTTTCTTGCAGGACGCACCCGGATCGCTCTGCGGTCGTTGGCGGACTTGCAGATGGCAGAAGCCCTGCGATTAATAGGCAATCTCAAAATCGGCGTCGCGCACCTGCCCGGTTTGGCCGCCGACTACGCAGAGCGGGTGTTGCACCTGTGGCCCTATGACAACACCCCTCACGAGGCAGTAGCGGCGGCACGGGGGGAGGACCGCTTCGAGGCTCACTTTGCTGCCACGCGAGCGCAAAATGCCCTCAACAACATTGATACAAAAGAGGGAGAAGGCTCTGTATGCGTAGCTGCCCGGCACGCCGCAGATGCTCTCGTGGAGTGCCGGGATGATACGACAAATATCGTTACGGCACGCGCTACAGCCAGTTGCGTGTATCACGCTTCTCTTGCTGCTTTAGAGGCTGTTAAGGAAGCCGAAATCGAGTCCGAACTCGAGTGGCAGAAGCAACGCCTTCGCGAGTGGTTGATTGCGCGAGAGGAAGATTAAAAGGCACCGGCCTACTACGAGTGCCAACACATAAGGAGAACAACATGCACGTCGAAATGTTAATTGAAAACCTCGGGGTAGACGTAAACAAGGACAGCATCGAGTTTTCCGAACTCGATGGGAAGCGGATCACCGGCGATGTCGAGGTGTCAGGTACCTTTCCCGATTATGGTGATACGGCCACCTATGCCACAGTCAGCGTCTACACGGACGGCACCCTCGACGAAGGCATCGGAATCATCGGGTGGAGTGCCTCGAAAGACGGTGCTCGTGTGCTTTTTGGCCTTCTCACGGGCCAAGACTGTCTTGACGATGTACCTATCGAGTTGATGCGCCGCTTTCCCGATGCGTGCAAAGTGCTCGGCGAAGCGGTGTGCGAGGAGCTTTTGCGTGTGTATCGAAATCGTGAGGACGATTGACTACACCAGTTTTTGACGTTGTGTCAAGTGAACGCGAGAGGGCAAATGGGTACCGAGCAGAAGGGCAAGGGCCAAACAAAACGCACCTATTATCTGTGGGTGTGTGAAATGTGCGGGGAGGCCCAGCAAACGGATAGCCCCCCTAAGTCACACCTCACCGTAGTAGTGGAGGAAACAGATACTTCCAAGGTTGTGTGTAAACCTCGAATCTGCGAGAAGTGTTGGAAAAAACAGACCGGGATCAGGTACTGGGTCAGATCGATTTAGGGGCAACAGAACGTGCTACCCTCCAACCGGGTGGCTGAACAGGAGGACTAAGATGGGAACAAGAATAACCGTCGGAGAATACGAAATCGTGAAGGACACTGATCTTATAGGAGATGGAGATACCGTTTTCAAGCAACGCCTTTGCTGGGGGCATGCTCAACGCATAGAAGATGGGCGAACGCTGGACCCGTCCTGCCCTATGGACACGACGAAGCACCCTGCGTTTCCCCATTCGCAGCACGACCCCCTCAATTGTGAGCCTACCTACAGCAATGAGATATACCCATCGTATCCCGCATGGGGTAATTTTATCAGAGACATCGGGATCGAGGTTCTGGAGTGCGATGGAGGTGACAAGTGCGTGATTATCACCGAGGAACTGCTTAGTAGTATCGAGGAGGCAAAAGCCACAGACAAATTCAATCAGGCTAGGCTCGACTGGTTGCGGTGGTGGGCAAGGTGGGCGCTCGAAAACTGTAAAGAGCCAACGATATACATAGAATAGCAAGAGGACTAAGGATGTTACAAGACCTGCCATACATGAAGGTTTTACCTGAGTGGCGCATCCGAAAGTTGGGCTGTGAAGCCTGCCCTATGTTCATGCGACATGAACGCACCGGCGAGGGGTGTTGCACGTCGCCTAGTAGTGAAGTTCTGGACATCGCATGTGTTGAGTTCTGTGTGATACACCCCCGACCCTCAAAAAAGTACAGTAAGAAGGTAAAGGAGAAACACCATGAGCGATGAATCAGCTTACAAAGTGGCCGACAAGCTCCACAAGACGTATCAGAATAGGGTCATGGTGCATTACAAAGGAGGGGTTTACCAAATTGTAGCAATCTGCCTTGACGAAAGTGACGGTCTGTGTGTGGTTTACCGGCCATACGAAGGCTTGGCAAGCGTGCGCGAAATGCGCGATCAGGCACACTTCGTTCAGCCTTTAAGCAGGTTTTTCGGATGCGTGGTGGTTAAGGCTGGTGTTGTGCGTAGGTTCACTTGCCAAGAACTGGCCGGGTGCGCTGTCGGGACTACCGAAAGATGTGGCTTTGGTGGAGATGAAGCCAACACACCCGATGACACCGAGGACGATGGCGATGTCGGTGTCCGGCCAGTAGCCGTCCAAGATGATGGCATAATAGACGGGAGTTTTCTTGAGCCCGACGTAAACCGTTACCGAGGCATCACGATGCCCGACACCAGCGAGGACGACGGATGGGTCGAGGGATACCCGGCACGCCCTGAAAAGGTGGACTGGCGCGACGAGAGAGATTGGTATGAGTTCGAGTTGACCGATGGGCAGATCATTCGAGGGTGCCAAACTCGGGACGGATACACATACGCGACAAAACGCTATCAGCGCCCCGATCAGGAGGGAAACCATTGGTCTGGCATTTACCAAGGCGATGTAGTCCGTTACCGGCCCATCGCGACACCCGACACCAGCGAGGACGACACGGGCGGCTGGGTCGAAGGCTATCCGATAGAGATCGAAGAGGGTGCTACCTTCGACTTTGAGCTAACCAACGGACAAGTTCTTCGGTGTACCATTATTGCCGAAGACGAAGACGAAGACGAAGACGATGGAGCCCTCGATGCAGTACCGACAACAAGTGGCTACTATTGTCGGCCATATAGCAACATGAAAGCCTTCAGCCCGGTCATCTACGAGGAAGATGTCGTTCGCCATAAGTTCGTTTCGAAGAAGGAGGGCGACACCAGCGATGCCGACGCTGACGGTTGGGTCGAGGGCTGGCCGGAGGACGTCGAGGAAGAAGAGAGGGTCGATTTTGAGTTGACCGACGGGCGGGTTATCCGGGCCTACTTTGACGATGACCTCGACGCGAAATCCCTGAATGGGTGTTATCGCAAGCCGGGAGAAGCTGATATTTTCACGTACCGTGTCTTTAGAAAGGACGTAGTCCGTTACAAACCCGTCCCGAAGGAGGGTGAACAAGATGAACGCTGACATTACGGTGAAAGACATCGTCAAGAAGTACCTGCGCGAGAACGGATTCGACGGGCTGGCGCATAAAGAGGCCGGGTGCGCGTGCGGTATTGACGCCCTCATGGGATGCTACACCGATATTTCTAAATGCGTGCCTGTATACCGCTGGGAGTGCGCAGAGGGGCAGAGGAGATGTCTTGCGTGCGTTGCGGAGGGTGTGTGTTCCTGTTATCGAACGGTTCCACAACCGAAGAAGGAGGGCGACGATGCTCCTAATTCCGAAGTCTGATTTGTCTACGGAAGAGGCAAAGGTGATCAGGGCGTTGGAGAGGTTGCGACGCTCATGGCCTAAAAATCTTTGGCTATTCGTGCAGGCCGATAGCGGCCAAATGTCCGTAATGCGTCGCGGTGAGGATGGTGGGCGGGTGATGGGACCGGACGGTCCCTCCAGCCTGTATGCGATTTATGAGTTTACAGGCGTGGAAGCGGACGGTGGCTTTTTGGATTGTCGAGACGAAGCTGAGAGGGACGCATGAAACTACATGAGGAGGGCGACTAAATGCGATACATCTATATTATCAGCCCGGTGTCAGCGGGAGATAACACACCGCGCGTTGCTAGTGCGTGGAACGATTGTGAGCTACCCTGCGTGATCATTTCCGGGGAAGCCCAAAAAAGAAGAGAGCGGAGGCTCATTTTCCGCGATGCCGTCCGAGAGGTCATAGAGGCCGGTCACGCCCCCATCGCCCCACATTGGCTCGCGTTTGGCCTCTACCTCGACGACAACAGCCCCGAGGAAAGGGAGATGGGCATGCGCGTCGGGATTAGAATGCTGCGGTTGGTGGCTTCCGCAAACCCGGCTACTGATAAATGTTTGGGGTTGTATCGTTTGTGTCCGCCGGGTGAACTAAAAAACCCCGTTAAGCCTCCCCAAGCGTGGGTCTACGGCTACGTCACCGAGCCCACCGACACTAGAACCATCGAGGTCGACGGGCGTTATGTCTCCGAAGGCATGGCGCGGGAGATCAAGCTGGCTCGGGAGCTGGGCCTGCATGTTGAATGGAGGTGAGAAGGGTGAAGTACATTAGTAGTGAAACTTTGATGGAAAACCGGGGGAACCTTACTTCGGAGGAACTAAACAAGTTTCTCGCAGGGCGCACCAAAATAGCTTGGCGCACGCTCGCAGACCTGCCCTTTGAAGATGCCATCTGGTTCATCTGCGAACTCAGAATCGGCCTTGATCATCTGTGGAAATTAGTAAGGGACATCGCAGAGCGCGGGTGTCCAACGCGGGATGGGGGCCTGTACAGCCCCACCATTGCAGAAGACTGCCTCTACGACGCCCACAACGCATCAATATCCGATGTGCGTCGTATAGTTATGAGGTCCGCCAATCGTGTCGTGGCTTCTGCGATTAATTGCCCTAGAAGGCGGCGCGAGTTAAGCGTTGCTAATCCCGCTGTCGAAGACGTTGTGGCGGCAGAGCGTGAGTGGTTGAAGCAAAAACTTCGCGAGTGGCTCATGAAGAGGGAAGGGCGACGGAGGGGCGTTACACGAGAAACGCTACTCGATCATTACCCCAAGGAGAGGGTAGACAAGCTCTTCGCAGGGCGCAAGCGAGTCAATTTTCGTGTGCTTGCGGAGTTGCCTTTTATGGATACCCTTCGGATGATCCGCGAGCTTAGAATCGGGCTTGACAGACTTACCGAACTGGCAGAGGCTTTTGCGGATAGGGCATTGTTTTTTGGGGTATATCACCCGTTTATAACACAGGCTTGCCAAGAGGCCAAAGGCGTTGAACGTCGTTCTTCGTCTGGTAACTACGCCGCTGCTCACCCTTGTCTTGTTGAGGCCGCAGATTACGCTCGGATGGCTATGCCGCTCGCGAACCAAGAAGACGAACTCCGGTGGCAGCAACAAAAACTCCGCGAGTGGCTCATTGAGCGGGAGAGTGACACCATAACGATTAAGGACCAGAGGGATGAACCTTATTGGCGGAGGCAAGTAGTCCGCAAGTGGACCATTGAAAGGGATGGTGACATATGAGATACGTCTACATAATAAGCCCGGTGTCAGAGGGTGAATGCACGAATCCTGAGCGGATTGCACGCTTTTATACGCATTTGAGTGTATTCAGCTCTGCCGTGCGCGAAGTCATCGACGCCGGATGTATACCGGTTGCTCCCCAATTGTTTACGTTTGGGAAGTGCCTTGACAGCACCGTCCCGAGGGACCGGGAAGCTGGCCTACGCATAAGTGAACACCTGCTCCGCATGGTGGCATGTGCGGGTGAGGTTTTCAAGGGTTGCGACGGGGTGTGTAGTGCGTGCCCGTTGGCTGGGCGCGAGAGTTGTAACCCTCCGGCGGTGTGGATTTACGGACACGCCACCGAACCCACCGACGCTTGCACCGTGCCTCTCGAAGGCCGGTACATGACCGAACAGATGGTGCGGGAGATCAAATTGGCAAGAGAGTTGGGTTTGACTTTTACGTACATGGAGGACGACAAATGAAGATGGTAGCAGTTGAGGACAGCAAAGGGAAGCGGCACATGTTCCTAAATCCAAGGATGCTCGTTTACGTTACGAGTGACCACGAGAGCATTTTAGAAAGACGCCTCCCCAATCAACCCTCCCCCGACGAGACACAGGTGACAATCCACAGAGTGCCTGACGACTTTGTAATTGCAAACCCGCAGACAGATCGGTTGCGAAGAGCGCGAGGTGTCCCAAAACCCGAGGAGGAGTAGTCATGGTGCTAACATGCTCGAAGTGCCACAACGTGATGGCAAGTAACGGGAAAGTGAGGACGACAAAACAAGGGGCAGAGATACAGATGAAATGTATCGCCTGCAAACAAACCAAATGGGTTCCCTTGCGACCACAATTAAAACCGGAGGAGTTGGAATGAACTGTCTATTCAAAGTGCGCGAGGGGCAATACGGTGAGTACGACACTTTCCATCTGTACTACGTGAAGGGCGTCACGGATGTGTACGAGGCCGCTAACTTCGTGTACGGGAAGTGGTTGCAAGAACAGTTTCAGGCTGGAAACGATTACTGCGAGCTAAAGCCAAAACACGAGGTCGAGCGTAGTGAAGAGCACCTTGTTTTGGACGTTCGGGGTGAGGTTTTTTCCTCGTTTGGGATCATGGACGAATATCGCTTCCGGTGCGAGGTGCTTTTTGACTGCCCGATGCCCGACAGCGGCCATTTTAAGGTTTTTGATTTGCGGCAGGAAGAGGTGTGAGTGTGCCGCAATTCAAGATAGCGTAGACGTGTATTCGGAAAATGAGTAAGGAGGGCAACATGCGTTGTGCAAACCCGAATTGTCTGGAAGGCGGTAAGCGTTTCGGCTGCATTGTTCCGAAGGGTTGGAAGCATACGGCGTTTCCACAGCTTTGCCCCTATTGTTACACGCGCCTTATGCAGGAACAGGGCGAGGAAGGCGAGGAAGGCGAGGAAGATACAGAGGAGAAGGAAGAATAGGAACGGGCGGGACTACGGTTTAATCTTGGCGGGCGCTGGAAGGAGATTGACATGGCGAAGTGTTCAAAGTGCGGAAAGCTCTACGGTATGGGACTCGAGCGTGACGCATGGTTTATGGGTTGCCCGAGTTGCGGCGCATCCGCAGGAGATCAGCGGGAGGCGCGGAAAGCGAAGCGGGAGGCCGAGAAGCCTAGAGAGTGTACCTGCTCTGGTTTGACGGCTCGCGGCTACCCGGCGGTGGATGACAATTGCCCGTTGCACGGCACGAAAGGGTCTCACATTCCCCGAGGGTAGTACGAGAGGACAGGCGGGTGTGTTGTAAACTGACGACACACCCGTCGTTTATCTTGGTATACCACACAAAGCGGAGACAGTTTGATGACAGAGGAACGAAAAACAAACAACCCTCAGCGGGGCTTGGAATTCAACCCAAATGTCGTAGGTATATGGCGCGAGATCACGGAGTGGGATAAAGTGCCACGGCCTGCGATTGTGGGTTATCGCGATCCCGTCGATAGAACTATGCTGGTGCTCGAATTCCGGCACAAAGTGCCTCCCGATGTTACAGGGAAATTCACACACTACCTGATTCTGCCTCAGTTTCCGCACACGCCGGGTCCGTGCCCTTTTTGCCTGTCTTCTGACCTGTCTTCTGAAACATACGTCACGCATGACAAGGAGCGGTATCAAGTGAAATGTCGTAGCTGCGGGGCAGCCGGGTCTTGGCGATATTCTGAGGAGGAAGCGGTGAGAATATGGGATGCGTTACGTGGTTCCGACCAAGGAGAAAACGATGAGTGAAAAAGTGACGTTGGAGCTTGTATCTTGTCCCGCTTGTCGGTATCACGGTGAGGTTGTTTGGAAACACTTGCGATACGTGATGCAGAGGAAGGACTACGACGAGTGCAAACACGGTGACGCTCAGTACAAGACGCATGTTTGTGAGTGTCCGCAATGCGAGGCTGTGCTTGTGACCGATATGGCATCCATACGGGGCTTGAACTCCGGCCCCGGCGGGCTTGGCATAGTGCTTGGTCGGGATTGTGTGGATGTCAAGGAATGCAGGCACATCCGCGATATGGACGACATCCTGCCGGACCTTGTCAGGCGGTGGCTTCAGGACAACGGCTACGACGGGCTTTATTGGAACGACGGTGAGGCGTGTGGTTGCTCATTCAAAACCGGCAATCCCTCCGACTGGCTTCCGTGTGTTGATGCGTGCTCTAACTTGACACAATGTCAACCGGCCAAATTACACCGGCGCGATGACGGCACTTGGTACACGCTCCCACCAACCATTGAAGTCAAGCGGGACAAGGTAGTGGATTGGGCGGACGAGAAGGATTTGCCGCCTATTTAGGAGATACAGCTTTGGACCTCGAGGGTATCACAACACAGGAGGGTTACATCGTGTCCGTGTCACGAAAACCACGTATTACATGGAGTTGGGCTCGCGAGCATCTGCCGTGGTACATCACCAACAATTGGTGTCCGGTATGCGGCGGGTCGCGTTACGTTACAGGGGCGTGCGGAGAGCGTGAAAGATGCCGGACGTGTGAACACGGCGTGGCTTACTACAACGGACAATACATGCCCGACAGCGCGGAGGCGTACATTGCCCGATCCAAGCCGGACCCGTTTACACATGCACCACCCGACCGCAATTGGTTTTTGACCCTTGTGGTGTACGGCGCGTTACTTGGGGCGAGTTTGATGCTCTTCTTCGCCTTGCCTCGTGGTGTGCTACGTGGGTTCGCGATTGGGGGCGTCTTGCTGTTTGTTTTTTTAATTGAGTGTTTTTTGCTTGACCGGTATAGAACAGAAGAATATATGTGTGAGTGAGCGGTGTTGGCAGCCGTTTCAGGGGGTGTGGTGTGGAGTATTCCGATCCGGTGAGAGAAATACAAAAGCTGTGCAAATTGGTGGCCGACAAAGTCGCTACGTATCGGCAAGCATTGAACAGCGGTATCCCCGGTTTGTGGTATGATGGCATCCCGCCCGTACACGGTGGGCGTCGCTATTATTGGCGCGAGAAGAGCAAAAAAGAAGAAGGGACAGCCGCTTTGCTCTTTCGTTTGGTGGATGTCCGTGAATCGACTGGGGCTATGGCATTGTCCGCCGTGGATACCCTTTACATTTTCTGGATTCGTGCAGAGGAATGGGAGTGGGCTTATGATCCCGAAGAAAACTACGAGACGCACTTCTGAGAAAGAAGCGGCTATGGATCAGCGTCATAGAGAGGGCACACACGGTTTTATTGCGGAGAACCTTGCGCCGTGTTCCTGTGGAGCGAAAGCTCTGGTTGCGGCGGTTATCGAAGCCGATGTTCCGCTTTACTACGTGCGCTGTTCCAAGGCGGACAAAAAGCACCTGTGTCTCGACGGTACAGGCTTGTATAAAATAGGAGGCGAGGCCGCGTGTGAATGGCAAAGCCGTTGGCGTACAGGCGAACCGCCAGAGAGCCAGAAGGCGCTCGAGATACTGACCGCAGGCGGGCAAACACTCTCTGTGCGACGCAACGTAGCAGGGGTGCTGTGGAACAAGGTAGGTACGGCGTATTATGCTTGTGACCGTGAAAACGCGAGCTATCGCATTATCGCGTGGCGTCCAGAGCAGGGGCAGATATACGATGTACCCTTCGGCGTGGAGGGCTAAATGGTACGTCAGGGTGTTACTGTTATATTGGCGTGCGAGGAGGGTAGTGTTGCTCTGCCTGTTGACGTAATCCCTGTTGCTGGATCAGAGGTTTCGGTGATGCGCCACCCGGATGGACCTGCAACAAAACTCAAAATTCTCGATAGTCCACCGCGTTACGAGTACCACCGCTTTGGTAATGGCGACGCATGTTGTGTGGTTTACGTTCCCGCTGTTGTCGTGGATCAGCGAGCTAAAGGAGTGACACAATGTCAAGAGACAGAGGCACCTTAGAGCCAAGCCACAAGAACAACTACGTCAAGGATTATCGCTTGGATGGCACTCCCGCTTCTATGTTCACGGGATTGGGCTGGTGCCGTACATGCGCTAACCGTATGTATGGCCCTTACGAGGGGCTTTGCGCAAGGTGTTTACTCCACCCCGATAACAAGGAGGCGAAGGAAGAAGCCGACAGGCTGCTTCGTGAATCTGTTAGGGCAGTTAAGGAGTCAAACATGTCCGAGGAAAGGATGGTTGGGGTTAAGGACGTGCCGCTTGAGGTGTGGGAGAAGGTCCGAGAGAAGTGGGCTGGAATTCTAGAGGCTCAAGGAAAGGGTGTGGACCAATGGAGCCCTGATTGGCACGGGCCTTGTGCTTTGTGTAAATTCTTAGAGAAGACTCACCCGCGAGGTGTTTTTTGTTTGCGGTGTTGTGCTTACTCTAAATGTAGCTCCAAGGATTTTAGGCTGGCAACGAAAGACCCTCTTGACGACGATTACGACCACGCTGAAACCCTTGCAGCTACCAAGAGGATTCTGGCTTGGGTTGATGAACAAATTGGACACGTAAAAACAGAGGAATAACATGAACGAAGAAAAGCTAATAAGAGAGCTAAGGCGAAAGGCTGTTCCCTCCCCTATGCGCATTGAGTTTACTGAAATTGCGGTGATGCTCGACTGTGACGATGAGCGGCTGGACATTCACCCACAGATAACCCTCCCCGGTGGCGTAGTCCCGCATGTCGGCTCCAAGGTTACTGTGCGTATGGGCCTCATTTGTACCATCACCTTTCGCATAACGGGTGAACCCGTGGATTACGTCTGGCACTACCCCGATGGATTCAGCGTGTCTCACGCGACTGTTTGGGTTCCCGCTGTCATTGAAGAGTATGAGGCTGTGGGTTGATTCAGACGTTTTAAGACAGGGGTTTCCAATGCCTTGCATACGCATCAAAAACGGGTTTTTATGTGGTCCTCGCGTCGTGCAGTACAAGGGTTACATCTTCGCGTTACCTCGAACAGGTCCACCACTACGTTTGCGCAAGTCCGACCTTATGCCGTGGGAGCGACCCCCCGGCGCGAAATTCTATGCCGCAGTTAAAGAGTGGATGGAGGAGTGCGATGATCACCACGGCAATTGTGCTTCTTAGTTTAGCTGTTTGTTGCTGTGTGTTTCTTTGGTTACGCGGTATAACCCGGAGGATGCACCGCCCGTGCTCAGAGTGCAGGTATTATGAGCCTTCGACCTTATACCCTAACACGGCTTCTGAACAACGCTGTGGGCATCCACGTTTTCCAACGGAGCGCGTAAACAAGGTAACGGGGAAAACAGAACCACTACGCAAACCCGCTTGTCCAAGCGTTCGCGAAGGGTCTGCAAGTGATTGGGCAGAGGGTCCAAACAAAGGGTCTTACTGTGTACACTTCAAAGCTAAGCCTGAGTGAACTCCACACATAAGAGGGGTGAACTCCACACATAAGCGGGGTGAACTCCACACATAAGCGGGGTGAACTCCACACATAAGCAACATTGACACAGCGTCAAAAAGACTACCGCGACGAAAAAAGCGACTTTTGTGGTTCATAGACTGTGTTCTGATGGTACAATATGACGGCGGCAATACTGTTCGCTGTCGCGCCGCATAAAACAGAGCGCCGCTAAAGGACCGCAAAATGCTGAACGAACGCAAGCAGGACGTCGAAGCTGTGCGCATAGCTCGCGACGTCTACGAAACCATAATGCGCCACGCCCCGACCGCAGGAGAGAGCGTTGCACAACCCGGCCCCGGCCCGTTCAAGCGGGTCGTTCGCGATTGGGGCAACATGTTCAGTTTCGTCATCAATGTGGGCAGGTTGCTCAAAAAGAAGGCCCCCGAGTTGGTTGAACACTTGCCGGACGGCAAACTGTACTTACTCTTGCTCGACGAAAACATTTTCAAAGGGCACTCGTCATACACTACTCGACCCCCTGCCATATTGCTCAAAGCACCGGGGGAGGTCGACGCCCTGCGCAAGCACCGTAAAGCCGATTCCAAGGCCGAAAAAGAAGCGGCGTTGAAGGAATGGTTCAGCAAACTACTGCGCGACCGTGAAACCTTGAAGTGGTTCACTCACGAGTTTACACACAATGTTCAAGCTGCGGAGCTTGGGCGCGACAAATTCGACAGGGTGGCTTCCGCTGTTGCCAAAGCGTCTCCCCGAAAGAAACCCTCGAGTGACTACACCGACGCTGACGACGTTGCATATGTCAATTCACCAATCGAGGTACACGCCCGTTTTCGTCAAGCGTTGGTGGACTTGTACGAGCGTTATGAGAAGGAGCGCGGTAAAGCGCAGGAGTGGTTCGAGCAGGGCAACGCTGGATTTAGGGCGTTCCGCAAGGACTTTTGGGAGGTGTTCCAGCCGCAGGAATTTACCGAATTGATGACGGACAAGGTGAAGCGCGGGGTAGATGGACGCCTTTATACCGCGTGGACAGAACTGAAAGCCGATTGGGAAAGTCTGAAAGCCACAAACGAGAGTGTTTTGGAGCAGGTCATGTCAAAAAACGTGCGCCGCACAGAGAGAAACGGGACTTTTGAGACTTTGGGGACTACGGATCAGAAAAAAACAAAAAGTGATCCACAAAACGCGCAAGGCGTTACACACCGAGCGCACATCGTGGAAGCCTTGTCCGGTTTGCATTTGCCAGAATCGTCCTACAATACCACTTGGTTCGATTTGACAGATGTAAGGGTAGGAAGTGGTGAGGACGAAGACATGACTCTGGAACGGATTACAGAGGGTTTCGACGAGGCCCGTTATTTGGGTTGGCTGAAAACAGTCAAACCCGGCGACGTTGTGCAGGCGTACTGGCCGATGGAGCGGTCCAGTATCATCCTGTCTCCAACTGAAGGGACTACGCTTCGGAATACGGCGACCGCAAAAGTCAAGCGCCGTGGTGTGGATGTCGTCGAGGTGGAGCTTGTTGCCACCAACCGTACTTTGGAGCTTCCGACCGGCCCCGGCCTATCAGAAAAATGGGAGCTTTTCCACGGGGTGTACCCAGTCAACGGCGGGGTGGATTGTTTCACGTCCCCCGGAGAGCCGGAAGACAACCCGGACTACGGATTTGAAGAAGGCGTGAGTGACCAGCCTGTTACCAACCTCACCGAGTCGGACGAGTACGACAATCTACAGATTGAGATCGGTGATGTGGTTTACACAAAGGCTTCCATCCTCCACACCGGTTCCCGTAATCGGATCACGTTGATTTCCCATGACGGCAAGACCCGTATTATCATGGATTTCCCGACAGGGTCGTGGGCACCTTACGATTTGCTTTCACAATTACGGCGACGTCGTAGACCCGCCAAAGCGAAGAAAGTCCCGACACACACGCTTGCGGTTTTCAAGGCTTACGTCGAGAAAAACCTGAAGGGTAAAGTCAAGCAGGAATTTAACTTGGGCGAGGTGGCTAGGTCTGTTACCGGTCGCGCCAAGGACGTAACACAGCAAAGCATCAGGAACGCGCTTGACGCTATTGACCGGCGCGTGACGCATGCGAGCACCCCGAACAAACAGATCGCGACTACCGACATCGATCTGTTTGTGGAGGGTGTGGTGGGTATTTCGCTTTCAGGTGGTGCGGGTGAACTCCATTATGACCGCGAAAGACGAAAACTGTTGGTCAGCCCCACGTCCGTAGAGGAGTCCGTGCGCGGCGCAGGCGGCTCTCTGCGTAATTTGATTCGAAAGGCCGAGGGTTGTATCAAAACATACATAAAACCGCTTCAGCAAGCGCGTGTTGTCGATACAGCCGTTGTTTTTGAAGATCGCCAACGTGTCATGGAGGCTTTCTTCGGGACACGTCCAGATGCAGAGGCGTTCTTTTATCACTTCGACCGTAGTTTGTTGGAAGGGGGTGATGCCGAAGCGTTGTACGAGCACATCAAGAAGCACCAAGGCAAGGGTGTCAGAGTGATAACGGGGTCGGAAGCGTGTTACGAGGTTACGGGCGTGAGCCTTTCACAAGCACTACGGGAGGCTCGAGATGCGGATGACCCTCGCGATGACAAGGCGTGGGTAAGCTCTATTGAGCGTGCCCTTGACGAGGTCGACGAGGTTGACAAGCGCCTCAAAAAACACCTTAAAGCATATCAAGAAGCCACAACCGAGAAAGAGCAAGAAGCCGCCGCGGAGAGTATGCGGGCATGTGGTCGCGAGTTGATCGCCATCTTGGACCACTACAAAAAAGCCTCCGACAGGTCCGATTACACGAAGGGGCACTTTGCGAACATCCGCAAATCCGCGCAAGTTTTACTTCGAGGGCCTATCGACGAAAACGCATACCCGAAAGACATATTCAGGGCTTTGCGGGAGGCACAGCAAACACGACTACCTTACGACGTGGAGGCGTACCTCGACACCGAGTTTGGTGGGGCTTATCAGGCACCCGGCATTGACCAGCGTGTTGCCGGGTATGAGATTGCAAACAAGGCGGCGACCTTCGCCTCCATCGTTTCAGACATCAAAAAACTGGGTTACGAGGAGAAGGACAAAGAGAAAGGCGTCGTGTTACTACAAAAAGGCGCGGCAATGCTTGCCGTTGGACCTCTTCCGTCCGAGCACGGTGTGCCTCGTTTTGTGGTGAAACGTGTGCTTGACAAAGCGAATTGGGGGAACGCACCGATTTCACCAAAGAAACTGGCAGGAGACATTGCAAGAGGTGTACCGGTGGAAGGCACACCTTTTGGGTTACACGCTGTGCGGATTACAGAGGCGCGGAACATTGCGTTGCATTATGGCCTCGATGCGGCGGCGGACTACTTGGAACCCTTCATGGCCGGTTTGAAGACCTTCCAAAAACCGATAACGGACATACAGCGTTACGGTGTGGAGAACGGGTTGGAGCCGTTGGACGAGGCGGGCTTTTTTGACATTGTGTCACAAATCAAAGTGCCTTTGGACGAAGCCGAAAAATACAAACAGCTAGGCACGAAAAAAGGTGAGAAAAAGCTCGCCCCCGACAGCTTCGTCATAAATGGGTATCGGCTCGCATTCCGCGTGTATGGAAAAGGTACCGATCAGGTCTTGCGTGTTTATGCCACGAACAAGAAAGCTACCAAGTGGGAGCTTTGGAAGACGGTTGAGTATCACCCGAATTGGTTGCCGGTACTCAAGGACATTCGAAAAGAAGCGTTGAGACACTTCCAAAAACTACCTCAAGGTGGTTTTGAGATTCCTCCTTTGCCGTTTACCGACGCAGCTTCAGCCGAGGAAATAAGTGAGTGGTACAAGGAGCGCAGCAAGGCTTACGGCTCCAAAAAAGATTTCACAGCGTCTACTGAATACAATTCTGCGTTGCCTGTTTTGAAAAAGGCTTACCACAAAACGGCGAAAGTAACCGCGGCCAACGCTTGGGAGATGCTCGAGCAGTATGGCTTCGACATTGGGGACAAGGTTCGACGCGAAGTCATGATAGTGGACTGGTTGAAGGGTGCCAAAAAGGTGACGGTGGAGGGTACGATTATCAGCGCACACCCTGCACCCCGCGTTAAACTGGACCAGCCTATCAAAGTGTCCGGCGGCATGATCAAAACAGTCGCTTGGGATACCAAATGGGAGAAAGTGGATCAGGACTACGGGACACATCCGGTCGGCGTCAAGACCGCACCCCCGTTTAAGCCCTCAGATTCCGAGGAAATCCTTGTTTGGGCGGACGTTGTAAATGGTTGGCCGGTGGCGGTGAGCTTTACGCAGACAGCGGACAAGAAAACGTACTGGGTCAATTATGCCGACGCCACGGGGTCATGGCTCAAGACATTACTGCCTCAGTCTACGCAAGAGGCTGCAAAGGAAGCTGCTCAAAAGCAAGTGAGCGGTATGCAAGAGGGGCCGTATGCGGACCTCAACCCCGCAGATATGCAGAAGATCAAACAGTCTGATTTGAAGGACAAATCACAGGCGGCAGAGCAGAAAGTAACAGGCAAGCCACTACCCGTACCGGAGGTGACTGCCGAAACAGTTACGAGCGGGTTTGAACCCGGCGGTGAGGTGGTTGAGTACTTCAGCGTAAAGGGTTTCCCTTGCGCGGTTTTGAAGTATGGTAACAAGTACAGATTCGCTTACTACACCACAAGCAAGATGGAAGCCGAAGGTGACGCAGACGGTTGGGTTATTTTGTCGAAAGAGTATGACAGCGCACAGGCGGCGAAGGCGGGAGCCGAGTTTATGTTCAATGTAGTTGGGCAGAATCCCGTCAAATTAACCTTGCCCAAAGTGACGAAGCCCAAAGCGGCAGACACCTCGGATAGCGAAGAGCCAGAATACCCGACGCTAAAGGGTACCGTGGGTACGGTTGTTAAGCAAGGTGTTTACAAAGGGTATCCTTGGGTTATAGCGGAGATGGGGGGTGCTTATTGGGGATGGCATTACAATCATGGAAGTGCTGAGTGGATAGAACATGAAAAACCAAGCAAGACGCCGTTTGAGTTATACGGTGTCATGTCGGCAAAAATAGACGCTACCTACGCACAGGAAGGCCCGTACACCGACACACCTGAACCAGAGTTTGAAAAACCGGAAGAGGACGACAAACTGGAATTCCCGTCGACAAGGGGGTTGGACGGGGAGCTTGTGTGTTATGGCGTCGTTTCCGGCTACCCTTGGGTTGTTCTTTACGTAAGCGGCAAAGGTTTCACAGCACACACTTACATGCCGCTTTCGCATAAGGGGGTAACATCTACAGAATCCGCCAAATGGCATCCCGTTTTTGGGGAAGGTGATTTTGTGAATTCATATGGTGCGGCGACGTATCGGGCAAAGGTTGCAATTGCTGATGTTGTCGAAGATCAAGACAAAGACGGGCCATTTAAGAACATGAAATACACTCTGGCAGACACCTACGAACACGGCGCTTCAGGTGAAGAAGGGCACTTGAAATTACCTGTCAGTCTCGAAGAGTTGGATGTTGATCCCGATCTTATAGATTTGGCCGGTGTTTACAGGGGTTATCCTTGGGTTGTTTCGGTAGACGCTTTCGAAGCACCTCATGTTTGGGTATACACGGATGCAGACGGTTGGACTGATTTGGGTGAATTTGACACCATAATAGACGCCAAGGTGGGTGCGTTGACGGTGATAGATCAAAACTTGGTGGCCGAGCAGGGCGAAGGCCCGTATAGTCTCGATGCACTACCCTCAAAACCGGAAGGTACCGACAAACCGGTGCTTCCGAACGAGGGTGACATAACGTATTCCAGCACAGGGGAGACGGTGCCGCAAAAGACCGCTCCAGAGTATCCGTTGGAACCCGGAGAAGAGCTTTGGTACGCCGGGGTTGTCGGTGGTACACCCGTAGTTGTTGTGGGAAGGGAAGACGACAAAGGAGATTGGTGGGCAGTAACTAAGTTCTTGACGCAGAAGGGTACTTGGGCGTTCCTCGAGAAGAGGCTTGTTGTTGCTGGATCGATCCAAATGACCGTTACAAGTTTGGTCGCGAATGACTTGGTAGGTTTAATGTCGGCTTTCAAGGACGAGGCCGCGCAGGATTACACACAGACAAGTCAGAAAGCTATGTTTACCTACTCCGCACCAAATCCGTTGTATGAAACACTTCCCGGTGAAGTCGTTTTTGCGGATGTCATGAACGGTTATGGTGTGGCGGTATTGAAAACCAAGGATAAATACGTGGCCGCCGTGACGGACAAGCGGGGTGATACTTGGTCTGTTGTGTCCGCAGCGTCCTCGCACAACCCGGAAGACGTAGTTCCGATGGTACAATTTGAATTGGCGGGGGAAGTGGGGTTTGTGCATGACATAGTTGGCGGCACGTTCAATCATTTGAGCCTTCACGCTCCAATTTCCGCGACGACTACCGAACCACTTCCAGCGGACTCAGGGGAACTTTTCTTCTCCGCTATTGTCAACGGACACGGCGTCGCGGTGACGGCTGTGGGTTCGAAATTCCTAGTTTGGCTCGCTTCCAAATGGTCTGTGGTGGACGACGCTCGGAGCTTGAATAAAGCCATCGAAAAAGGTATTGCACATGCCTCGAATTTGGACCCCGGCAACAGCACGGAATTACACAAGGGACTCAAAGGAAAACAGCACACCGCACATAGCGGTTATGTAGCTCCTGATACCGTGTTTACAGAAACCTCCATAAGCCGCGACGACTACAACATCGTGAAGACAGATGTTGTGAACGGTTGGGGCATAGTTTATGTTATGAATGACGCAGGGGTTTCTCGCGCATACGCGCTAAACGGCTCAACGGTAAATGTAAACTTTGAAGACAAAGTTTTCGGCGAGTTTCTCACGTTGGCCGCTGCACAGCAAGCAGTCGAGGTTTGGGTCGAGCAGCAACCAGTAGGTACTGTCATTACTATGGACAAACCTACGCTCGATGTTGCGTCGATCAACACAGCCACGGCATTTGAAAATCCCAAAGCCAAGTACATAATAACCGCAAAAAAGATTGCGGGTGCGGCTGTACCTCAGAGTGAGGATTTGGGGAAGCTGTTCATACTCTACGCTTACGATCCTGTGGATGGTGTTTGGGCTCCTTATGGTATGCACGACACCGCTGAGAAGGCTTTGATGTCCGACGATCTTTGGCAAATCTCTCCAGAAGACTTTGGTGCCAATGCACCTACCATTGAACAGATAGTAACGGTGTCCGGTCAGGTTGTGGTGTCTGATGTAACCGCAACACAAAAGAAAACAGAACCCGAAACAGAACCCGAAACAGAACCCGAAACAGAACCCGAAGACACGCTCGCAAATCTGCCAGATGACTTGCTGCCATTAAGTGGTCCGGTGTGGTTGGAACTTAAGAGCGTCGGTGGGACACATGTGGCCTCTGGAGTTCACAGAGGGTATCCTTGGGTCATCACCCGCGTTAATCCAGCCGCGGTGGGTGCAGGCGATGCTAACCTAGATGCAATATACATGGGTAGTGTGTATAAGAAGGGTACACACAACATCGGCATACCACATTGGGTGTTGGTGTCCGGGTACGCGGACCACCTTGCTTCAAAGGACGAGGCTTGGGGTATGGTGAAGGCTGACATTAACATAACCGCGAAGGAATATGGTGAAGGTCCGTATTCAGAGGAGAAAGCAGCAGGCGTCCGGCTCTCTTCTACAGACGCGAAGAACACCGCGTACTTCAGAGACGAAGCCATTGCAGAGCAGATTCGTCAACTTGTACAGGACGACGAAGAATGGGAGATGGACGTAATCGACGGATACCCGTTTGAGGAGACGGACCTCTACGCGGTGTTTTCAGCCTTTGGTCAGCCCTTGTCCCTTGGGGGCTTCATAAAGGACACAGACGGCAATGTGTTCGAGCTTGTGGGCGTAATCGAATCTAGCGACCCGGACGATCCGGTGATTTTCTATACCCACAATGGTAGTCTGCGTTACGCATACGACAGCGATTTCGTGAGCCTCATGGACGAAGGCAAAATCGAGATGCCGGAGCTTCCAGAATCCGCAGATTTTGACATCGCGACGATTCTCGAAGCGCTCGGCCATGAACCCGGCAATGTGCAGAGTGCGCACGACGTCCAGAGTCTCGTGGAGTTTCACCCTTCGGAGCACAACCCTGTTGAGAAGCGCAAATTACTCAAAGCGCTCACCAAGAAGTGGACCCCGAAAGATCGTTCGGCTTTCAAGAACAAGACAGCAAAGCAGGACATCTACAAGTGGCTTTTGGGGGACTTGCGTAGCGGGCGCATCCCGCAGGATATGGGTCGGTACTTCGAGTTTGTCAAACACAAGCCGGATCAACTCGACAAATTGGTCTTTATAGGGAAAGACGATACGTATGACTACTCGAAGTTCCCGCGTCCGCGTCCGGTACACCTTAAGAAAACAGACTTCTTCACCGCTTTGAAGAAGGATGGTCACACACTCAAATACGGTTCCGTTGTTTACGACGACAGCGGAAACGGTGTTGAGGTTATCGGTGCGTTGAAAGACGAGGACGGCGACCCTGTGTTCTTCGTGCGTATGGGTTCCGCGACGATCAACGTGATTTACGACGATCAATTCGTGGATATGTACGAGGAAGGGGTTATCACGTTTGGGGAGCCTAGCAAGAAGAGCAAGAAACTACGCACCAAGCCCGATCCCAAGGTGTATGAGGCTGCAATCAGGTTCTCACCGCTTTCGTTTGCCAACTCGCTGTCGAAAGCGATTGATCAGGCGGCTCCCGGCAACGTCAAACCGCGTTGGATTGCGGTTGCGACACGGATTGCAAGTTACATAACGCCGCAGGTGGACCAAGGCGTGTGGTCTCTTGTTTGGGGGGACGAGGAAGGCGCTACTGAACCCACAAAGGAGTTCACGGAGTGGTACGACATTGAAGCGCCCGACATGGAGAATCCCGAGGATATGTTCTGGATTCCGGGTGATCCAGACCCGATGGAACAGAAGCTTGTTCCGATGTTCAAGAAAGAGATCAAGGAGATGGGTCTACGAAATATGCTCAAGGCTTACGGGGAGAGATTGACAGCGCCCGTTGGAAACGAATTCTTCGATTGGGAGCTTGAGGATTATTACAAGCGTTTGGGCGAAGTGTTGCTTGGGGCGTATCAAATGATACCGGTTGGCGAGTCTATTTTGGAGTGTGTAGCGGTGGGCGATCTGCACATGGCCGTCAAGGTGGACAAGGCACCGGGAGGTATGAGAAAATTCACAGGGTTTACCGAGTACGGTGTGCAACCCAATCGAGATAGGACGGAACCGACACCTGAGACCGATACGTTTGGAAACAAGAGTGCGGGATACCCGCATGACGTGGACAGCGTGAACAGGTATTTGCAGGACAAGGGTGTGCGGGACGTAGTTGTAACAGGCGTGCCCAGCAAATACCGTTGGGATGGCCCCGGCACGGTGTTGTGGCAGGACACGAACATCAATACGGGCATCTTGCCTTTACAGTCTTTGCCGTTTGAATGGTGGTGGAACGCATACAAGTACAGCGCACAAGTCAACGCGAAACTACTGTATCACGTTCCTGAAGCCGTGGTTGGACGCCCTCATGCGGAGGGTATCGAACTTTGTGAAAACACGGCACTTTCAACATCAAAGCCGGGTGTTGACGGATTCCTTATCTTCGATAAGGGCTCGTTGGAGCAGGTTTTACCTCACACGGCGACCGGAGTGGTCGTACCTGAGAAATCCCTTGCGGGTGTGGCCTGTTTCGTACTACCGGAACACAGCGCCGAGCTTACAGATTGGGAATCTGTTACAGACGCCACACAGGAAGGGTGTTTTTACGGGAGGCTCAAGAGCAAGTCGCGGTTGCCTTCTCGATCCAACCGTAGCCGTCGTAATGCGAAGGTTCGCCCACGTTCGCGAAATTCAAAGCGTAAGAAGGGCTCGAAGGACCGCCGTGGGCTTTTGGGGGAGTCGATTGATGCAGCGTCAAAAACACTTCCTGAAAAGTTAGCTCACCTGACGGAACAGGAAGCCATGTTTGTACTTATGAACGGGTACGGCATGGATTACCTAACCGCGTCGCAACTACTCACGAAGCCGTTGGAAGAGTCTTCGACCCCGACAACGGCTGTTGGGGAGCTTTCGGAGAATGCTGTTCGTGCGTTGGCGGAAGCTTCCAAAATTCAATCTCTCCTGTTTGCCAAAGACAAGTGGACTGTGAAAAAGGCCAAGAAGTGGGCCAAGGATCACGGGTACAAGTACGGTGACGTGGACAAAGGTTCCGACGATGCCGACTACATTCACTTGCGGCAAGCTGACCCCGAGGACTTCCCCCGGATTCGCACCATTACATTCTCTGCTAAAGAGGGGATCAAAGCGCTTGCAGGGTTCGAGGGGCCACCCCCGAAAGACGTGGCAGAGAAAATAACGTCTCGTGAATACACGCAGTCTGTCTACGGAGCGGACCACCCCGGCTGGTCTGGTATCGACGAACCGGGTTTTGGGCTCGTGCCCGACGTTGGCAAGATGTGGCGTAGTTTGAAGGTCCACATGGTCAACGTGATGAAGAAACTGAGGCTCACCAAGCGCGAGCGTGAAAAACTGCGCAAGGTTTACAAAGACGGGCAATTGAAGCGCGAGATTGCTAAGTATGACCGCCTTCGTCGAAAGGTGAGAAAGGGCAAAGCTTCCCCCGAGGAAATCGAACGCGCCCGCGGCGACTTCAAGAATTTCTTCTATGACTACGGTTTTGATGGATGGACAGGCACACGCCTCGTTAAAGCCTTCACACCATTTTTGGTGCCCGACGACGCATAATGTTGAGGTGTGCTATGTATGGCCCCGACGGACGCTTTTCTCGATATTTGCACGGTGCATGCTTAGTCTCTTTAGTCCTCTGCACACTCTTACCTTGTGTGGGGGTTTTGATGGCGATTTGGGTTGGGGATTGGTGGGTTGACGCTACCCTGTCCCTGAAGGCCCGGACAGAAAAACAGTATGTGCGTTTTGGTGCGGTGACTGGCGGTCTTTTGGGCTCGTGTTTGGGGTTGGCGTTGTGGCAATACCTTTTGAGGGTGCTTTTTTAAGTGAGGCTTGCTGAACATGTAATAGGCGGTATAATAAACTCAACGCTACGTTCGGCGCTTTCGCCGATTTGTGTATATGGAGGCCGAGATGTCAATACCCCTTCGTAAAGCTGGCCCTTGGGTCTTTACTGATACCCCGCAAGAAGTCGCAGGTACGGTGCGCTTCAACGGTACTAATTTTCAAGGCTACGACGGCGCAGTTTGGAAAAACTTGGATGCGTCTGGCGCAAGCCCCGGCGGTGTGGACCACGATGTTCAAATGAACGACGGGTCCAGCGGATTAGAGGCAGCCGATTCCGCGAACGATCTGTACTTCCGCTTCTACAACAACACAACAAACGACGGAGCTTTCCGAGTAGGGTACTTTCCGGGAGGTCTCGGTTCTCTTGGCGCTTCTTCCATAGGGTTGGGTGAGGATGCTGTTGCAAGCAGCCTTTGCAGTATCGCAATAGGTCACGGTGTATCTGCAACGGCCAACTACGCTGTCGCATTAGGGCGTGACACAACCGCCGCTGGCGGTACGAGTTTTGCCGCAGGTGGTGACACGCAGGCCAACGGGATATATAGTGTTGCTATGGGGCGTGACTCCGTGGCAGGTGGCGATTACAGCGTTGCAATGGGCGACGGCTCCACGTCCAGCGGAAACTTCAGTTTTGCAATGGGCGACGGTTCCACGGCTAGTGATCAGTACGCTGTGGCAACGGGTTACGATACGGAGGCTTCCGGCGAGGCGGCTTTTGCTTGTGGGTATCAAACAACAGCGTCGGAAGACTACTCGTTTGTTGGGGGCCTCTATACCGACACGGGAGCCAACACAAACACGTTTGTTTGGGGCCAAGGCAACGGTGCCGCAGACAGGCTCACATCACCAGCAGATAACACCTTCTCCGTTGGTTTTTACAAGGGCGCTAGTGACAAGCCCGATTTCACCGTTGGCTCGGGTTACGCTTGTGTTTGGAACGCAGGTGAATTCCGTTGGTACGACTCTGGTTCTTCAAACTACGTTGGGTTCGAAGCCCCCGCTTTGACAGCCGATCAGATTTGGGTCTTGCCGGATGACGATGGTACGAACGGTCAAGTTTTAACAACCGCTGGCGACGGTACACTTTCATGGGAGGACGCGGGCGGGGTAAGCGGCGGCGATACTATTTCCGGTACAGGAACGGTCACGGCTGATTACGATATTCTGACCCTCGAAAACCAAGCGAATGCTGCGTCGATGAGCAACACAGGCACGCTTTTGCGTTTTGACCAGTATTACTACGATGCAGGCAGTCCCGCAGCCGCACTTGCAGGTAAAATCGGTTTCAGGACCGACGGGAGTTGGACGAGCAGCACCTCGACACAGGATTCGCAGTTCCGGGTAACGCGAGTTCTTGACGGGTTCGAAGAGCTTGTGTTCGAAGCTGATGAAGACGACCTAAGAATTTTGGGAGGCACAGACAAGGGTGTCGTGTTGGGGGATGGAAATTCAAACGGGCAGTACGGTTTCTGTGTTCAGGGTGGTAGTGTCACCGGAAATAACGGGATCAGCATAGGTAATCTTTCGACGGCTGGTTTGAGTGGTATTGCCATCGGGTATGGGAGTGGCGACTCCACAAAAACATACAATATCTCCTTGGGTCACGACGCAAAAGCTCGCGATGACTACGCCATCGCGATTGGCGAGACTGCCGTGTGTGGAATCGCTGCGCAGGATGGTATTGCAATTGGTCGAGATACCTCTGTGACGGCTGCTGAGGGAATCGCCATTGGCTTTGAAGCTACCTGCTCGGGTGCAGGAAGTACCGCGATTGGACAGGACACGGATGTGTCGGATGCCAATACGGTCGGTTTGGGAGGGTGGCTCCAAGTCAAGCAAGGGCTTCTCGAGATACTCTCGATGGGCTCGACGGGTGACGGCATTCGGATGCACTCTGGTGGTGGTTACGCCACCGACTACATTGCGTTCAAAACGGCTGACACGCTGTCAGGCGATACGACGTACAAATTCCCCAATGACGGCTCTGCCGATCAAGTGCTCAAGACGGACGGTTCAGGGAACCTCGGTTGGGTTGACCAGAGCGGCACGTCCAGCGGATCGCAGTATGCAATCCAGTTGTCCGACGGCTCGAACGGTTTTGAGGCTGAGGACACGGGGAACGACCTGTATTGCCGCTTCTACAATGAGGTGACGACCAATTACGGTGCGGTGCGCATGAATTACGCACCTTCCGGGGTTGGAACGATAGGAGCATACTCGGCGGTTATCGGCGGGGACGACTGTACCGCGACCGCGACTCGTTCGGGTGTATTCGTGGGCGACAACAACGACGCCACTACCGAGCGAAGCGTTGTGCTTGGCGGTGACACGAACGTCGTCTCCTCCACAGGTGGTTACAGCGGTATCTTGGCAGGTCATGACAACACGATCAGCGGGAGCGGATCAAGCGACTGTGCTATCATTGGCGGTTCCGACAACACGATCAGTCACACAGGATCGGGTGCAAACAGTTGTGTGATTTTGGGGGGCGGCTCCAACACAATAAGCGCTGGCGGCTCGAACCTCGTTGCAGGTGCAAATAACACCGTTGGTGGCGGGTACAACGTCGCGTTCGGAAATTACGTCAACGTAGATGGTACCACGGCGGGTTTAGGCGTAGGCCAGTATTTGGACGTGGGCCACTCGCACTCTTTTGTGTTTGGAAAGGGTACGGGCACCGGCACACGCCTCGCGACGGATTCTACGAATCGGTTTGTGGTTGGCTGGGATGTCACGAGCATAGCTGACGCTGAATTGGTTGTCTACAACGACAGCGCTTCTGTCCGGGGTGTTCAGATAACCGGCACATTAACCTTGCAGGATTATCAGGGCACCGGGTATGGTACAGTTCAGCTTACTGGAACGAAGAGCGGCTCGACACACTACCTCTATCTGACGAGCGGCACTTCAACGACCCCGTGGTTCTCTGTGGACAAGGGTGGTGGCCTTTTGATGAGCGATAACGGCCAGACCACCGGAATCAAGGCAAACTCGAGCAGTTCAGCGAGTGTCACCTATGAGCTTCCTCCTGCGGCTGGGACCGCTGGGCAGCAGCTTACTTGGAATTCGGGTAGCGTCCTCTCATGGGGTGCCGCAGCATCTGACGAGCGGGTTAAAGAGAACATCCGGGACATCGAGGTGGGCCTTGCGGAAGTACTGGCGCTCCAGCCTCGTAGTTACACCGAGTTTGCTTATTCCTTCGGGCCGGACGGGTTGGAATTGGACCGCGAAAAGGCGTGGGAAAAAACAGGCTTCGTTGCTCAGGAGATGGTCGAAGCCCTACCCAGCATGGTTATTGAGCCTGAAGACGAGAACGAGGAAGTCTGGCAGGTCCGTCAGCATCAGGACATGGTCGCCATGTTGGTGCGGGCCATTCAGGAGCAACAAGAGCAAATTGACGATTTGAGGGCCCAAGTTGAAGCGCTGTCTTAAACAACAAAGGAGAAACAAATGCCCGCAGTAACCAAGTACGAGTGTTCTGTCTGTTTGCACGTCTACGACACAGAGCAGGAAGCGATAGATTGCGCCGATGCTCACCTCGCTATTGGTGATCTTGCGCTGGACGCTGTCACCAAGCCCGGTGACGGTCAGGCGATACCTCGGGAGATCACAATCACGGCGGACGTGGGTGGTACGGACTACACCTGCCGTGCTATCATTGTGAGCAGCGAAGAGGCTTCGTAATCGCTTTGACACACAGAGGTAAGCACCATGACAGATGTCCTTTACCACGCCACGACAACACGGCATTTTGCCGATATTTGCAGGAAGGGTCTACGCGCTCGTTTCACCACGAGTGTAAAGCCTTTTCTGAATGAGGTGGTGGAGGGTGATCCTTCTGTTGTACATCTCACAACGTGGTGCGATACAACGCTCAAGGAGGCCGCTCTATGCGCGAGTCGCGCGGGCGGCCTCCCGTTAATTTTGAGGGTTACATCGTTCGATCCCACGTACCTACGGCCTGATGAAGATGCTTCCGCATCGGATTGGGAAACTTCTCTTGTGGAGACCGGGGGTGTAGTTTATGCCCGGTCGTTACCTGAAGACACCGTGGAACCTTATTTGGTTTTCATCAATGGTGAGTGGGAAGTGCCCCCCGTAAAAGAGAGCGTTGCAGAGTGGTTAGCTTCAGTTATTGAAGCCGAGAAAGAGCGTGAAGCCGAGAAAAAACCTCGACCCCAAATACCGCCGGAAGAGGAAGAATCGGAAGAGGAAGAACCGGAAAACCCCGTAGTAACCAAGAAGGAACAAGCCCCGGAATCCGACCCGGAAAGTGAGACCTTGGACGAGCCGGAATACACCTTCGATCTCGAAGACGTCCAGAATTATTACGATGATAAGATTGCATCCGGTATGCCCTCGCCTGTCGCGGCCAAGGCTACAAAGGAACATTTCGATCTGCCCGAATTGAAGATCAATCCCGTCGGCAAAGTTTTGGAACAGCCGGGATTGCGTTCAGATGACGAGGATGATGATGCTGATGCGGCGGAGGATGAACCAGAGGATGCTGAGGGTATAGAGCAAGGCGGGGAGGAAGAAAACGCCGAGAAAGGGCAATCTGACAGCGAGAAGGCTACTGATAAAGAGGGGTCGGATGATAAAAACAAAACGGCACAAAAACAGAAAGAGCAAGCTGTTAAAAAAGCTGATAGCCCAAAGCCTGACCAAAGGGAGAAAAAGGACAAAACCAGCAAGAGTGGTTCTGGTCGCAAGGGTAGTGCCGATGATGAAGTATCCGGGGATGGAGAAGCTGACCAAGATACAGAAGAGGTCGAAGAAGCGATACATGATGACCTTTCTGATGAAGGGGATGGTATACAGTCGTTCGAGGTAGCCACGAGCTTTGACGTTGTGTCAAAACACGGGTATGTTGTTGAAGAAGCTGGATGGCACCTGTTGCACCAGACATTGAAAAAAGTGGCGCTTTTGGAGGATGGCTGGGGCGACGACAAAAAGGTCATAAGCACTAAAAAGCACGACGGTTACGAGGTGCGAAAAGAGCGTTACGTATTAGGTGGTGACGATGCTATTGAAATAGACAGCGCGTACACACCGGAGGGTCACTACATTGGCTCGCCTGAAGACGCTGAAAAACTCACACAGGAGTACGGGATCAAGCCGGAGTTGGCAAAACCGGACAACGCGGTTTGCTCCGTCGGCAAGAGCAGTAAGGACGGTAAATGGTATGGATGGAGTCATCGAGCAATAAGTGGCTTCAAAAGTCGTGATGCCGCCGTTAAATTCGCCAAAAGCGTTTCATAACTACGAAAGGGACTCCCAATGGGGATTCACATACAACCAGCGCAGATTCACGCTGTGTATACAGGGCCTAATGCCATAGGGGTTGAGGCTCTGCGGAATGTCACGTCGGAATTGCAAGCCGATGCCAAAGCCAAGCCCGTTCGAGGGCTTGAGGGCAAGAAGAACATGGACGTCACACGCCAGAGGGCAGCGGAAGTACGACAAGGCGTGAAACGCGCACAAGACAAGGGACGAAGAGCTTTTCAGGACAGCAGTAGAAACCTACGGGCTATGCTCCTTGGTGTGGGGACATTGATTGACATTGAGGCGTAAGTCTCCATATTCAAGATGTGTTTACCGATGGGCGGTACACCACACTACCACGTTTCGAAGGTGCTGTCTGTAATCGAGTCGGTACGCCCCAATTCTGTTTTAGACCTCGGGGTTGGTTACGGCAAATGGGGTTTGTTGCTCCGTGAACACCTTGAAGCCCCCGCAGGGCGTGTTTACCCTGAAGAATGGCGCGTACACATAGAAGGCGTCGAGATTTGGGAAGCTCAAATAACGCGGTTGCCGTGGATTCGAGACCTCTACGATGAACTGCATATAGGCGATGTGTCACAGATTATACATCGGCTTTCCAAATACGATGTCATTCTTGCGTTGGGTATCCTTGAATACCTGCCTTATGAGCCTGCACTTTCAACATTAAAGGCCCTTGTTACGCGCTTTCATAGTGCGCTATGTTTGTTCCTGCCAATAGGTGAGGCGTGGTTGGGGCACGGTCAGGTGGGAGACAACCCTTATACCATTCCTAAATCCGCTTGGGACAGAGGTATGGTAGTCCACGCGGTGCGCGGTGTCGATCCTTCGTTGGTGTTACAGATGGACACCATGTATATTGGAGGTCAACAAGGCTGTCTGTTCATTTACACTAAGGACCAAACAAGGTGCAGATGACAGACTTCATGAGATCGTATTGGGGCCGGATTATCCCGTTGTTTTGGCAGCGGTGTTTGAAGTGCAAGGATTGCGTATACAGGGTGCGGGGGACGTATTCGGATTCCGCATACTGCAAACACCCTACAGGCCCGGATGTCAGGTATTTCCAACATGGGTACTCCTGCTATAACCGAAGGATGAAGTTATGAAGGCCGTAGTAGACCAATCCGTTTGTGTGGGCTGTACTTTATGTGTCCAAGTATGCCCCTCTGAAGCCCTTATTGTTGACCGTGAAGGTGTTTGCAACGTGCTGTCGTGTTGCACAGGGTGTGCTACATGTGCAGAAACGTGTCCGGTCAAAGCCATAACCATGCAGAGAGGAGATAAGCAAAGCGATGAATGAATTTCAGATTGAAGCCGCGGTAAATGCTTACTTTCAGAGACTAAACGAGTATCAGCAAGGCAGGCGCAACGACATTACGTTTACAGAGGATTTGGCTGAGGAGTTCGGCATATCTTCGAAGGCGTTACAGCAGGGTATATGGCAAAAGAATCGTGAGGTTATGCAAGAGATGGGTGGTGGAGAGACCATGACCTTTGAGGTTTACTACCTCGACTCCGTTGTTGAGAAGTTTATGGCGAGGCAGGTGAGTTTTGAGCCTGAGCGTGGGTTGTGCGTCATTACGACGATTGAAGGGGATGAAGTCTACGTGCCCTTGCCCCATGTTCGCAGGTTCAAACGTCGTGTGCTGCCTCGGTCTAGTTGACAACAGGGCCAAGAGGGGTATAATACGGAAGGTTTATTGCTCCGATTAACGTCAACGCCTCGGTGGGTAACATGACCAACAACAGCGGGAACGGAAACAAGACCGCGTTGGAGTTGCTTCGAGAACTCTTCGAACACTACCACGCCACAGCACAAGATGACATTGCGGCTTTGAATACTGCCGTTGGTGAGCTTAGGGAAAGACTCGATGTCTTCGGTGACGCTTTGGACCCCGAAGACATCGAGCGTGCTTTGGAGCTTTTGGCCACCATAGACAAGTCTAGAAGCGATATGGAATACAAGTGTACCCCGTTGAAAATCCACGAAATGAACGAACACAAAATGGGAGGCAAGGAACGCGCCGCAATAATTACAGCGGTAGTGACTGGTACGGCCTCTCTGCTTATTATATTCGTGAGAGAACTGTTGAATTGGCTTTTCGGGACTTAAATCCATGTCCGACACAAAAGTTAGAGAGCCACAGGAACGCACAACGTCAACGTGTGGTGACAGCTTGCGGTCTACCAAGTTGTACAAAGGCATTCTGAAGGTCATAGAAGTGGCAGACGAAAACGGTGGGCCGGACAAACCCCTTTCAGATGAAGACGTGGCCAAGATACTTGAAGAGCATGAGGACTTGGCGGACGTGCTCATAGGGGAGGATGTATCCGCGGAAGAACTACAGGCGTTTGTGGATCGTCATGAACGTGCCCGCGGGAAGTGAGAAATTGCCTTGACGTTGTGTCAAACTCGTATTTGTATCCATACACGTTGCGTTGTGCGTTACACGCCATATCTTTTTCAAATCTCCTTCCACCGGATTATTTTTTGAAAAATCCTTGACAGACTGCGAATCGTGACATATGCTTTATTTGCGGTACACGTTTTGACGACACCGCACGAGAGGATTGCACCGTGCAGAACAGACGTGAGTTTGGCGGGGAGGCCCCCGAAGCTTTGTCAGACGGCTATCATACGTTCGGTGAGTTGTACGCGCACCGGAACCACCTTTTGATAGCGCTCATGCTTAGTCACCCCAAAAAGGCGTGGCGTGCTCGGTGTCACGACGACGGTAAAAGGACGCCGGGTTGGTTTATCGCCGGTATGCACCTTCCGACCGGCGACATCTCGTATCATCTTCCTGAAGCTCTTTGGGGCTTGCTCGACGATTGCGATATACGCACTACGGAGTGTGCTCCTGAATTCGATGGGCACACGTCCAACGACGTCGTACATCGCTTGGCGGCGTGGATAAAACAAGCACATAAGCAAAACAAATAATATACACATTCACAGACGTGGAGGGCATTATGAGTGACAAACTCGATGCCAATGAGGTAGCGGAGCTTGCAGATGTTTCCCCGAGCACCGTGCGTTCAGCCCACAAGAAGGGTTGGATCGAGAGCGATGGAGAGAAAAAGGGCAAGCGGGGCTTCGTTCCTGCGTTCCCGTCGTGGACGCCTTATATGCTCCACGAATTGATGGGCTTTTCGGTCGATGACCGGGAGGAGGTTGCACCCGAATTGCGGGAGAGATACGCCAGCGGGGACTACGACATTCCCGAGGCGTTGCAGGGTTCCGACGAGGACGAGACCGACGACAACGACACCGCGGTCCTTGTAGAGGAACCCGAGCCTGACGAGTTGGACGAGGATGCTCCTGATTTTGCAACGCACGCGAAAGAGGCGCTGGGCGAGTTTCGTCCGCCTTTGGGGGACATAGAGGCGGAAAACGCACCCGAGGAAGATGCCGAGGATGACACCAGCGAGAGCAACGTGCCAGAGAACGAGATTGGGCAGACGCTCGCGCAGGGGGGTGACATTCAGTACAAGATAATGTTCACTCCTCCCGGAAGGCGCGGTCAAGCAAAGCGGACCCCTCCGGTGCAGGCTATTTTGACTGCGTTGGCACTACACGCAGGCAACGGGGACCACCCCACGCTTCAAGCCGCACGAGCGGAGATAATGGATTGGTTGGCCGCTGAAGGGCTCTTGGGCGGCTGAGTAACTACACTTTATTTTGCAGACAAGCTTTTCCCAAGGGGGCAGTATGTCCAAAGTTTTCAACACAGACGACGCCGATCTGCGGTACGATTCCATTGATGTGGGTGAGGTTGGTTTTCTCGCAGGTTCAGCAGGCACCGGCAAGACTACGGTGGTTCTCGACAAGGTCGTCAGAAGCGCTTCCGACGAGGGAAAGAGTACGGTGCTCTTCAACGGTGACATGCGGCAGGTGTCCCTAACGAGGCGGTTGGAACACCTCAGCCTCAATCAAGTCACAACTCTGTGGATTTGCCACTTCAACCACAGCGAGACCAAATTGGGGTACATCAAGCGCAAATACGCGGAGTCCGTCAAAACTCTCAAGGGGGGTGTCTACTCCGAGTCTGCCCCGAAAGTCGTTATTATCGATCCGTTGTACGCACTCGCAGGAGCCAACTGTGACAAGCTCCACGAGGCGCTCAAAAAGTGGGCAAAGGAACTCGGTCTACGTTTGTGGGTCACAGTAATGGCCTCGCCAGAGAAGAAAAACTAGTCATGTCACATGAGGACTTCCGCGACCGTTTGATCAACGTGCTCAGGCTTTATTGTGTGGATGCCCGCCGCTTTGAGCTTGCAGAGGCGGCGGAACGGGCCAAGCGGTGGCTGGAAATTATAACCACAGGGCGAGGGGCTGATGATGGGCTGGTGCGCTGGCTTCGGGTTCAGGCGAATTACTACCGACCGAAAGAGCGGCAGTATTCCACATGGTTACAGGCGTGTGCCGATAGAATTGCCGACAGATCAAACAGGGGCGACGCAGATGTCAAAGAGAGAAATGACTGATACGGAGAGGTTCCTACGGGTACATTTTTTGAAACAACGCTTAAAACGTGACCCCAACGATTTCGAGGCTCGGTGTGATCTTGTGGAGCTTCTGGTTGCCTTAAACTATGGACCGGGAGCATACCATCATGCAGAGATAGCCGCGAGATCGAGACCCAAAGACCCCCGGACTTTCTACCTTTTAGGGTTGGTGTGGGCTTCCAAGGGGGATTGGGAAGAGGCCCTAAAAAACTTTGCACGGGTTGTGGAACAGCGACCCAACTTTGCGAGGGCGCATCTACAACAGGCGCGAGTGTTGCTCCACTTGAACGAAGCAGACGGCGCAGAAACGAGCTTGAAAAGCGCTTTGCAGGAGTCTTGTGAGGATCGCGATGTAGAGTTTTATGCCCTTGTGGGCGATCTTTATACAGCCCTTGGAGATGTCGAACGAGCGAACAAGGCTTACAAACAGGCTGAAAGCTTGAGATTGGGAGAAACGGAAACACAATGTCCTGAAGAAGTGTTGGACGCGCCTTTGACACAAAGTCAAACTCCATCGGAGGGGTGTTTTCGATGTGAGGTGTGTGGCGACGTAGTAGAGAACACATACAAGTCGGGGGGCAAAGGGGAAGTTTGCACCGATTGTGTTTTTGTACGGGGGACGTTGAAAAAGGGTTACGATGAAGCGGACGACACAACGAGCGTTTGTCCTTTGTGCGGTGACGCGCTACCGCAGACTCTTTTTTATACCACGGCAAACACAGATTGGTGCAAGCTATGCCAACGGGCGTATGATGGCCTCCTTGTAAAAGCCACAGGCAAGACCGTGCGACCTTTACGTCCAGACGGGGTCTTTCGTGCCAACGTGCGCAAGGCTCAGTTATTCTTGGCCGCTAAAAGGGAGACAGACGTAACATACAGTTATGTCAAGTGTTCACGTTGTGGGTACATTTACAAACCTGCTTACTACCGGAAGTCACAGTTGCGGTCGTCCACGCCCGTTTGTCAAGTTTGTGTCCTTTCGGAAACGCTGGCGCGGGATGAAGCGAAGTACGAGGATACGCCGAAATATCGCGGGGTCAGGGTCTGTGTGGAGTGTGGCGTGGAACGGCCTCTTTCACATTTTACAGGTGGCTCTGTTGATGGCTTTCACATCGTTTGCAGGGTGTGCATGTGGAAGGCTCGCGAAGCTATCCCGAAGGACACACCGAAAGCGTTAGGTTTGCCTGAAGGCGAGGCCGCACTACGGAAGTGGGGTACTGCTCGAAATACTCTTGTTCGCAAGGATGTGGATGAGTGGTGTTACCAAAACCCTCTCAACGGAGCAACCAGTAAAAACAAAAAACGCATAAAACACAGGGCCAAGCGCCGTGTCAAGAAGGTTGAGGAGCCGCAAAAAATCAAACAGGAGGCTAAGGTGAGCAAGCCTAAAAAGGGTTACTTCTGGTGTACAGAGTGCGCTAAGGAATACCCATTAAAGTACAAATCCGGCAGGTTGGGTTCGCATGGTGTACGATGCACAAGTTGTCAATATCGTAGCACTTGGGAGAAAAAAGTTATAATAGCCACACAGAAGATAAAAGACGGAGATGTTGCCACGAAGGTGTGTTCTTGTTGTGGACAGACACGCCACCATTCATTGTGTTGGATCAGAGGCAAAAAAGTCAAACAGGCAATTTGTCACCTGTGTCATAGGATCAGACACGGTTTGGAAGGCTATGCTAAACCTTTCCCCCCTGATACTACGTGGGCCGCAGAGGAGTTGGCCGCTGTGTTGGCTTATTACGAGTTATCGGGAGAGGTCGCTTCTACAAAAACTTCAACAACAGAAAATACAAAAGCCGAGGGGCAGGAGAAAACGAAAGTGACCAAGAAAAAGACGCAGGACGAAAGCCGATGGGAGGCTGTGGAGGCGGCTCTTGAGGAGGTCAAGACAGAGTTGTATGAGGTTTCGGATCACTACGGCTTACCGAGCGGTTTGGCTTTGAAACAGATTATTCTCGCGTTTGCAGAACGTGTGAAGCAAGGGGACGGCCCGTCGCGTTTATCGGATGCTGTGAGCTTGTTCTTGCGTGAGGGTCCACCACCGTGTACCATTGTGGATGTGAAGCGCAACACAGATGCGCAGTTTACCATCCTCACGGTGGAGCTTCCCTACGGGGGCAGGACTATTTACGTTGTCAAAGTTTTCCGCAGGTTGGTGCCGTGGCACGACATTGGGTACTACCACGAGAATTTGACGTTTCCCGAGGAGGAGAGGACCGGGGATATGGAGTTCTTCGCGGACTGTGAAGAGGCTCGCGAGTATGTTGAAGACCGTTACACAGAGCTTTGCAAAGGATGATGCCATTGCTCGAGAGTCAAGTGTGTTACGTGTTTCAATGTGCTATTTGCGGTGACACAGTAGTTGCCGTTCCGCCGCTTCCGAAAATTAAGACGGGTGAAAACTACGCTTCTGTGTGTCCGGCTTGTGTTGAGGAGTTTAGCGATTTACACACACGTTATAAGAACAACCCTGCCGTTTTCGGGTGGTTCGCATATCACATCAAACTGTACCGACGTTTGACTTCGCGTCAAAAACCGGGGCAAACTATTGGACAACACCATGAACCACGTTATATTAGGTGTTGCGTTTGCGGGTGTCTGATCGAGATGCCCGGATACCTAAAAGTTTTGCCGTCGGGACAGTTCGCTCACATGGGTTGTCTCGACTAGGTCCGAACCGTCGGAGACAACCATGAATTGCAGAGAATTCGCGTCCGAACCCGCGTTTGTTCACCTCGTAGTTCAGACCAACGTGCCCAAGGAGTTGGTCCGAGATTTCGATGAAGCCGTGTCGGAAGGCGACAGCCATAAAGCTGACTACCTGCTGGACACGATTCTCGAAAAGATGGAGGAGGGTTGCAAGAAGAAGCACAAAAAGACCCTCGCTGATCTCAAGAAGAAGCGCAAGAAGACGGGTGAGTCTCTCGACGAAGAGGACGATCCGTATTACACCAAGGAGTTCTTGGAGGACTACGCACCCCTTACCCAACAAGGTGTGGAGAAGGGGCTTCTTCGTTTTTGGCGGATCGACGCAAAAACGAAGAAAGAGGTAGCGAAAAAACTGCTCAAGCCTTTGAAGAAAATGGTTGGTGCGAACGCAGGCAAGGCCAAGAGTCTGTTGGAAGACGTCCTATCAATACTCGAAGAGGTGGACGAAGACGGTGCAAGGGCAAACCTCGGAAGAGGGAAGCGCATAGGTAGAGAGGGTAACTCTTATTACATCGTCATGGACGAACCCAACGCCACCACCGTTGTGTGGGATGAGCATTGGGAAGAGCCTGTTCTCACCTCTTATGTTGCGTGGGCAGACAATCGCGCGAACACTTTTGGTGAGTCTCTCGACGAGCGGCGTATGACCGCGAAAGAAAAACGCAAACGCAAACTCTGGCGTAAGAAGCGCAAACGCTCCGGTAAACGGGTGGACCCCAAGCGGAGCCGTATTGCGAAGAAAGCCGCAAAGAAGCACCGGGCCAAGCGCCTACGCGCCGCCCGGATGCGCCGTGAGGACATTGACGACAAAAAACTCGCTGCCATAGCCGCGAGCACACAAGTAAGTCCCGCGTTACTCCAAGCTGTTGAAGATGCCAAAGCGGATTGGGAGCTTTCCGCGGCACTACAAGCGATTGCTGAAGTCGTTGGCTTGAGCGAAGAAGAACTGCACGAGAAAGTCATGGTGGATGAAGTCGCCGGGTATAAAATGAAGAAGAGCGACAAGCGCGTAGTAGACAAGTTTGTTGACGGTGACACAGACGTCAAGCCCGGCAAGAATTTGTGGGTGGAAGAGAAGGGTGGGGATACCTTCCTCATGTCCTCGTACCACAGTACGTTCAGCAACGCGCTCGCACAACGTAGCGGCAACCGGATCAGTTTGGGGGAACCGCACGGCAACGTGAGCCAGACATACATCAATTACATCAAGAAAGCCGCGAAGCGCGTTGGTGCTCGTGTAATACCAGAATCCATTGACGAAGGCCGTAAACTAGCTTGTGACTTTGAGATTGGTAACAAGGAGATCGAAGTTTACGAGTACGGTTTTGACGATGAAGTAACGTATCGGATACCGTTACGTGATCCCTATGGGAAGGCTTTGGTCAAGAAGTATGGTTACGGCGCTTTCCATGCAAAACTTGACGCAGACAAACTCCGCAAGTTTGAAGTAGACGAATCCATTGACGAAGCCCGCATCAAACAAGGACAGAAGTTCGGCGATTGGGTCGTGACACAGTATGTACCTGTGGAGAGCGACGGTAGTGGGGGTTCGACGGGTGGTGAAATTAAACTGGTCAATCAAAACACGGCCAAGGAAGTAACCATCCGCAACGACTTGGCGCTTCGGAAACCGCAATGGTGGGTTTCTGTAGGTGGCAAGCGTATACAGGCCGCGTCCCCGTTGCAGGTCATCGAGCAGGCAATCGCTAAAGTGGATAAACTCCCCGAGAGTGAACTCGACGAAGCCCGGCGTGTGAAGGACGGTGACTACCTCTTCAATCGCAATGGCACGCTTTCGGCTATGGAAGCCGGTGGTATCGCTGGTCCCTCGGCTGTAACTTCCAAAGGTTCGTGGGTTACTGTCCACGGCACGCTGTTCCCCATTGGAACGTACAAAGGCAAGACTGTTTGGCGGATGGAGGGTACCCCCGGCCCAGCGAAGGGGGCCAAAGTCAACTTCGACAAGCAAGTGAAAGCGTCCGACGTGTATGAAAGTACGGAGGGCGTTCGATCCATTTTTGAAGCTGTGAAGGTTTCCGATATGCAAGAAGCGTTGAGGTTAGCGCGGGGTTGGGCGTCTGACATGAGTGGTAGAAATATCGAAGCGATGGACCCGATTCGTGAGATGGAGCGTCGCGTGGAGAAAGGTTCAGATGCTAAAGTTAAGGCATACATTCCCACGCTTCTCAAAGCACTCAAGCGTTGGCGCGGGTATGGTGCGAAAGAGACCAAGGCGTTCCTCAAAGCGCAGCTTGCTTGAAAACAACGAGTTCCGTAGTCATTAGGAGCACAACAACGATGCCGAAAAAACGGAAGAAGAAGTGCAACCCTGTTCCGGGATTTACAAAGGCCAAAGTAGAGATTATACGCCGACCCGCAGATGTCGGACCCGGATCGTGGGATTCGGGTTGCCCGGACATAGGGGAGGGCGAAGAGAAGAGTAAAGGTCACAAGATGTTCCTTGGCAAGTTCGAGTATTTCCAAGGGCCAGACGGTGATCTGTACCGTGCTCCTCTTGATAACTACATAGGCACGAATGGGTATCGTGTTGGTGGTCGTTTCGAGTGTAAGCAGTCACAGATCAATCGCCATGTCAAACACCTCAAGAAAACAGTAAGAGAGAATTTGGAAGAAGCGGTACCGCCTTGGGCGAAAACAGTCCTTCAGCAAATAGGTGGTAACAAGGCGCTTTACATGATGGGTAGCAAGCAAGTAAGCTATTCCGAAAAGAACAAGACAGTCAACATTCGCATTGGGCGCAATAAGACCAGCGCGAATTACCTTGTCATACATTACGACAGAGGCAAAGACCTGTATGATGTCGAGTTGGTTCGTGCGACCCGAAAAGGTAGTCGTACCACCAAGGCCGAGGCAGAAGGTCTTTATGCTGACCAGCTAAAACCTTGGATTGAAAAAGAAACCGGGCTATACCTCAGTTTGGGTACTATGGGCCGGTCGGAAACAAAGGAAACGGAGGCACAACCAATGAGGCTCACGGAGTCCGAAGTTCGCGTCGCCAACCGTATGGTTGTCAAGGGTTATAACTACATCCTGATAGCCGAGGGTGTGGAGCCGGTGTATGGCAAGACCCGAGAAATGCTTGAAGAGATCAACGAAAATCGCTTCGACGACGAAGGCAAAATATGGGGCCTGCGTCAACTGGTAGAGGTTGACGAGGGTCGAGGGGATGGAATGGGTCAAGGTGGTCCTTATCAGGGTGATGGTGGCGCTGAAATGTGCGTCTGCCCTGCTTGTGGGCATGAGATGCGTCACGAAAGAGGCACACCCTGCAATGAAACCGAATGTCCCGAGTGTGGTGCTATGATGATCGGTGAAGCTCTCGACGAAGCTCGCAAGCTTTCCATCGGTGATGCTCGCCCGGCTATCCGCGACCTTGCCAAAGCTTTCAAAGTGGACACGGATACTGCGAAGGAGGTCAAGAACATCCTTAAAAGTGGTCGTGGAGAGGATGCTCTGAAACAAATCAACGATCTCGTAGACGGCTTTGGTGTGGAGTACCTTCAACCAGACGAAGACCGCGGAGATGACTTCACCGCGGAGTACCCGGCCTACTACATCAACATGGGCGACACGTACAAGCCCACGCTTCTGTACGATGGGGAAACAGGCAAGATTTACCTCACGACATGGGGCTCTTGGTACGAGTATTACGCGGATCAGGAAGCGCGTCGGCCTCACAAGCAGTTCAAGTACATGATTGAAAACACCTTCGTCGATGAAACTCGGCGTGCAGGTTTTCAGTACAAAACCGACTCCGACTACGACTCTTACACTTGGGTCTTCACCCGTAAGGAACCCAAAGCGAACAACGAGGAATTCACCATCGAGCTTCGGGCTATCTACGACGACAAGAAGCTCCGAGTTACCGTCATGGACGAGGAAGAGGAGGAATGGGCGGACGAGGAAATTCACGTCAAGAACGTCAAGAAAGCTCCACAGCTTATAGTTGACCTCTACAAGGAAGCGGTGAAAGAGTTCGTGCAAGAGATGAATGAATCGCTCTACGAAGCGGACATCGACCGAGAAGCGGTCAAACAGGCCGCTATGGATGCCGCCGAGGACATCTTCGACGAGCCTGACGAGGACATCATCGACTCCATGATTACCAACGCGATCAACAAGGGCGCGAAAGATACCGAGGACGCCATTCAGATCGTCATCAACATGATGCGGTCAAAGGAGGAAGCGGTGTACGAGGCCGAAAAGAAACAGTTCACGGCACACATGGATAGTGTGACCAGCAATCCCATAATGAAGCACTACAAACCCGACGGTGACTTCGGAACCACACCGAACACACGGGCGATGTTCTATGAGTTGCGTGACAATTATGACCTCAAGGGTCAAGATCAGGAAGTGTTCAAAGGCTTGAACAAGTTGCTCACGTTTGCCTACAAGGTGAAGATGCGCCCAAAAGATTTCGCGTGGGTTTCCTCAGAGTTGATCAAGGGCAGGATCGACAAGAACAAGAAATGGGCTACACAGGCGTCCAAGCGGATCATGAAGAAGTACGAGGGGATGGCGGAAACGGTGGATGAAGCTAAGAAGCCAAAGATAACCGTGTACGATTCCGGTCGGTATGAGGACCAGTACATTGTTGTTATTGGCAAAACGGTCTTCGACATCGGGTACGGCGTCGATATGTACGCAGGCGAAATCGGACCCGCTAGTTGGGATTTGCAAATAAATCCAAAGTGGAAGAAAGTCCCCATGAATAGGTTGCCGCAAAAGATACAGCAACGTATTCGGAAGCGCTTGCGTCAATACATGACCGGCGAGTCCGTGGATGAAGCGCAGAAGGTCGTTGTGTACGACGCTGGTGAGGATGCGTTTGACCGTTATACTGTTATCATCGGGACCGAGGCGTATGGTATGAGTAATCGGCCATTCAGTCCTCAAGGCTTCAACCAGTTTGTAGGCGATGTGGGCAAGCACGTTCACCTTGGTAAGCACCTTGGGAAAAAGGTCAGCGTGAAGCGGCTCCCGAAAGAGGTGCAGAAAGCGATCAGACAACGTCAAACCGACGAAGCGCGGAGCCAGCATACAAACGGTGATGAGATCATCAACGAAGTCTTCGGCAACCCAAAAGATATGGACGCGGACGAGATTCAGCTTCAGGTAGTGAATATCGAACCTATCTATCTGGAAGCTGTTCGTCTCTATAAGCGGTTCGGTGGTGGTAGAAGGCTTGAACGCGCTTACGTTGACCTTTTAACACAAGAATTCAAAGGGGCTCCCAAACGTGAAATCGAGGCTGCGGCAGAAGAAATGGCTGACGACGCTGAAGACATGTTTGCTGAGTCCGTGGAAGAAGAAGTAGACGAAATCAGGATAACGATTCCGAAAGCCGACATTGCCAAGTTTACGAACTACGCCGATGAACGCGGCGTATCTTCAGAGGCAGACGTCACGTTCACGGAATCTGGTGATATGGTAGTAACTCTGACCGAGGAAGACGCCGCGCTCATTGGTGTGGGTCTTTCAGAGTCCGAGGACGACGATGACGCCGACGGTTTGGTCGAGATTGAATTTGACCGATCAAAGGCGCAAGAGGTGATGCAGAGGGCCGAGTTTTTGAGGTTGCCGGATGATACACCTGTGCGGTACTCCGGCGGTAAGCTCATTCTCTCGGTTCCGCAAGACATCGCCGAGCAGTTTTGACACAACGTCAAAGCGCGTTTGTCCAACGGCAAACCTTGTTTTTGTGTTGGACAAGCTTCAAACATCAGGTAGAATACCAAAAGGAAAACCAAAGGACTTTGTAACTACGAGGAGGCTAAAATGCCTATCATACTGACAAATGACCGGGGCAGCTTCGATGGGGACGTCGAACGCATCCTGTTCAACGAAGACGGCACCCTTACTTTTGAGGGTGAAGTCATCGAAGGGTTCTTGGACTTTGTAGACTTTTCCGATCTGTTCGAGGATGAAGACCTCGAGGAAGCCATCCAGACCGTCGCTTTCAGGATCGACGAAGAGGACGAAGTTGAATTCATCGACGAGGCAGAACTCGACGAGGACGACTACGAGGACGAAGAAACACACGTCCGCAGACTCCTTGCAGGAACAGACGTGTGGGAGCATGTCGATCAGGACGACCTCGTGGACATGTTCGGCTACTACGTCGAGAACATCATGCCCGATGACTCGCTTCAGGACAAGGCTCGCATTGCAGCTATTACAAGCCTCCTGAGTGAAGACGAAGACGACGAAGAGGACGATGGCGTTTTCGAGTGGAAGAAGGGTGACTTCAAGAAGATTCACAAGTCCCGCGCTAAAGGGGCTGAACTGGTCAACGCCATGCTCGGTGCTATGATGTTCAAGGGCTTCATCGAAAAGACAGAGCCCGGAACCGGCTATAAGGGTGGTGACTACACGCGGACAAGCTTCTACAAGCAGGGTGGCAACCCCACCATGATTAAGATGTACAAAAAGTACGTCCAGAAGCACGCCGCGCAACTCAAGAAGCAGCACCAGTCGTGGAAGAAAGGCAAGAAAGGCAAGAAAGGCAAAGGCAAGGCCAAGGCTAAGAAAGCCACCAAGAAGAAAGCCAAGGCCACAAAAGGCAAGAAGAAGGGCAAGAAGAAAGGCAAGAAAAAATCGCCCAAGAAAGGCAAGAAGAAGAACCTCGCGGCTTCCGTCGATTACAGCCCGTCGTCCGGCCCGAAACTCGCCGGTCAGATTCTCGAAAGCCTTGGAGAGAGCCGTCCCAAGGACGAAGAAGACGGTTAAAGCGGCACGGTAGTATCAACGCGCTCGCAATTACACGGGGGCCGCTCATAGAGTGTGCCCCCGTTCTTTCTACCGTTCACTTTGTAGTAGGAATAGGGGGCAACTGTGGGGAATCGACCGGTTCCACGACAACCAGCGCCTTTGACATTCCAAGAAAGTCAAACGGACGACAACGCCGTTAATACCTTGGCAGCTTTGGGCAAAGGTAAAAAGCCACGACATACAACATCCCCAAGACGAAAAAACAACAACACACACCAGCCCACGCATTTGACTCTTGGGCAGCTACGTCAACGCCTTCAAGAGGAAGACGATATTGACGACGTGGACGAAGACATGGACTTTGCGGATGTTGACGACGAAGGTATTCCAGCTACACCCCTTATTAACTCGCGGAACAGCCGGGTGATTTTGGTTGAAGACGACGAATACGAAGAAGAGGCTTCCACGGTGTCCGAGTCGCGCCGCGGAGCCTCGTTAGCTTTCAGGGCTCTGAAACGAATGGAAAAACGGTGAAAGTCTACGATCCTTACAGTTATCGTCACGTCGTGCTTGAAGATAGCACGACCGCCGATCCTGTCGGAGCGTTTTTACCCGTTTATTCGGAATCCGGCAAGTGGTTCGCGGTACATACTCCCACCGGGGAGTCTTTTCGTTTACGCAACCTGACTACAGCAGACCGGGAACGTGTGGAAGTTTCCGTTGAGACAAAGCGTTTGTGTGAGGCTTTGTATCTGCGGGCTAATTGGATAGAAGACAACGATCCACCGCCCCCGCTTGATGAAGACGAGTATGATGCTGCCCTCACGAAGTTCGCGGCTGTGTATGGTTTGGATGTCGTGAAAGCCGCGGTTGCTTACTGTGAAGACGTTGGGCACCGCAAACGTACAATTGTGGAAGCATTGTACACCTGCGACTACCCTTACACGCCTGATGACCTTATGGACGGCTTGGTTTTGGTGGACCCGAGTGATGTGGATGAAAGCCTCGATAAGGTTTTAGGGCGTCCACTCACCGAGGCTTTAGGGTTGACAGAGGGTTACAGAGACCCCCAACAACTCAAAGCTATTTTCTTGGCCGGTGCTGGCGGTTCTGGTAAAAGTGCTGTAGGCGAGGAAATGTTCGCTGGTACGGGGTTCAAAGTCATCAGTCAAGATCGCCACCTCGAAAAGTTCCTTCGAGAATCTGGTATTCCTTTTGGGGAAGCTGGTTGGCATTACAACTTGTTTACTCGTGCCCGTGATCTAAAGAAAAAGGAATTGCGGTACTACGCCCAGCAGCGTCGAGGGGTTATTGTTGACAGCACAGGGTGGGCTTTCGACCGAATTTTCAAGCCTGTTCAGCGGTTGCGGGCCAACGGTTACGACGTCTATATGGTGTTTGTTACTACGAGTCTGGAAAAGGCCCTCGAACGCAACAAAAAACGTGCGGAAGCCGGGGGCCGCGATGTTCCTCCGTCGTATATTGACGACGCATGGCGCGGAGCCCATCGCAATTTAGATAAATACAAACAGCTTTTCGGGAAGAAAAACTTCTTTGTGATCGACAACGAAAAGGACTTGACGCCCCATCAATGGAAGAGCGTTCTGTCACCCGCCGTTAGTCGCATCGCTCGTCGAATTATGGACGCGCCGATTAAGAACAAAAAAGGACAAGCATGGTTGGCCAAAGCAAAGGCGCAGGCGCATAAGAGACTTCAAGAGACTGAGGGCTCTTTGGTTGACTTGTTTGTTACATCCCCTCTGGACAAGTCCGTAGTCGAAGAAGAGCGAATACTCGACGAAGCACTTTCAACATCAAACGCCTTACCTTCAACCGAGATAACACGTCACATAATCGCGCGGGACAATTGTGGGGAAGCGGAAGCCGTCCATGAGAGCATGTCGAGGCGTTTGTCAGAACTCACGGTGGATGATTTTGAGTTATACAAAGATCGCAAGTATCGTCGCCGGGGCATCATGCTCAAAAACCCACTCAATATGTGCAGATTGGAAAGTGCTCGAGGGTCGGTTGGTAGTTTGAAACTGGTGTTCTATTCCGATGATGCTTGTTTTGGTGAAAGTGTATTGTTCCACCCTCGCGCTTTGAGCCGCGATGCCCATATAGAGGTCTACGTCCCCGAGTTGAAGCCTTATTTGAAAGGATTCAAGCGACATGAAGACCTGCCAAGCAACCTGCGAAGTGCTTTGCGCACCGCGTTTGCAGAGAGCGTCGTCGAGTTTGAGCGGGCATATGGGCGTTACCTTGATTGGTTGCACACGACGAAGGGGTGCTCAATACCATTGAATGCCGTAGTGGAAGGCTTGCTGGATTACGCAGAAAAGCACCCTTTCACCTTCCGCAACAGGTGGGCGCAGCATCTCGATACGAACGCGCCCGAAGATAGCAAACAAGGGTTCCAGCAATTTGTAGCTGACGTGAAGACTGTACACCCCAATCGGTGCGAGGTGCTTACAGAAGACGAAGCCCCACTACACACAGCGTGGACACGTTTTGTACGTGGTGTACAGGCAAGGTCGCGATTTACCGTGAGGAAACAGGAACGAGAAGCGACGCGGCAGGTACGGGAGAGGTGCCTAACGGCGTTTTTGCAGAACAATGTTAGGCACCGTGCCGCGCTGACCGAGGCTACCAAGATGAAATCCCCGGTGTTCATGCGTTGGCTTTCCGAGGGTTTCGATGCTTTTTGTGAGGATGCGGCCAAAGCGCTTGGTGTAAAGGCGTTACTTGCACATGAACGTGAGCTTTTGCAGGAGGAGTGGAACAGCTTCAATGGCCCTGCTCGGTTTAGCGACTACGCGGCAGACCAAGTGCTCAAAATGCGTCGGAAGTTTTCCAACACAGGACAGGCAACACCGCGTCTGGATGCAGACATTGCCAAAAACCTGACAGAAGGGGAAACCGAAGAACAAATTCGACAGCGTGTGTACTCTGATCTCTTTGGGCTTGTGGATGTGTCCGAGGAGGATTTGGAGGCGCTTGCGTCCGTAGTCTTGCCCGAGCACGCACAGGAGTACTTGACGGAGAGTATCGAAGAACACATGACTGCCTTAACCACGTTGGAGCCGTTGGCGTGCCAGCGTGTCCAAGCACTTTTGGAGCACATCACAGACAAACCCGAAGCTTCTGTACCGTTGGTTGCGGGGCAGACTACTGACATGGATTTGAAGGGTTCACCGGTGTTTACACGAGTGAACACGTTGGTGTTCGAGGGCGGTAAAGCACACACATCCGCAGTATTGCGCCGCGACGGTGTGAATTACAGGATTGTGGTTGGAGTTCCGGGGAGTCACAAAAGCTTGGTAGAAGCGTTACAGGCGCACGAGGTTGCGCTAGGTGAGGTTTTGTTGCCGGTTGCGGCAGAATACATGGAGTTGACGGGAAAAACCGATGACGCGGTGCGGGTGGATTTTGACACAACGTCAAAAACAGAGGACACCCCCTTTGTCTGCAAGATCAAGGAGCAAATCCCTGCCTTCTCCGAGCGGTTGGGTTTGTCAGACGTAGTGGTGGAGTTCTTGGACGTTCCCAACACGGTGGTTCCGGGGGAAATTGTTGAGGGCGACATACGCCTTTACAACGCCAATACATACAGCTACAAAGAGGCGCGTGCGGGTGTTGAATTGCCGATAGCCATAATTACTCTCGCGGAGTGTGTTGCCGACCTCGCGCTGGCGTGCTATACTGGGTTGCAGGAAGCAAATATAGACAAGCGGCAGTTGGCTTTGTACGCGGCGGCACCGAAGGCTTTCAAGAAAAAGTTTCCAGAGGTTCATGAGGCGATTCAAAAAGCTTTGAACGCTTCCAAGAGGAGCTAACACGATGTCGGGATTGTATCGTACCGAATTGACCTTTGAGGGTTTGGTCGATGGTGTAGAGGCTGAACAGTCTTTTTCGGCTCCTCGTGTGGGTAAAATTAAACAAGTTACCGCTGTTGTTACCAGCGGCACGGCGACGTCTTTCAATTTAGAACTACGCACCATTACCAGCGGGATAGACTTGGATTCACTACTCTTATGGGAAGGCGCAACAGCGACACCCCCTGAACGCATGGATATAACGGATATTGACAAGGCTTATCATGACAAGGGTGCAGCCAGCAAAACAGACGACCACTTGCTTTTTTGTGCGGTTACGCCTCTCGGAGGTAATGCCGCCATTGACGTGGAAATCATGATTGAGGTGTAACACATGGGAATCTTACGGTACCCTATAAACGCAGGTTCAGGAAGTGTTGTAGTTGGTGCGTCCGACTTTATAGGGTTGGACGACACTCCTGCGGCTTACACCGGAGCAAGCGGTTTAGCTGTCCGTGTCAACGCGACCGAGGATGGGTTGGAGTTCGCACCCTATGTCGGTTCTGATGAAAAAGTTAAGGTTGGTGCAGGCGGAACTACGGATTTCTTGAACTCCAGTTTCTTCTCTCGAACTGTCGGCGATCACATTCGCCCTATCGACGTGCTTTACACCCCCACTACGCCTGCCGACTGGCCGACCCCGAATCCCACCAAAATGACGGAAGCGCTGGACACTCTGGCAGCCGAAGCTGTGCCGGACCGCACCGTTACGCTTGCTCCTGCTGGAGCGGATTACGACAATTTCGACGACGCCATCGACGCCTTGGGGTCAAAGGGTGGGCGCATCCTTATTCTCGACGATATGACTGTCAATTGTGACACGGCAGACAAGGATGTGTCGAACATCTTGTTCGAAGGGGAACTGACACATTCCGGCAGACCAAGTCTTTCCTTTGGAACCGTAACCAACAAGTGGCACGGCTCTAATGTTAAATTCAGGAACGTGACCTTTTCTTTTTTCGCTGCTACGTCCCCACTCATTGATATGCGGGACAATAATTGCGATTGGGAGTTTGAAGATAGCGCCATCCTAATCGGACCGGGCCAGACGCTGGCCACCGTGACAGCCTCGACACAGGCTTTTGTAACCTTGACAGCAACAGCTATGGCGGGCGGTGGTACGTTTGCGGCAAACGACAGCAAGCTCAACGCATATGTCTACCGCAACGCCACGCTGGTTTGTACAAGTATCGACTCCTTATGGATCGATGCGTC